ATGCACAACTTTTACAACTACAGCCCCGCCCTGGGCAAAACTTACGTGTACGACAATAAGTATTACAAAAATTTGGGCACGGTGATCAAACAAGCCAAGCGGCAAAAGCACCTTGAACAACACGAAATTGAGGAGCGCAGCCTCGACCACTTGGACCGATACTTGGTGGCCGAGGATCCCTTCTACGGGCCCGGCAAAAATCAAAAACTCACACTTTTCAAGGAGATTCGCAATGTTAAGCCCGACACGATGAAGCTGGTAGTCAATTGGAGCGGCAAAGAGTTTCTCAGGGAGACTTGGACCCGCTTCATGGAGGACAGCTTTCCCATCGTCAACGACCAGGAAGTGATGGACATTTACCTCACGATCAACGTGCGCCCCACCAGACCCAACAGATGCTACAAGTTTGTGGCGCAGCACGCGCTGCGGTGCGACGAGGGCTACGTGCCGCACGAGGTCATTCGCATTGTGGAACCCTCCACGGTCGAAAACAACGAATACAGAATCAGTTTGGCTAAACGAGGCGGCGGCTGTCCCATCAGGAATTTGCACAGCGCGTACACGACTTCGTTCGAACACTTCCTCAATTCGGTCATCTGGGACAACTTCTACAAGCCCATCGTGTACGTCGGCACGACTTCCGCCGAGGAGGAGGAAATTTTGCTCGAGGTGTCTTTGGTGTTCAAAATCAAAGAGTTCGCGCCCGACGCGCCTCTGTTCCAAGGACCGGCTTATTAATAAACGATTACGCCTCGGATTCCAGGCGTTTCTTTTGCAACTTGACAAACGTCGATATGTCGTCGTGCATTTGTTGAAGGGACGGCGCTTGCAGGTTGACCTGAAGGGCTTCTTCGAGCTTCTCCAGCGCCGTTTCGTATTCGCCTCTGTTAAACAAATCCAGCACGGAACTTTCGAACAATTTCAAGTCTTGCAGGTAAAGCGGCGCGGTCAGTTGATAGGACGGAAACAGCAGCGGGTTGTCGGGATCGATCGCTTTGACCTGCAACTCGTTAAGCGTTTTGTCCACGCTCTTCAACTTGGAGCCGGTCAGTTTCTTGGCGAGCCGTTTGCGCTCCGACTCGCTCAATCGCGGGCCGATCAGCGCCAGTTTAATTCGCAGCGCGTCGCGCAACAGCGAATCGTCCTCCGCGTCGGACCAGTTCGACGACGTGTAATGCGCGTCGCTCTCCTCGGCAGACGACATTTTCATGCTTTCCATCCGCTTGTTAAGCAGCTGCATGAACGGGTTGGTGTTGGTCGCGGACACGGGCGGTTCGGTCGCGCGCGTGATTTTTTTCAGTTTGATTTTGTCGCGATTCTCGATCTCTAACAGCAGCGGCGGCCGCGAGCTCGGTTTGGGCGTCTCGTCTGCGCGCTCGCCCGCCGGCTTCAATTTGACTCCTTGTCTGATCTCGGCGAACAGGTCGTCGGGCGTGTAGGTCGGCGCGCGCTCGCTCGCCGGCTTCAACTTGACTCCTTGTCTGATCTCGGCGAACAGGTCGTCGGGCGCGTTACGGAGTTGCGGCGGCGGCGGCGGCGGAGGCGGAGGCGGCGCCGAGCTTTTTTGTTGAAGCGGCTCGGGCGGAGGCGGCGGCGGAGGCGGCGGCGGCGGCGCAAACGAACGAGCTTGCTCGGGCGCGAGCGGCGGACTTTCTCGTTGAGCCGGCTCGGGCGCGGGCCGACGAGCCGGTTCGAGCGCGACCGTCGGACTTTTTTGTCGAATTGGCTCGGGCGCGGGCGAACGAACCGGCTCGGGCGCGGGCGAACGAACCGGCTCGGGCGGCGAGTTTTGTAAAATTATTTCGGGCGAAGGGGCGTCGTGTAATTTGAGTATGTCGTTAAATATGCTGTCGATGTGTCGTTCGTCCTTGGCCGCGATCAAATGCCGCCGGTACGCTTCCAAAAATTCTTTGTACAGCTCCGCCGAATCGGGCGTGCGGAACAGGCGCGCTATCAAGTCCTGCAATTCGACCTTGCGGCCCGACAGTCGGTCCACCATGGCTTGCAACCGTCGTATTTTTGGGCAAGGCGCGGCAAGCACGGCGCACACGCGATTAAAAAATCTCAACAGGTCGACCGTTTCGCGCAGATCGAACGTGAGCACGCCGCGCGACTCGGCCGCCGAGGTCGCGATCTTATCGATCAACCATTGCGCGCTCGCGGGCGCGGCCGCCGCGTTTGCCGCCACGAGCCGCAACGCCTCGTCGGGCGTGTTGTTGTGAAATAAGTCTTTTTCGGGTTCATTCAACGCGCGCGACTCGAACATAATGGACGCTTTGCTCGGAGACTTTGCGGATTTTCACAAAGAGTGCAGCGCGCGCACAGCGCTCCGGCTCGTCAACGGCAAGTTCGGCAAAGTGTCCGTGTGGAAACACGGGCCGACTCAAAAATCCTTTTTTTACAAACAAATTGACAACAAACACTTCAATGCCATTGAGCCGTTCGTGCACCACCTGATGAAGTGTAACAAATATTTTCTCCGACTCTTTTATTCTATGCATTCGCTGCGCGAGCACTTATTAGTAATGGATTACATTCCCGACGGGGACTTGTTCGACCTGATGCAGACGGAGCGGCGCCTGCGCGAGCCCGAGATATCTTTAATCGCCTACCAGCTTATAGACGCCCTGCAGGCCTTGCACAAACACAACGTGGTGCACAACGACATCAAGTTGGAGAACGTGCTGTACAGGCGGTTTGAGCAAATTTACGTGTGCGATTATGGATTGTGCAAGATCTCCGGCGCCCCGTCCACCTACGAGGGCACGGTGGATTATTTTTCTCCGGAAAAAATAAACAAACACCCGGCGGGCGTGCATTTTGACTGGTGGGCCGTGGGCGTGCTGTTGTACGAAATCTCTACCGGCAATCACCCCTACAAGTCAAATCCGGACGAAACGCTCGACGTGAAAACTTTGGAGAAGCGCCAGATACAACGCGACGTGACCTTTCCCGCGGACTACGATAACCCATTTCTGCAAGAGTTTATTTGTTCTTTGTTAGGTTTTTGTTTTGCGCGCAGGGCCAACAGCTATGCCGTCATTCAAAAAAACACCTATTGGAAGAGTATCGTTCATTGGAAACAGCGATAATCGGTGTATTATTATCATACTAATGTTAAATTTTAAGTCGTAGAATATATATTATAGTTTGTAAAATTTTATGAATAAGTTTATAAATAAATACTTCCTATTAATATATGATTTGTTTAAATAAAACCAAAATTGGGTTATATAGTTATATTTTAATATTGCATGCGGTTAGGGTTATATAGTTATATTTTAATATTGCATGCGGTTACAAACTTTAAGCAATTAACAATCTACAATAAACTATTACATGCGATTAGCAATATACAAATTTGAAAATGATTATTTATTAACAATATTAAAGTGGGTTACATACTTTATAAAATAAGGTTCCAATATACATGCTTAAAATAAAGATAACATACTTTAAAAACTAAAAATTAACAATATACATGCTTTATAAAATAGGGTTAACGATATACATGCTTAGATATACATGCTTAAAATAGGGATAACATGCCTTAAAAACTAAACAAACGATATACATGCTTAAAATAGGGATAACATGCCTTAAAAACAATGATTACATGTTAAGGTCGGGATGATCAGCATGACAAGCATCGGGCTGATCGATTTGATTTAAAAAATCGTCAAGAACTTCTCGATGATCGGGAAATTGAATTTCGGGAGGGGCGTAGTGGCGATTTGGCTGCGAAACTTCGGTGGGAGCGTACACATATCGAGAAAAATGCTCATGCGGCGAAATAAACTGTTGAGGATGAGGAGGAGGAAAATGATAAGGCGACAAGCTGTACGGAGCGTTCTGGTAAGGGTGAAATTGGTGCGCGCCTGAAGACGCGTTGAACGGCGAGGTATACGCGTACGCTTGAGCGACGGGAAACTGAGACATGGGAAACTGAACCGGTTGAATGGGGAACTGTTGCTGCAAACGCCTAGGACGTTTGCGCACGGACGGCAAATCTTCTTTTTTTCGTTTATTCATCATAAAAATACCCAATTTGGCCGTATGGTTTTCGGGAAAAGACACTATTTCCACGTCGTCGTCTACCACTTCGGAAGCAACAGAGGTCGAAAGAAGCGACGACGAGTTTTGTTTGTATTCGCAAGGTTCAGCCAAACACAATTCATTATTTTCATTTTTTACATAAATTTCTTCCATTTCGACTTCTTCGTTTTTGACTATAATATCCTCTACTAGTTCCTCGTCGGGGTTTATCATAGATTCTAAAGATTTAACTGAAAGTATGATAGGATCTAAAGTTGGTATAAAATCAAGGTCGGCATGAACGGACCGAACGACAGGCTCGGAAGTTTCGACGGGTGCGGACCGAGCGACAGGCTCTGTTGAAGACTCGGACCCGAAAACGGGCCGCGCGACAGGCTCGGAAATTAATGTTGAACGGGGCTGTGTTCCGACGGGCTCGGGAGCAACGATAGGCTCGGAAGTTAATAAAGGTAAACAGGGCTGTAATTCGACGGGTTCAAGAGCGGGTTGAACAACCTGCTCTAAAGCTAAACAGGGCTGGGATTCGACGGGCTCGGGAGCGGGCCGAGCGACAGGTTCGGAAGTTAAAATTGAACAAAGCTGGGACTCGACGGGCTCGGGAGCGACCCGAGCGACAGGTTCGGAAGTTAAAATTGAACGAAGCTGACACTCGACGGGCTCGGGAGCGGGTTGAGCGACAGGTTCGGAAGGAACGGGCCGAGCGACAGGTTCGGAAATTAAAATTGAACGAAGCTGGGATTCGACGGGCTCTAAAATTGAACAAAGCTGGGACTCGACGGGCTCGGGAGCAGGCGAAGCGACAGGTTCGGAAGGAACGGGCCGAGCGACAGGTTCGGAAGTTAAAATTGAACAAAGCTGGGATTCGACGGGCTCTAAAATTGAACAAAGCTGGGACTCGACAGGCTCGGGAGCGGGCGAAGCGACAGGTTCGCAAATAGAAGCGACAGCGGCTTTTAAAAGTTTTTCGTCAAAAGAATCACGAGCAAGCGCGGCAGCAAGGAGAGGACACGTTTCTGCGGGTGGTAGTAATTTTGTTTCGGAACTATTAACAAATGGTTTAGTAGGCTCGGATAATTTGGTTTTATTTGATACTGATAATTTGGTTTTATCGGATACTGATAGTGGTTTCTGCTTAATAGGCTTGGCAACTGAGGGCTTGGGTTTTTTATGTTTATCGAAAGTTGATTTAGGTTTGACGAATGATTTAAGTGTTGAATACTTACGTTTGCTAGCCAATTTATCCGTAGTGGACTCGGCGGCAGGCTCCGGAACGGGCTCGGCGGCAGGCTCCGGAACGGGCTCGGCGGCAGGCTCCGGAACGGGCTCGGCGGCAGGCTCCGGAACGGGCTCGGCGGCAGGCTCCGGAACGGGCTCGGCGGCAAGCTCCGGAACGGGCTCGGCGGCAGGCTCCGGAACGGGCTCGGCGGCAGGCTCCGGAACGGGCTCGGCGGCAGGCTCCGGAACGGGCTCGGCGGCAGGCTCCGGAACGGGCTCGGCGGCAGGCTCCGGAACGGGCTCGGCGGCAGGCTCCGTGTTTACTTCAAACTCTGGATTTGCATGGCAATTAAATATGTTTTTGCCGGAAGTGTTTTTGGTGTTGCTGTCATCAGAATCGCTGGAACTGCTGGCGTTAGACGTAGAGTCGTCCGAACTAGACAACACCCTGCGCCGTGATTTGCGCGGCGGACGTGGTACCTCTTCGTCTTCCGAGTCGGAGGACGAGGCGGACGGGTCTGAGCTTTGTTTACGCTCGAGTTTCGGGTGGGTTTCTTGTTCCGAGTCGGAGGACGAGGCGGACGGGTCTGAGCCCCGTTTACGCTGGGTTTGTTTTTCCGAGTCGGAGGACAAGGCAGACGAGTCCACTGTCTCAATGACGTCTTCGTTCATCAGCGTTCGTTTGGTGCGACTCATTATGAGGCGATCCTCGTCCGAAGAGTCGTCTGCGTCGAAATCTATTTCGTTCTTGGTGATGGCCATTTCCTTCATAACCAGGTTTATAGCGCACGTCTTGCACAGCGTTTGTCCTGTGATGGTGGTGTACACATAATTGTCTTTGCAAGCCACGCAAAATCTCAACAAATTTATCAATTGGTGCTCTTTAAAATAACCTTGTAACTCGTCCTCCAAAGTTTTGCACACAGTCAGCAAGTGGCTGCACTTGTTCTTCACGACCGGCATTACAAACTCTTCGATGCGGTTGAGCATCTGCACGACCGAGTTGAGGGGGTCGTCGGTGTTGTATTCCCGGTTAATTTTCTTGGCTATCTTCCTGTATTTGTATATTTTAATAAACTGGCCTTTCATATCCGTTTTGCTTTTAATCACCGTGTCTATGTAGTTTCGCAACTGGTGCACTTCTTTGTCGTTGATCACGGTTTTGTAGTACCTCACGTGCTCTTCCATGCAAAAGCGCACGTGTTCCAGCACATTCAAGCGAACAAACTGCGTTAAATAATGTTCCAAACGCTTCTTCATCTCTCCCGAACAATGCTCCTTCATGTGTTTGAAGACCTCGTCGGCGACCCCGTTGCACAGTCTGTATTGCAAAAAGTTGACTCTCACAAACTTAATATCCCGCGTGTCTTCCAGCACGGTCAATACGTTGCTGTTCTTGCGTTTGTACAGGGAAATGTAAATGTATACTTCTTTCACTATTTCGTTATAGTGAAACCTGATCTGCTTCCATTCGGGGTCCTTGCAACTTCCGTTCAAACCTTCCATGGTAATAATTTTTTAAAAACTATCGCGCGATCTCGGCGAACCACCCTACTAATGCTAATCCATATCTTATCGACCCGAATTACTTGTCTTATCCCGAATTACTTGTCATCATATCTTATCAGCGCGCCGGCCGACCGGTTCGCGGCGGCCCGCCTTCGAACTCGCCCACGCCGGCCGTCCGGCTCGCTCATTCGTCGGTCGCTATCGCGCGCCCCCACTCGCGTCCAAGATAACGAGCGTGCTTGATATCGACCGTCAGTCTGTTTTAAATACTACACCGACAATGTCGTTAACACGAGTCAAACACGTCGATTCCGTGGTGCTACTGACGCGCTTCAACGGGCGTTTCTCTGTCACCAAAACAATAAATCCGTGCTTGTTTATGTTCAAGGACAAGAACTTTAAGGACGTGTTTAAACAATACGTAAGGTTCAGCAAAGTATCCGATTCAAAAACCAAGGTTCCCAAAGGCTACGTGCTATGCAAATATCAGTACATGTGCGTGCACAATAAGCTGTACGGAACGAGAGACTTTCTGAAGCAGTTCAACGTGGCGCCCGATTTTCCGGGGAACGTGATCGTCGTGCAGTACATGCTCGTGCGGAAGGATTGCATCGACGCCTGCCGCCGGTTGGAGAAGGACGCGCGGCCCGACAACGAACCTTACGTCTTGTACGGGACGGAGTTTCCTCACGAGCATCTGTCTCTGTCCATGAGGCTGGACACCAAATACTGTTCGTATTACGACTGGTCGGGCACGACCATGGCCAAGATGTGGTCGGCGGTCCAGAAAGATTTGGACAAATCCAAACTCGTTAGCGTTTAAAACAATTTATTAAAATTAGCAATAGTATTGTATGTGATTAATTTTAAAGTTTTTTTAATAAACTAAACGTATATTGTAATAGTATTGTAAGTTATAAAATTATATTTTAAGTTTAGCTCATTGTAATGTTAATAAAAGCATTGTAATCCTATGTTATAATTTTAATTAAACATTTAAACAAATTATTACTTTTATTTTTTATAAGTTTAACTCCTTCAGCAAGGCCTAAAATCCTACGGGCGCGCTTAGCGCATGACATCATACCTTTAGGATATGATGTCATTCTTTGGCCTAAAGTGTGACTACGAGCGCGCCTAGCGCATGACATCATATCGTTAGGATCTTAGGATATGATGTCATTTTTTGTTAGGATATGATGTTATTTTTTGGCCTCGAGTCTGACCCCGGCCGGCGCGTAAGATTCTATTCGTGCTTAGAGTTTCGAGTTCGAACCCGGCGGACACGTAAAATCCTACGCGTTGGCCGAGCTCGAGTTTGAACCCGGCGGACGCGTAAGACCTCAAACCTAGCTCAGTTTTACTATTAACAACCTTGGCGGACGCGTAAGATCCTACGCGTCGGCTGATCTCGTAAAACGAGCCTTAGCTCCGGCCAGGCGCAAACAGACTTTTTTGCAGTGCAAAAAAGTAAAGGAAATCGTAGTGTATGGAGAGCATCTTCTACATCGTAGACTATGCGGTTCAATAGTCTACGATTGAACCGTTTCCTCTGTATATGGGTGTCAAATTTAGAGGCTCTTTTTTTGCACTGCAAAAAAGTTAATTCCTACCGACGCGTCCAAACAAACATGCGGTGCGATTAGATAAAGTTGTTATTTTGCACACGAACAGGACGTGATAAGTCAATGTGATAAACTTGTTTTTCTGCGATACGAACAGGATGTAGATAAACTTGTTTTTCTGCGATAAGAACAGGACGTGATAAGTCAATGTGATAAAGTTGTTTTTTGCGATACGAACAGGATGTAGATAAACTTGTTTTTTTGAGATACGAACAGGATGTAGATAAACTTGTTTTTACACGACGTGATAAATTAATGCGATAAGCTTGTTGTTTTAGCAAATGATATCATAGAATTATGACGTCATCGCGTAACAAGGACATAAGTTACAAAGAGTTATAAAATGAGAAGTAAACCTTTTTTTTTCACAGTCTACTTCTAACAGTCCACTTTTACCTTTACCATGGTTATTTTACGTGAAATCCAAACAATGGCTCGTTTCCCAGAAACCGGCAAAAGAAAATTAATAGAAGTTGAAGTGCAGCCCGTTGTAAAGAAATTGCGTTTGGACGAAGAAGTCGAAACGCATTTGGATGAAGTGCGAAAGGACTTGCAGAAAATCGAAAACGCAAAACTGCATGCCGACGGGATTAACGCACAAATTCTTAATAATCTTAGTAATGAACTGAGAGAAGAAATCAACGAGTTGGAGAATGCACAGAACGAAGAAAATGAGTCTGAATATGAGTTTGACGTGGAGTCGGACGAGGACTTTGACAAGGAATCTGACGAGGGGTCTGAACAAGAGTCGGACGAAGAAAGTGAAAACGAGAACATTAACGAAGAATACTTGGTTTTTCAAGTCGATTCGGATTTCCAGTCTGCAACTAACCTCGTGCCCACAAAAATCGGAAAGCGTACTACACTGTTTGCTTCCGCGTCAAAGTATACAGAAGGTTTTAACACCACTTGGAATGTATTTAAATTAATACCAGATTTGAAGATTCAAGGCCTTCAAAGTAAAGTAGAAGCCGCGGCGGGTTTGCGAAAATTTAAAGTTACGTGCGTCGAGCTTGCGGTGAGGCAAGATGTTGAACGAGATAACAAGCAAGTTTACATAACAGTGACGGTGGAGTTTGAAGATTAATAGTTATTAAGTTTATGTATTAATAAAGGCTTTTTATTAAGTTTATGTATTAATAAAGGCTTTGAATATAAACTTTAAATATTCAATAAAGGTTATGTTATTAAAGTTTAATGTTTTTATTACTTTAAATTACAATGTAGATGTAACGAATCGATAAAGATTAGTAACAATTGATAAACTAGATTAGTTTATCATTGCGATAGCAGTTTGAGATAATTACCTATATAAATTTACGTACATTTTAGGATTTTAATTATTCAGTTATTTGTCTTACCCTGGTAAATACTATTGAACAAAAAATGTCTCAGAAATTCAACCCTTACTCTGTTTCCGCGGCAAGCTCAAGGAACGGGTCTTGTTTAATTGCAAGTGAGTGCAGTTTTGTGGGCTACAACTTAAGACCTCGGCAGCGGGCCACCCCTTTGCCAGACAGACCTCAACAGGAAGCCGCCCCTTTGTTAGAAGAACCTCGGCAGCTGAACACTCCTTTGCCAGAAGAACCTCGGCAGCTGAACACTCCTTTGCCAGAGCGCCGTAAGTCTTCAAATTTGAGATGCTTAGTGACTCCGGAGCGCAGTTGTTCCGGGCCGCGCAGTCCTTCCTGGCCGCGCAGTCCTTCCGAACCTGCAAACCGCAGCCTTTCCAGAACACGCAGTTTGTCACGCAATTTTTCTAAGTCACGCAGTACTTCTGTACAGCGAACACTTGAAGACCGAAGCCCTTCCCCCGCAAAGCGCTGCAACACCGAATTAGATTCACAAATTTCTCTTTTAAAGATGAATCTTTTAAAGTTGTCATTATTTAATGACAAATTGGAAGAGTTGAATGATTTTGTTAATACTGAAACTGAAAAGATTCGTCACAATGAAGGAACATGTGAAGAATTGGAAAAGCTGCGCCGTTATTTTAAAAATTATTACACTTTTGAATTTCCCAATTTGATCGCGTTTAAACAAGACGATCGAATCACAGAGCTAGCGAATTGGTGTCAATATATATGTTCAAAATGTGAAGCTTTAGAAAATGATCCTATATTTACTTATTCTGTGTTTCGCGTTATGTTTATTGATATATTTATAACGACTGTAAACGTATACGTGCAAAAATTGAAATATGTTCGATGAATACTTTGTAAAGTTTATAAAAAATACATTTGTGTACGGTGTAGGGTTTTATTTAAGGTTTAAATATTATTATATACAGTGTATAAATTTATTTTTTAATATAGTTAAATACGGTGTAGGGTTTTAGGGTTAATATATGTAATTTAAATTTAAGCATACATTTGTAAACGGTGTTGGGCTATATTATTGTGATTTATAAATAATAAACATTTTATTTAAATATAATTTTTTTATTAAATTACCTCAATGTTAAAATTAACCTTAATAACAAACCTTCATATAATAATAACAATGTTATCTGACATTCAGGATGTATTTATCAGCAGGATGTATGTAATGATAAACATTTACAACACATTTATTTATCAGCTTTGAAATATAGATAAAAAATTATATAAAATGAAGAGCGTAGCTTGTCAGTCGACATAACCAGTTTTGCTTTTGATCATCACGTTACATTATTGTTATACGTTATAATGGAGCGTTCTATTAAAAAAGAATTTATAAAAAATTTAATAATAGATTTTGTGTTCCAACGTTACGTGCAGATAAACAAACAAGTGGAAAAAGAATTTATAGAGTTTGTACGGCAGAAAAGAGAAGAGTTTTCCCTTATGGACACCCCCACGTGTTACGACGCAACACAAACATTGTACAAAACGCTGTGTTGTTTTTTTAAAGCAGAGGAAATCGAAATAGAAAGAAAAAGGCAAGTGGCTTTGCAAAAAAAAAGGGAATACATGAAGAAGCAGAACATGCTACGCCAACAACAAACAAAGCAACTGCAGAATGAAGTCTTAAAGAAAAAACAAAAAATACATGAGCAAGGAAACAGTTTGGCTATGCAGCATCAGCAGCAAATTGACCGGGAAGTTAAAGCCCTTAACGATTTTGCAGATTTGTGGAACGAAGACATGGAGCAATTTGCCGATCTGGAATTGACAAATGAACATCTTGCAACGCTCGATTCTGTTGAAACCATGGAGTCTAATTTACAAAACAAAATCTCTCAAAATGAGGTCCTAGAAAATGAAGTTAATCAGGAAGAAATTCCAATTGTGCAGGAAGAGGTTCCAGTTGTGCAGGAGAAGGTTCCAGTTGTGCAGGAGAAGGTTCCAATTGTGCAAGAGGAGGTTTTAGTTGTTGTGCAGGAAGAGGTTCCAGTTGTGCAGGAGGAGGTCTTAAAAAATAAAGTTATGCAGAATCAGGTTTTAGACGCTCCGCCATTGTTAGAAATTTTAGAAAATAAATTAAAAGATAAAGAAGCTTGCGACGAACCAAACAATAAAAAAATGCGCCTGGAGTTTTATTGTAATCGGTTATTAAATGAGTAATTAACATAAATTATTAGGTTTTAATTTGAAAATGTCTAATCAGTTGTGATGTGGGGTTTTAATTTAAAAATGTATAATGGTGTAGGTTTACATAATTTTTATTTGTAATGTAGGTTATTATAATTATGTGTAAGTTATATAAAGCTGTTTGAAATAATAAATTATAAAACACAATTATATTTATGTTTTATTAAACTTATTTATGTAAATTGTTATTCATTAAACATTATCTTGCAATTGACTATATTAAACATAAGATTTTATATAAATTAAAGTAAACAGTAGTTAATTGCTTTATTTAAACTATCAACAAAATGAGCTTCTTCAGTTCTCTTCGACGTGTAAACAAGGTGTATCCCAACCCCAATCAATTTTTGGCGGTGGATAATCTAAGGGTTTTAAACAGCACGCCCAATGGGTTTCATAATGTTTTTAGCGCGCCGTCCACGCGCCAGATTGGAGCGGATCGCTTTGTGCCCGGTTATAACCTGCCCAACAACCAATTTGTTCCCTCGTCAGACATCAACAGGGTGATGAGAAATAACGACACCGCGGGCATGCGCAACATCTTCACCTCGGCCAACAACTCCCAGCTCAACTCGCTGGGGCAGTTGAGGCGCGTGGACAACATTCCCGACGCGGGCTTGCACGCCGCCTTCCTGAGGCGCCAAGGCGTCAAAACCAACTATCCCAGCACTAACACCCGCACGCCCGGAGGGGTGGAAGGCGTGCTCGCCACCAATCCCCGTTTGCACGACCGCTTAAACGGTTTGAAGAGCGTGGGGACGGCCCTGCTGATAGGCGGCGGGGTGTATTTGGTGTTCTCGGCCGCCACGCTGGTCCAGGACCTCGTGAGCGCGCTCAACAGGGTGGGCGGCAGCTATTACGTGGTGGGGTCGAACGGAGGCGACTCCAGCAGCGTGTGCCTGCTGACGCATCGCACCTGCCAGCTGGACACGAGCAATCTGAGCGACGTGTCCGTGTGCCAGTTCGACCCTCTGCTGCCCGACGATCCCGCGGGCCAGAGGACCATCTGCAACGGGTTCAATTACGAGCGGGAGCAGAGCGTGTGCAGGGCGAGCGACCCGTACGCGGACCCAGACTCGCCGCAGTACGTGGACATCAGCGACCTGCCCGCCGGGCACACGCTCATGTGTTTGGAGCCCTACAATCTGGGGGACCTGATAGGCGACTTGGGCTTGGACCATTTGCTCGGCGAGGAGGGTCTGGTGGCCAAATCGTCCAACAACAGCAAGGACCTGAGCTCTAAACTGTGGCCCCTGCTCGTGGCCCTGATAGGCATATTCGCGGTCGTGCTGATTCTGGTCTTCGTGTTCAAGAGGCTGATGAACAAACAGACCGTGGACATCAGAGCGAACGCTTGACCCGGCCCCGAGCCGGCTAGCCGACCGGCTGAGCCGACTCGCCCGGGCTTGACCCGGCCCCGAGCCGGCTAGCCGACCGGCTCAACCCGAGCCGACTCGCCCGCTCTCGGGCCGGTTAGATCCCCGCTCCCGAGCCGACTCGCGCTCCGGCCAACGGCCGCCTTAACCCCCGGCTCAACGCTTCGAATCCGCTCCCGACCAATAAAACGACTTTATAATTATAATCTCTTTATTTTACAACGCCCGATTGGCTCAAACAAATACAACATTTACTCCCGACCAATGAAACGACTTTATAATTATAATCTTTTTATTTTACAAGCTCAAACAAATACAACATTTATAATCTATAATATAATTTCTTTATTTTACAACGCCCGATCGGCTCAAACAAATACAATATTTATAATCTCTAACAAATACAACACTCTTTACCCGATCGGCACAAACAAAAAATAGGCACCGATTCTCGCCGACGAGTCGGATCACATGGAGGTCTGACTGCACCTGTAGTCGCACTCGAATTGCGTTTGAGCAATCTCGACGAGGACGCTCAGGTCCACGGCCGCGCTCGTGTACAAGGACACCAGCTTGAGCAGGCCGTTGTGCCGATTGTTGAGCTCCTTGCGCGAGACCTTGTTCAGCTTGAACACGTGGTGTTCGAATTGCCCGTCGAACTTGTTGATGATGTCGCCCACGCAGATGTCCCTGGCGACGCCCGATATCCAAACGAGTCGCGGCCCGTTCTTGACCAGCGACAGGCGTTCCTCGTTCTTGGTGGTGACCAGTAGAAAGTTTTGCGAGTCGCGCGGCAGCTTGGCGCACACGTTCAAATAGTACTCGACCAGTTCGGCGGTGCCCGCGCCGGGTTTTTTGATTTTTAACAGATTGGCGATGCGCCTGTCTCGCTCGTCGTACAACAACCGCACTATGCAAGCGTATTTGTAATTGATGTAACAGTCTTTGGTCTTTTGCACGGCGTCGTTGCTTTTAACGCGCAACCAAAACTTGACCGAGTCCAGAGCCTGCTCGACAGACAACTGAGCGGCGGCGACTTTAAAGCTAAGACCTTCGCCGGCGCTCACAATGCTCTTGACGTGCTCCGAGTCGGCGCTCGACGCGCTCGCAACGCAGTCGGGTGCGGGCGAAGCCAAAAAGTCCTCCTCGACAATGGGTTGTCGGTGGCCGTAATTGACTGGTATGTGAAACAAGGTTTCGTCCTTAATCAAGCCGTACACCCAGTTCCACAGCAGTTTGCTCTTGGCGTCGCCCATCGACGAAAGCAGCATGAACATCTTGACGCGCGTGTAACACATATCCAAATGAAACGTGTTAATCAGCAAAGTGAGAAATTCAAAATCTTTGATTTCGTTAAAATAGCACGCGTCCTCGCGCGTCTCCTCGGTTGCCGTCGACAATTGGCGCTCGATGTCCTCGGACGGCGGAATGTACACGTTCATCTTTTTGAGCAGTTTGTACGAAATCATAAAACGACACTTGTCTATAGACAACACCATCACCTTGTTGTCGACGTGGCGATAGTTGCGTCGATAATCTTGCTTGATACACCACACGCAGTTTGCGTAAGTCACCTTGAAAGCTCGCTCCGCGTCTTCGCTCACAATAAACATGTAATAATTAGAATTGTAAACGTAATTGGCGAACCGCTTGTCCCGCGCGCCGCCCGCCACTCGCGCGTCTTCGCAGCAATTCACTATAAGTCTATTGAACTCGCTCTGGCGCGCAATCTCCACGGTTTGACTCTCCAAAGTCTGGCGCATGGTCGGCGTCTCGTTTGGTTTTTCGTCGCACTTCATAAGCTTGGCCGGCGCGCTCGCGCCCTCGGCCTCCAATTTGCGCTTCTCGCGCCGTTTCGACTTTGATTTTTTCTTTTTTTTTTCAACAAACTCTTCTTCGTCGGCCAGCGCGCACTCGACCAACGATTCGGCCTCGACGCCGCGCTTTAAAGCTTGCTGGTATTCAAGCATCGCACTTTCGTGGGTCTGCGGCACTTGCGGTTCGAACGCGCTCTGGCGCTGCTCGTCGTACAGCTCCTTTTCAAAGTCATAGTGTTCGTTGAACTCGTTGTACAACTTTAAACAACTATCTTGCCGCGGCTCCTTGGCGGACATGGTTTGCAAGTCGCTGCGGGCCGGCGTTCTCATTTCTTCGTTGAACATAAGAAATGGTTCCATAAGCGAATCGTCCGCTTGCCACGCCAGATTCTGCTCGACGATCAACTGAAACAATAAAGATGAATATCAATTTATATTATCCGAATAACCGATTAGATAAAATATTCACTATCAGCATTCCCGCGTCCGCCAATTCGATCGGCCTGTTTCTGTTCAACTACAAAAACGACCTGTCGGAGACCATCAACGACAATTTGGACACGCGATTGGTGAGCGGGTTCGAAACGAGTCGGCGGCGAGTCGACATGTTTTTAAGGACCGTCGCGACGGTGCCGCGGGGCGTGTTCAACGCGTACGTCGTGGCGTGCGTGCGTTTGCCGTTCGTGGCTGCCAATTTGCTGACCCATTACGCCTTCAACGCAAATTTGGGTCTGGCCGTGGTGCAAAACGAGACCGAGGCCCAAGTGTGGCACGTGATGAGCGCGCGCAAAGGCTTCGAGCCGGCCAGCATCGCTCGCGTCACGGGCGTGAGCGTAACCGTCGACGACGCAGACCGTTACTACCCCAAAGAGTTGATTTGCATGCAGGGCAACGTGCCCGCCGAGCTAATCAAATGCATGGACGCCAGCCTGCCCGACAAGAACGTGCTGCAGGCAATCAACTTTCTCTATCCGCACGTTAAAATTAATCACGAGGACGTGACAATCCATTACGATCGACGACAAAAAAAAAGAATTTAATAAAATAATAAATTTATTAAAGCATATTTACATTTATTTAAAATTCACACGTTCACAGTAACAGAGCGCGCACTCGCCGATCCGCGCAGCCGCCCGGCGTCGACTCGGGCACGCACAATTGTGCCGCCAAGTCGAACTGCTCGCCGACCGGACAGAAGCATTGCGTCGTTTGCGGACAAAGGTGGTAGGCGTTGCAGTCGAACGGGTCCTCGACGAGGCCGTGGTAGCCGGAGGGACACAGTTGTTTGAGATGCGCGTTCAATTGGAGTCTTTGCATTTTGTGAAACACCAACAGCTTGACCACAATAAAAAGCGCCAGCAGCAGCCACATGTTTCTTCTCTTATGTGTAGTTCAACAACCCCTTGGCCTTCGCGTTTATCAGTTTGTTAGAGTCGCACTCCTCCAAACTGAATTTCATCTTGCTCAACAATAAATTGTCGAAAGCCATGTTCATGCTGGGCCGGCACTTGTTGGCGAAGAGCGTGTGGTCCGTTAAGGACATGACGTAAGTGACGGCCCCGTCGTTTTTGAAAATCACGTAGTGGCAATACGCGTGCTCGACGAGCAACAAGAGCGCGAGGTAGCGCGTCGTTTCGACCTCGTTAAGCTTGATGTCGTAGCCTAGCTGGTCGCTGCCGCGCCCCATTTGGGAGTAGCGGCGCTTGCACCCCGAACTGCTGAACGCTTTCATTAACCTAATCTTGTCTTCCTCTTTGCTCAGACTGGTGATGTCCATGTTCACGTCAAAATTGCGCTCGAGTATGCGCATGATCGAGGGCCGATCGATAATGCACACCATGTCGTCGTTGTCGTTTTGCCGAAAGATGATCGTCTCGCCGGGCACGATCGTCTGCCGGTTTTCCACGACCGCGAACTCCATTCGATTGTCGAAATTGTTAACCAGCGGGTTGACGCGATTGTGCACGAAACCCAACGAGGCGAGTACGATCGTGACTATTTCGCGAATGGCGCTGCGGTCTCGGAAGATCGTCAACAGCGGCTGGGTCAACTTGAGCGTGTTGAGCATGGCCATGTATTTGACGAGCACCAATCGAATTTTGAGCGAATTGTAACTTTCGAGACTGTTGCGGTTTTTTACGTCGAATTCGTTGAGGTCGTATTCCTTTTTGAGCTTGTCGCGACCGTTGATGATTTCCGTGACCGTGCGGATCTTGGGCGTGTTGCACTTGAACCGTTTCATTTTAGCTTCTTATTATTCAGAGCATCGATCGCTGCGCGTTGTTGACGAACGGGTTGGCGCGCATCGTGGCGTTCAGCGGGTTGGTGTAGGCGTACCGTTGCGGATCCGCCGCCGGCGAACTGCTGTTGTTGCCGCCGCTGCTCGATTGGAACAGCATCACCAGCAATATTATAATCACGAGACCAATGAGCACAGACATGAGCGTGCTCGTGTTGAAGAGCGTGGGATTGTTGGCCATGAAGCGGGGCGTCGCGTTAGCGTTCGGCGGGCGCAATTCCTCCATGTTGGAACTCGAGCGAGCGTTCGATCAGCTCGGGCGTAAGAATCAAATGCAACAGGGTGTTTAAGACCCACGGATTTTTCAATTCGTGCAAAGATTTAAACGAACTTTCGTAATCACCTCTTATTAAAAGATATGCAGGCACCGCGTTGCCGAACACGTAGCGCGTCAGATACAACTTTTGCTGTTTGTTCACCACGTACGTGTCGAGCGCGAGCTTACGCGGGGGCGAGCTGTTCGTGTATTTGACCAGTTTCATGTCGAAACGCAACAACTCGTTGGACCCGAACAAGGTGTTGTTGGCTAGAATGGCCACCAACCCATCGCGCGGCACGTAAAACGCGTTCAGCGTGCCCTTGAGTTGCACGATGTCGGGCCGCACGAACAGGTGGGACGGCTCGTTGGCGTGCGCCGAGGGGAATCGCGCGCTCGCGTCGAGTTTTACGCTCATTTTGCGGTACTTGTCGGGCGCGTACCGATCCACCACGATCTCGCTGTACATGTTGGACCCGTTCTCGAGTTCGGATTCGTCCGCGAACTTGGTCACGTACTTGTACAGGGACGTGTCGGTCGTGTAATCGGTGAGCGCGTCCAGCAGGTCCTCGGACATGTTCGCGTCGTAAATGTAGTCGCGCTGAATAAACTTTACGTGCGTCGAACCAGCGTTCAATTCGGTTCGAATCTCGTCGAACACGCGATTCGGCTTGCGCGTGGTAAACTTTTTACTATTTATCAATCTGTAATTGTTGCGAAAAAGCTGCAGACCTTTGTAAAAATTTTTTAACGCAAAATCAACCTCGTCCGCAAACGTGATGTCGTTCTCGGAAAAGTGGCGAGCCATCAACTCGCCCACGAGGTACAAGCGATAGGGGTGCGGGGGCTGCGCGACGCGCGACGCCGCGCACATGCGCACCCCCGTCCAATCCACGTACGCGTCGTCGAACAAGTAGCCCGCTGCCCCGTTCAGCAAACAGTACATGTCGTCGTTGCTCACAAACTCGCGCTCGCTGTACACGCGCGAAAATTCGCGGTACAGCGACAACCTAAACTTGCGCGGATCCCGCACAAACAGATTCGTGGCGTACACGGGCGCGCCGGGCTGCACGTACAACCGGTCGTCAAAGTTCAACAGGTCCATATTGTTGCGCGTGCATACAAATCTAAATTGAGGCTTTACATACTTAAACATGGACACCGCCCGGTCGGCGATTAAAAATTTCAAACGCATGGAATGCAAATAGTCGATGAATTGCAGCAGCGTGCTCTCGTCCAGGGCGGCGAATTCGTTTCGCAAATACTTGGCGATGAACGGCTCCGACTCGGCGGAAAAACGCTCCTCGCCGGTGAGTCGAAAGTAGCTCGCTACGAACAGATATTTCAGGTCGCGCGGCTCGAGGGACAGCCGCTCGGCGGCGACGACGCTCATAGTGCCGCAAGATCGTCGGCTTTTTGCAATCGTTTCTTGGACGAAGAAGATTTAAAACTGGTCTTACAAATGGGACACACCGGGTACGCGCCCGTGCAAAACTCCCACAGCTTGGCGTAGCACGCGTTGCAAACTCGGTAGCCGCAACAGACGTTAGGTTTCAAAAACTGTTCCTCTGCCGACGAGTCGTGACAAATGTCGCACTGGTACACGCGCAACGCGTCTGAGAACACCAGCATTACGGCCGCGCGCTCGCTCATCGACTTGACAACGAGCAGGTAACGCCGCGCGTCCGCGATGGTTTCGTCAAGCGCGCGCGCGCAGCCCGCCACCGTGCTCTGGCAGCAGTAATCGTGGCGAAACAGTTCGACCAGCGCGCGCAGCCGCTTGCAGTACGGCAGAAAAATAAAAATGTTGTGTTCAAAACGAGGCGCGGCTCGCATAATGCGCAGGACCGAAATCACGCGCTCGAGCTTGCCAATCAAATGGTGCCAGCACCGGTCCGCGGACAGGTGGGCGTCGTCTTCGAATCGCAACGGCGACTCGATCGGACAGTCGTACATTTTTCGATGCTGCTCGTCGATCCATTGAAAGACGGTCGTCTTGATGGTCTGTTGCGCGCGCGGGTTGCGCAGCACGTCCGGCGAATACATGCCCGATAAACAAAAATTGTCAAGAATTACCTGCGCAACGGGCTGGCCTGCGGTCGGATCGGGCTGCGCGTTTTCCATCAACGCCACCAGAATTTGCGCCGAACTTGAAGACTCGTCCATTGTTGCACTGCGGCAAACGAGCACAACACATATCCCAAAACCTTACTAGGTTACGGCCCGAGCCGAACTGAGTCCAGATTAAATCTTAAACTATATATACGACACAATAAAGGATGCTGGTGGGCCGATCTCTCTATCGACATCCTGCAGGCCGGTGATAAAACAATGATTTATAAATTATTTATTTCCTACCGATATGACTACGTCCTGTTTTGATAAACGATATCAATGTCCTGCGGACGCGGCCTGTTTTGATAAACGATATCAATGTCCTGCGGACGCGGCCGGCGTGATAAAGGCAATTCGGACGCTAAAATACATTAAATCTCCAAACACGTCCGCTCGCGCCGACTCATTATCATAGAATGAGAGATACCACATTAGTATTTAACAAAAACGTGAACAAAATTAATTTATTACATGTCGACGCGGGCGGACTTGCAGTCATGCAGAAACACGATAGTTTCTACACATTTCGCCAACTTTGCGAGAGTCTTTACGAGGCCGACGGCCGCCAGGAGAAAAGAGACATACTCAAACAACATTTCGCCGACTTTCGAGGCAGCGCGACTATGTGGCGAGAGCTGTTGACACCGGATTCGGACGCGGCGGACCGAGAACTGACGTCAATATTTGAAGACATATTGAGCACCGAAGTTACCGAACAGAAGAACGTAAGCCGAAATCTCAAATGCACTATCGACGGCGCGACCGTGTCGCTGTCGAGAGAAAGTTGCATCACCGTACCGCAAGTGTACAAATTTATAAACGATTTGAGAGAATCGAGCTCGCGCCCAGAACGACTTCGACTGATCAAGGAGTTTGCGCCCAAATGCGCGGACGTGGATTTGTTGACCGTCTACCGCGTGATCTCTGACCACGCGCACGCCGACATGTCAGCGAAAGACGTGGCGGAGATCGTGTCGGCGGCCGAGCAAGATTTTCAGAAGCCAGCGAAGCAAGGCTTCCAGAAGCCCGTGCCGCCCGCGCTGGCGCAGCCATGCAGATCCTTGACGTCGGTGCTCGTCAAACATCCGGAGGGCGTGTTGGCCGAAGTCAAATACGACGGCGAGCGCGTGCAAGTGCACAAGGCGGGCTCGCGGTTCAAGTTCTTTTCGCGCACCTTGAAGCCGGTGCCGGAGCACAAAGTGGCCGGGTGTCGGGAGCATTTGGCGCTCGCTTTTCCGCGCGGGCGCAATTTCATTTTGGACGCGGAAATAGTGATGGTGGACGGGTCGGGCGAGGCTTTGCCTTTCGGCACGCTCGGTCGTCTCAAGCAAATGGAACACGCCGACGGGCAAGTGTGCATGTACATATTCGACTGTCTGAGTTACAACGACGTGTCTTATTTGAACGCCGCTTCTCTGGAATTTCGGCGCAAAATTCTGCAAGACGAAATAGTGCCGATCGAAGGCCGCGTCGTTCTGTCCGAAATGGAAAATACGAGCACGCTTTTTGAATTGGGCATGTTCGTGTACAGAACGCTGTCCACCGGCGCGGAAGGGGTCGTGCTCAAAGGCAGACTTTCGCCGTACGCGCCCAACAAAAGGCGCTGGTTTAAAATGAAAAGAGAGCATCTGTGCGACGGCTCGCTAATCGACACTTTGGACCTGGTGGTGCTCGGCGCCTATTACGGCACGGGTCGCAACTCTCGCAAATTGTCAGTTTTTCTGATGGGTTGTTTGAACCGCGAATATAACGTGTGGACGACGGTCACCAAGGTACACTCGGGCCTCGACGACGCGACCCTGACCGCGGTGAGCAAAGCGCTGCTTCCGCTGATGGAGCCCGCGATGCGCAACGACCTGCCCGAGTGGTTCGACTGCGACAGATGCATGGTGCCCGACCTGCTGGCCGCAGATCCCGAAAAAATGCCCGTGTGGGAAATCGCTTGCTCCGAAATGAAAGCCAACATCGGCGCTCACACGGCGGGCGTGACGATGCGCTTTCCCCGCTTTAAGCGGTTTAGACCGGACAAAGATTGGAGCACGGCCACCGACCTGCAAGAAGCGGAACGACTCACTAAAGGTTTTCAAGAAAAAGTTAAAAAAACTTTTGCGCGTCTCGCGACGACGTGCGACGGTCCGTCGCCGAACAAAAAACTCAAATTAAATTAAATATCTTTATATATGATAACTTTACTTTATTTGCATAACCCCCTTGACCGTGATATCATCATTGAAATAAATTATTTTATTGTTGAATAAATTTAGTCATTAAAATAAATTATCGTTGAAATAAATTTAGATAGCTCGACACGACCTGTGTGATATCATTATTGAATTAATTATTGCGCGATGACACAATCGCCTATCATTAAGAAGCGGTCGGGCGCCTCGTATAAAACGCGCGGCCGAGTCTCATTCGCCGCACACACACACGCAATGTCTGAAGACGCGCCGCGCGACTTGCGCAGCAAGTGGTTGAGCGAGGAAAACGCATATCTCATGTCGGCCGTGTGGCGCTTCGCCCGAGACTATTTTATGGGCGTGCGCCGCATCAACGATCTCTTCGCGATGAACTGCCATCAATTGAAAAACCACCACGACGAAGTGGCGCACACGAGCTGCGACCGGTGCAAGAGGGGTTTTGGCGACCCGGCGCACGCCCTCGAAGGTCTCTACTGTTTGGTGAACAACAAAATTGTGCAGGAAAACGAGAGCAATTTTCACAACAGATTTAAATTGATATGCAAGCCGTGCTGCGCCAAGGTGGTGGACGTACCCACCGTCGAGCTCCGCCAGTTGTATCCGCGACTCGACCTCGACACGGTCGAATGGCTGGCGCGCTGCAGGTTCGTGACGCGCTACATTTTTCCCGTCGAAACCGAGTACACGACGAGCGTGCGCAACGTGCGCGACGAAACGCTCGACATCGCGCGCTCGTTTCGCGACATTCTCGCCCAGAAGGCGCCCAACGAACAGATCGTCAGGATTACGCTGCGCACCTACGCCCGGCGGTTGTTCGCCGAAGATTTGCAAACCGTCTACTACGATGCCTCGGCGCCCGCCGAACTGAACGTCGCGCCGGCGCGCAGCGCCATGCTGGACTTTCGCAAGACGCACACTTTCATCAATTTGACTTACTTTTACGAAATTGAAAAGCGCGTGTACCACAACGTCGGCCACGCCACCGGCTACGTGGCGTTCTTCGCGCGGCCCTACGCGCCCCTGCGCTCGCGCGCCACGTGCGTTCGGTGCAAGTCGCTTTTCTACAAGAACAACCCCATATTGTATTGTTCCAAATGCGGCTTTACGAACCGCATTTACTTTAAACCGAACCACCGCAACGCAATCGACTGTTCGAGTCTAGTTTACTTGCAGCGGTGCGTGCAAGCAATCAAGACCGCCTCCTATTGTCTCATTTATTACGACCTCAATATGTATAAGCGACACAAGGCAAAATAATATGTATATATAATTGTAGAATAGTGTTTATTTAATAAATAATGTTTATTTAACAATAAATATTTCATAATACAGCGCCGTCGCGTAACTTTAAAAGTTTATGTACTATTTTAATAAAAGTTATGACGACGCACATTTATCGTGCCTATCAAACGTTATCTTATCGTGCCTATCAAACGTTATCTAATTTGTTTGATCATATAAATAACCTAAACGCCGGTATTTAAAAATATTGTGTTTCGCGTCGTCACCATGAAAGTTTATTTGGCCGGCAATTTGTACAACTTCAACAATTATCTTAAAATGATTTCCAATCAACTTCGACTGTCGGATTACCACGTGTTCGGGCTGGTGTTTGAAAAAGAATATCGCGACATTAAAGAGGTGAATAGAAAATTTACAGTGACGAAACACGAGATGGTGTACGCGCGCGGTCCCCGCCCGACGGCCTCGTCGTACGCAATCACCGACCCAAGCCTTCAAGAAAAAATTAAGTGTGCCTGCCTGACCGTCGACTACGAGAACAAGAAATACACCTACGTCAACGAGTGCAAATCCTGCGACGGCCGCGGCTGCGTAGGTTGCCTACCCAAAAGAAAGCTCGTTCAAGATTTTATCAATTATGTATCGCGACACCACGCCGACGGCCGCATCGACCGCAATTTTACGGTCTATATTTACGAAAGAAACCGTTTCGGCAGAGTGTGTAAATATTGTTAAACTCAAAGTTTGTATAACCAAATACTATAATATTAGCTTGTATAATTAATAAATAAAATACATTAAAATTTTATTTCATTTTATTTGAAGATTACACTTGCCGACATTTGTAAACGTAATAGGTTAGACCGTTTTGCGTGTATTTATCGCTTTGGTAGTATTTTAAACGCCGTTCGGTCGTGTTCGATAAGGCGGTCGAGTAATAGGCCGAGTGCAATTGTTTCTCGCCGTCGAGCGCCACCACGTACACGCCGGGGTTGTTCTTGTCAAAGATCTTCGAGTTGAGAAACTTTTGCAATTTCCGGTCCATGTCTCGGCGAGATGGCCGCTCTCACTAGCGTCGACTTGATGAACGCGAGCAAATACGCCTCGCATCAGCATCGTCTCGCTTTTATACCCCGCTGGCGCAGCAAGATGCCGCACGTCTTGATAGATTACGAGATTCGACCGGCGACAAACGACGACTTCTACGTGCCTCCCAACCTGGCCGATCGCGCGGTCGCCGTTAAGGTCGCGTTCAGTCGCCGCGGTTGCGAAAGCATGTCGTGCTACCCGTTCACCGAGACGGGCACCGTGGACGCGAGCACGGCCACCGGCTACACGCAAACGTCGGAAACGGCCGTCGAGTACGCCCAACCCGCCTGCTACCATCTGGACAGAGCGGCGGCGACACGCGAGGGCGCCGAGAACGAAGTGCAGGCTCCCGAGTTGCGCTACACGGCCGGCGGCAAGTGCATCATCGTCGACACGCTCTCCAAAATGTATTTCAACTCACCGTACTTGCGCACCGACGAGCACACCGTTCAGGGCGTGGACGACGTGCCCGCGTTCAACGTGACGCCCGAGACGGGCGTCTTTCCCGAAATGTTCCGCGGCGAGTTCAACGAGGCCTACTGTCGCCGGTTCGGTCGCTCGCTCATCAACGGCGGCTGCTCCTTGCAATGGTGGGAGAGTCTCATCGGCTTTGTGCTCGGCGACACCATTTATGTGACTTTCAAATTGCTCGCTAACAACGTGTTTAGCGAACTGCGCGATTACGACTATACGCGTCCTTCGCCCTTGCTGCCCGACAAGCCGAGCGTCGACGGCGCGCTCGCGCTCGCCCGGTGGCGCGCCGTGCGCGACCCGCGCGCCGATTTCGACTTTGAGCGCTCCTTTCTCGAGTTTCGCACGCTGGCCGATTTGCGCATCGACGCGCGCACCAAACTCGTGTACACGGCAGAGAGCGGGTTCGCGACAATCGGCGTCGCGCGCGACCTAAAGTTTCGCCGCGCGACGGCGGCCTCGCCGATTGCGCTCTCGGGCGCGTCAGAGGCCGAGCTGGAAGCCATTATTTCGCAATTTTTGGAAGACCACGCGCTCGTGTTGGGCATTCTCACCGACTTGGCGTTCGACGCTCTGCTCAACCAGTTCAAAGCGTTGCTTAAAAAAATTAGCACGCAATTAATACCCGCGCTCAAACGCGCGCTCCTCTCCACGTCCAAGCGCGTCACCTCCAAAATGCTCGGCGAAACCTTCAAAGCGGCCATGGTGCACCAGTTCAATCGGGTCGCCATCAAAACCGTGTCGACGGTGGCCAAGGCGATGACCAAGATCGGCATCAAGGCCGCCTCCGTGGTGGGCATCGTGCTCATCGTGATCACGATCGCCGACCTAGTGCTGGCGTTGTGGGACCCCTTCGGCTACAACAACATGTTTCCGCGCTCCTTTCCCGAGGACATGTCGCGCTCCTTTCTGGCAGGCTATTTCCAGTCCATGGGCGAAACGCGCGACATGATCGAAATGCTGCCCGAATACTTTGACGACCTGATCGAGGAGGATGACTCGGCCGTGTTCGAATCGCTGCTGCACATACTCGACTACGTCTCAGAGCTGGAGGTCAACTCCAACGGACAGCTTCTGCAGCTGAGCGAGGGCGAGCCGATCGAGGACTTCGACGAGCTCACCGTGCTCGGCTCCGCGCTCGCGTCCAGCGCCATGTACACAAAATTGGATTTTTTAAAATACACGGCGCGCCACACCGCCGCGCTCGAGCCCGCCGCCGCGCCCGGCGGTCTCTATCTGGCGTGTCTGTGGGCGTTGGCGGGGCTGGTCGCGTACGTGATCGCGGCGAGCCCGACGAGGCCGCGCGCCGCCTCCACGCTCGCCTCGCTTTCGATCCTGGCCGAGGAGGATCTGACGCGTCGACACGCCAGCGTGCTTTTCGTGATTTTCCTCTTGATTTTGTTGTACACCGTGATGGTCGAGTCGGTGAGCTATTATCTGAGGCTGCACCGAGAGGCCGCACGCGTCACGGCCAGTCCTCTGTGGTATCAAAATCTGTACACCTGAGAGTGCATATAAACCGCGGCGCCGCGAGGCCGCCGAGGAAACCGAAAATGGCCAGCGACGAGGACGGTCATCAACAGGAAAACGCTCGCAACGCGTTAAACATGTACTGCGACCATCGCTACGGTCCGTGCAAACTGTGCGCGCATGCGTTCAAAGACATTTTCGACTCGACGCCGTCGGTGGGCGTGTGTCAAAACGCGTGGGCCGGCTATTGCAAACTCCACGACCGCCTTTTGAAATGGCTGTACGTATGGCGTTTCTGGAAATGGTCGGTCGAAAAGTTGAAAGACCGGCGGCTGCGCGTCTGGGAATGGTCGGTCGAAACGCCGCTAGACCGGTTCCACCGAGCGCGTCTGTGCCTCCCGCATTGCGAAGCGGTCGACGACGACGATCTGTGCGACGAGTTCGAGTATTTGCGTCGCCTGGGCGTCGACGGCGCCATCACCGAGCCGGCCGCCGTCGTCAACCGCGTGTACTTCAAACTGCAGGAGTTTCATCGACTGTTGCACGATCGCCGGGCCTACCACGCCATGTTCGAGCGCGGAAAGATCTCCTACTTGTATTGTCGAGAGATGCCCTGCCTGCAAATCACCAATCTGACGGACTACGTGAGCTTCGACGACGAGAAGGCGGCCGAGAGGCTCCAGAAGTTGCCGCAGTGGCCGCACATCGAGTCCCGGTTCGCCGACGCGTTCATCGTAGGCGAAGCGGTGGCGGGGCTCTGGGATCCGGCGCGCGGCGGGCCCGCCACCCTCCACCTGTACACCGCCAGAAACTGCTCCGACGAGATGCGCCAAGAATTAAGCGACGACCGCGACCAATGTTGCGAGAGCAGATTGTCGTGCGCGGTTTACATGCCCATGTATAATCTCACCGTACACCACGTGTGCGGTCTGCGCTTTGAGCACAGAGAGGATCTGGTCCACCACGTCATGTTGCAACAGCCCACGGACGCGACTCGCAAAGCCGTGTGCGTCGCGACTTGCAAGTTTTACACCATGATTTTGGGGGGAGGCGGCGAGGGCTCAAGGGGCACGCCTTCGAAACTGCAGACGCTGTGCCATTTAAAATTGCTGGAGCCCCAATTGACCTTCCTCAGAACCAACTTGGCGCGGACGCCCGTTTCGGAGTCGGAATTTATGTTAATACCCAATAATTAGCCGCTCATAACGAGCCTAATATTGGCAATTTATGTTATATGTTTTACACTAATATATATATTGTTTAGTTAACGAATAAAAATTTATATATATTATATTGTTTCTATTAATTACGTTGACCTCTGTTAACCCCGGCCGGCGCGTAAAATCCTACGCGTCCGCCGAGCTCGAGTTTAGGCATGATGTGCCGGCGCGTAAAATCCTACGCGTCCGCCGAGCTCGAGTTTAGGCATGATGTGCCGGCGCGTAAAATCCTACGCGTCCGCCGAGCTCGAGTTTAGGCATGATGTCATCGAAGCTTGAACTCGATCGACTTCGGCCGACGCGTACCTACGCGTCCGCCGAGCTCGAGTTTAGGCATGATGTGCCGGCGCGTAAAATCCTACGCGTCCGCCGAGCTCGAGTTTAGGCATGATGTCATCGAAGCTTGAACTCGATCGACTTCGGCCGACGCGTAAGATCCTACGCGACCGCCGAGCTCGAGTTTAGGCATGATGTCATAGTTTAGGCATGATATCATCGAAGCTTGAACTCGATCGACCCTAGCCGGCACGTAAAATTCTACGCGTCAGCCGAGCTCGAGTTTAGGCATGATGTCATCGAAGCTTGAACTCGATCGACCCTAGCCGGCACGTAAAATCCTACGCGTCCGCCGAGCTCGAGTTTAGGCATGATGTCATAGTTTAGGCATGATGTCATAGCTCCATTTAACTACAACTCGCGTTCGCGAACGGTCTCATTCGCATCGCAATGACGGGCTTGAGAGCAGTGTTCGCAAAGACCCCCAGGACGCTATACGCCATTGCAATGACAAGGGCGGCGGCCTCGATCGACGATTGCGATTTCTTTGGCAGCGCCGCGCCGATCTTGGAGCAGGTACGTCGGATCGCGCTCGAGCCGCATTGTTCTCGCGCACTCACTCTTCCAATGTTTCAGGTGGAGAGCATGCGAAACGCGCTTTATCGCCTGCGTCTGCCGCCGACCGCGTACGTCGATATGTTTTTTGAGAAGCTGCCTCGTTGGGAAGTGGCGCTGCGAAAAGAGGGCGCTGTCTTCACGGGCCTCTGCGAGGACTGTCGACGCCGCTATTACACCGATTTCGCACACCGCGACATAGAGTTATGTTATCTGTACTGTCCAATATGCGCTAACGATTTGTTTTGCACGTCGACCGATCAATAAACTATTATTATGTGAAAATTGTATTTTAATTCTCCAAACAATTGTATTTTAATCCTCCAAACGCGCTTCCCGGCGTACGAGTAAGCATACCATCATGAAATTCGTTATAGCCTTTTTGATTGTAATGGCCCTCGTCGCCGGTCTAATGTTTTGGGCGACGTTTGCAAAAGGCGACGGCGCGCAGGACGACCCTCTGCAGCGGTGCGCGGACCTCGGCGGGTTTGGCAACGTGCCCAGCTCGTACTGCAACAAGTTTTACATGTGCGTCGGCCAGCAGTTCGTTCCGTTGTACTGCAGCGCGGGCTTCGCTTTCGACACGACCACCGGCCGATGCGAGCACGCCGCCACCGTCGACTGTCAAGGTAGACCGTTTTATTGATCTGATGTCATCGGGCCTGACGCTTGCGTCATCGCTATACTTTGGGTTACATCAATTGTAAATATGCCGTTGCTAAATTTGTATCTGCCCAAAATATTTTTGAAAAACTCAAGTCGCCTGAGGCGACCGATGATATCATCGGGGAAGAAATATGGTCAGACCGCAATGGTCTGGCCTATGACTCATCGCTGTTGCCTCGCAACATAAGCCAAAACCAAGTTTATCAACCGAGCTCGAGCTTGGGCGTGATCTCATCGGCTTGACCTCCATCGACCCCGGCCGGCGCGTAAAATCCTACGCGTCCGCCGAGCTCGAGTTAAGGCATGATGTCATCGGTTTGACCTTCATTGACCCTAGCCGGCACGTAAAATCTTACGCGTCCGCCGAGCTCAGTTTAGGCGTGATCTCATCGGGTTTGAACTCTGTTGACCCTTGCCGGCACGTAAAGTCTTACGCGTCCGCCGAGCTCAACTTATGAAGAAGTCGATGCGAATTACATCTACCGATGACTCATCCATGCTGCCTCGCAACATTCAAGCCAAAACCAAATTCATCAACCGAGCTCTAGCTTGGGCGTGATCTTATCGGGCTTGACCTTCAACGACCCCGGCCGGCGCGTAAAATCCTACGCGTCCGCCGAGCTCGAGTTTGGGCATGATCTCATCGACCCTAGCCGGCGCATCACTTTTCTTCGGGCGGTCGCAAAGTCGGAACGTCGAATAAATTAAAAATTAAATTAAATTAAATTAAATTAAATTAAATTAAACTCAAAATGGCACTCACCAAAGTCAACTTTGTCAACGGCCCGCTCGAGGTTTTCACCGTGCAAGATGAACATCAAGAAAAATGGATGGTCGCGAATCCGTTCGCCGAGTGTTTAAATTATACAAATAAAAAAAAGGCAATTCAACAACATGTGTCCACGGAAAACCAAAAAATGTTTGAAGAATTAAAAGGGTCCCATTGCGGGACTCTTACGTCATCGCTGCATCCACAAACCAAGTTTATCAACCGAGCGGGCGTGTTCGAGCTAATCAATTCTAGCGAGATGCCGGCGGCCAAGCGGTTCAAGCAATGGAACGCGAACGACCTTCTGCCTACGCTTTGTCAAGAAGGTGAATATAGCATGAGCAAGGACGCGCCGTCGGACATCGCCCAGGGCATGAACGCAGTGCACGCGGCCACCAACGAGGGCAGGGAGGCGCCGTGGATTAAAGATTTAAATTATTTAAAAGAAATTATATGTAAAAAAGACGATATAATTGTTGAAAAGGACAAGATCATTGTGGCCAAAACCGAGCAAAATCAGCAGTTGGCGTCGGCGCTTCAAGAGGCCAATCAAAATTTAATAGAAGCTAATAAAGGTTTGATGACTGCATTTAATATGATTAACGACGCCCGCAAAGAGACGGCTCAACTAGCAAACAGGATGGCGGACATTGCCCAAGACGTGATCACCAAGCCCTCCAACCCCAACCTGTGCCACAGCCTGGCGGTGTGCTCGCTAGGCGGGGACCAGTACGCGTTCCTGCGCCCGCAGAAGCGTGGCCTGAAGCGCAGCCTCGACAGACTGTTGGTAGATAATCGCGAGATCGTGTACAAGTCCGAGTACGTGCCCAACGCGATGAACGTGCTCAACAAGGTTAAGGAAAGCCTGCCCAGGGACAAGTTCAAGGCGAGGCACAACAAGATCACCCTGCTCGAGGACCTGACCAAGGAGGACCTGGTGGACGCCATCGACCGGTCGCTGACTCAACGTCAGGTCTCTATAATAGCCAAGAACGCCAGCGCCAACAGTAAAGTTGATTATTTGAACTTGTCGTAATAAACTATTAAAATAAAGATTTGGTTTAATTATACTCCTAGCGAAACACTCAATTATGTTTAGAGAAAATACAGTCTGCCCAACTTGGGCAGACCTGCACATACAACCTTTGAACTTGTCGTAATAAACTATTAAAATAAAAATTTGGTTTAATTATACTCCTAGCGAAACACTCAATTATGTTTAGAGAAAATACAGTCTGCCCAACTTGGGCAGACCTGCACATACAACCAAAATATTATTTAAACTTGTCGTAATAAACTATTAAAATAAAGATTTGGTTAAAAATTATACTCTAAAACACTACCTTTATCTAGGCGACCGCCGAGCTCGAGCTTGGGCGTGATCTCATCGGGCTTGACCTCCATATCGACCCTCGCCGGCACGTAAAATCCTACGCGTCCGCCGAGCTCGAATTTAGGCATGATTTCATCGGGCTTGAACTCGATTGCCCCTCGCCGGCACGTAAAATCCTACGCGTCCGCCGAGCTCGAGTTTAGGCATGATGTCATCGGTTTGAACTCGATTGCCCCTCGCCGGCACGTAAAATCCTACGCGTCCGCCGAGCTCAGTTTAGGCGTGATCTCATCGGGCTCGAGGCGCGATGCGTCGGGCCGAGCGCGGCCGACGCATCAGTTGTATTCGGGCGGTCGCAACGTCGGGACGTCAAATAAAGTAATTGAAATCGTTGTAAAATGTCTCAAGTTAAAATCGGGCAGTTCAAATTCGGCGAGGACGCGTTCACGCTCAGATACGTGCTCGAGCGGGACCAATCGGTCAAGTTTGTGGCCAAGGACGTCGCCACCAATTTGAAATATGGAAACCCCGCAAACGCCATCGCCAAGCACGTCGACGACAAGTACAAATCCAAGTTGGAGCAAGATACCCAAAACGGGGACCTTGCTTCGAACGCCTTGGCCAGGCAGGGCGACCCGCTGTATCTACACCCGCACACAGTATTAGTCACCAAAGAAGGCGTCATCCAACTGATCATGAAGAGTAAGCTACCTTATGCCGTAGAGCTGCAGGCTTGGCTACTAGAAGAAGTCATTCCGCAGGTGCTGTGCACGGGCAAGTACGCGCCGGCCGTTAAAATGGACACTAGCGGCGCGCTCGTTAAAATTGACGACCTGACCGCGAAGCTAACCGAAGCCAACGCAAATTTGATGGAGGCCAACAAATCGTTGATTGTGTTTGCCAACGAAATGATAGTGGCCCGGCGCGACGCCGAAACGGCTAGACGAGATTGCGAGGCCGCGCGACAAGATTGCGAGAACGCGCGCAGAGAAACCGCTCAGCTGGCCAACCGCATGGCGGACATCGCCCAGGACGTGATCACTAAGCCTTCAAACCCGCGACTGCGCCACACGCTGGCCGTGTGCGAGATCGGCCAGAACGAGTACGCCTTTTTGCGACCGCAGAAACGCAACTTTAGACAGAGCCTCAACCGGCTGTCGGTCGACGACCGAAACGTCGTGTTCAAGTCCGAGTACGTGCCCAACGCCTTGCTGGAGAACTTGACCAGAGATCAACTGATCGAGGCGGTGCGCTCGAGCATGACCGAGCGCCAGATCGCCAAGGTGTTGAACAAATAATCTCTCTATATTTGTTACCAATAAATTATTGCTCTATATATGTAACCAATAAATTAGTGCTCTATATATGTTTTGTTACCAATAAAACTAGAGTGATAAATAAAAAACTAGAGTGATAAATAATCGTTTATTCAACCCCAATAACAGTTAATAAATTTATTAAAAATAGTGGGCGAGAGAGCCGCTCTCATGTATAACATTTTATGGCGACCGCCCAAAATGGTAAAATATTTTAGCGCGTGGTGATGAATCCGGCACGTCGCAAACAAATGGTGGTCGCGCGGCGTTTGCAAACCCTTCACGTGCGTGTTGACCATTTGCAGTCTGTAGTATATGCACTTCAGCACTAGCTCTCTTACAAAGCGATTCCGCGTTCCGTGACCGCAACCGCCGTGCACGTTGCCCGTGTACACAGGGCTCGACCCGAACGGCCCGCCCAAATCTCCGGTCAAGATTATCGGCGTCAAGATTACCGGCCGCCGATAATCTTCTAAACCCGGCCTTTTGTCTAAAGCGTGCATCTTTTGCTCCAAGAGCTTCCAATGCAACTTCTTTCTCGGAGCGACCATGTTCATCAATAGTATTCTCACGCACCCCATCTCCAGCTCGATCGAAATCAGTCGGTTGTGGACGGTGGCCCGCTTTATGACGAAGCCGCATTGCTTTCTCAAGAGCACGCTCAGATGCGAATTGGTGAAATGGACGTAGCCGTGCCGCTCCACCGTCGCCGCGAAGAGACTTTTACAGCGAGGCGGCACGTTCTGCAGACACATGATATCCACGCCCGCCTCTTTCAAATCCTTCATCAGTCGGTCCGAATCTATTCGCTTCCTGCTCACGTTGCAACTGGCCACGTTCACCGTGAACTTTATGGAGTTCAACGAGAAAGTCATGGTGCAAATATTTTATTTTGCGCGAAACGCGTATATATAGTGTAACAAAATTAGAATAATATGATAACAAAAATTAGAGTAAAATAAAGCTTTAATAAACACAAACAAAATTTATCGTTAGGCGTAAAAGTGCTTGTAGACTTTTACGACGTAGAAAAGACACTCTTCGTCCAGCTCGTCGGCGCTCGTGGTGCACAACAAATCGAACAAAGCGTTTCTGTCCTTGTCCGATCTGCAATTGCGAAACAGGGCGTCCGCGACGTCCCGCATGGCCTCGTACGGTTCTCTCATGCGCTTGCCAAATTCTTCGACCGTTCGGTCGAGAACCCGGCCCTCGCCGCCGGCGGCCAGATAGTCGAACAGAGCGCGCGCGCACCGCGCGTTGTGTCGCAGAAACCGCTCGCGGTCCAGGCCGTAGAATCTGCCGTAAAGCTCGGCCACCGCCTCGGGGCAATTGTAGCCGCGGCGGCGGGGCGTCGACATTATTTTGTACGCGTTGAATTTGATGAATTTGTCGATGGCCTTGCGCAGCCTAACGTCCTTGTAGCGCTTGGCCGTGTAAGTTACGACGCAAAACTTGTCGTACCACCAGCCGACGCGATTTTTCTTGTGCGGATTGAACGCGTCGGCCAACGCCGGCAGAGCGCCGGCGTCGACGCGCGCTATGAATTTGCACGCGCCCGCTTTGACGAGCGCGTCCACCTTCTTGTGCAGCGCGACAAAATCCTCGGGGTCGTAGTCTCGGCCGTCACGCTGCGCCTTGTCCGAAATCGTCTCGAGACTCTGCAAGACGGCTGCCACGTCGGCGTGCAGCTCGCTCGAAAACGTGCCGACGACGTACCATTGCATTAAAGCGTCGGTCGACGCGCCCGCGTCCATGCACAGCAACGCTTCGTAAACGGCGGTCGGGCCGTAATCGGTTACGAGCCGGCGCGCCGCCCCCACCTCGCGCTCGATGCGCGACATTCCGTCGGCGTAGCGAACCTCGCCGCGCAGGTGTTCCAGCCGCTCGCGCGCGATTCTGTACAACTCGAAATACTCGTTGCGGCGCGCGTCGAAATTGCACAAATAGTTGGCTACCGTCAATTTGCCCTGGATCGACATGTTCCCGCGCACGCGTGTCGCCTGACTGGTTAGGCCGCGACGTCGCTATTTCGTTTTATCACCTTCAACGCCAACCTGTGTTTGGGCAGCACGCTTATTTCGAGCGCGCCCACGAAGCTCTTGGTGGCCGAGTCGAGCACGTGCATTAGCGTGCCGTCGTCCCTGCCGTGCTCGTCGGTCGGCACGTACAGTTCGTAGTCGAAAATGTTTTTGATGCGGTCCGTGAGCGGGTCGACGTCGAAATTGAGACTCTTCAGCTCGTCGATCGATTCGTGCGCGACGCGGTTGCAAATCTCCCCGCGCGCCAGGCTCATTAGGCTCAAATGTTGATTTATACTGTAGGGATTTTTGGTGGAAAACGGCATGTTTTTAAGAAGCTTGTCGGATGAATATTCGGCCATTTTACTTAATAATAAAACACTGCGACGCGAACGCCCGGAAACGATGCACGCGTGCGATCCGAACCTTTTGTACACGTGGTGCGACAAACTCGTGCACGCGCTGCACTGCGGCGGCGAGCGCGCGGTGGTGTGCGACGAGCCGTCGAGCCGCCTCGACGAGTACTTGAGTCGGTGGCGAGACAAATGCGTACCGCTGACGAACGCGTGCACCGGCGGAACGGTGCGCGCGCTTCGTTTGACTAACGGCGCGTTGCGCGCGGCGTGCGATCCTCGCAAAAAGTTGCGCGTGCTGGAGCGCGTGCGCGTGGAGCCCGCTCGCGCCGGCTACGCGGTACGCTGGCCGCGCCTGCCCGACGTGCACCGCCAAACGATCGATCTGTTGACGCAACGACGGGACGCCGAACCGCACGACCAGTGGCGCGACGACGACACCTGCGCGTTCCTCGAGCGCGTCGTCGACGAGGACCCTACCTCCAGAGAGCTGCTGGCGCGCAAATTCTACCGGATTGCGCGCGCCGACAACCTGCCGCTGTACCTGTCTGGCGACCTGTTGACGCGGGCGAGAGCCCGCTCCTTACCGGTCGACGCGCTAAACTCAAAGCTGGCGGCGCCGTTCGAGGCGCTTATGCTGGCAGTCGTGGATGGCGTGCGCGATAACAAAACCGACGTAGAATATAAAAGCGTTAACAATAAGACATATCGGTGCAAAACGTTTTCGTTAGCGATCAAGCCGGTGTTGTTTTTCATTGTGGACGACTGACATGGGCAAATACAACGTGCGCATCAACGGCGGTCGGTACGAGAAACGGTTCACCAAAAAGTTTCTCACGTCCGTGTGCGGCAAGCGCATCGACGACCAAGTGCAATGGGACCAGTGTACGCGCAAGCTGCTGTCCGTCGCGTCCGACGACGCCGTGCGGCGACTGCTGCGCTTGGACCGCCGCGCGTTTTGGCCCGACGGCGCCGCGTTCAGGTGTTCTATCGACCGCGCTCGCCCTCACCGGCGCCCTCACCGGCCCCCTCACCGACGCCCTCACCGGCGTCGCGCCCGCCGCAGCGAAATTAGCCGCAGCGAAGCCAGAGACCGGTCGCCGTCGCGGCGTCGACGTCGCTTGTCCGTCATTCCAGACGAAAAAATGCTGCAGCAATTCATTGACGTGGAGATTTGCGAGGACGACGAATACGTCGACGATTTTGAAAACCATCGACTCGACGTCGAGTCGATAAAAGAATCTTTCAATAAAATGAACATATAATATAAATGTATATTTTATTTTCTTCACATTCTAATATAAAATAAATAAAAAATAACACAACTATATTTTTTGCACACACTTCTAATACACCAATTATTGCATACACTTCTAATACACCAATTACAGTCAAAGTAAAAGTCAAAAGTGCTTTTCTCCGAATTTTAAAAATTCCATTCTCAGTTCGGCCAACGCGCGGTCGATTTCGTGTAACTCGCGCGCATTTTTCGTGATGCGCCTGATCCTTTCCCAGTGCTCCATTTTGATGGCGAGTCGCTTTTTGGTCTGAATAATGCGGTTGAGCTCTTCGCGCAAACACTGATTGCAGTCGGAGACGCGAGAAGACATATTTGAGATTGTAATATTTAAGATTTCGGCTCGAAAACGATTGATGCGCTCGCCGGCTCTCTGAGCGTTTTATATGTTAAGAAAATGTCAAAGGTCTCGGTCGTCTTGATAACCGTGGCGGTCGCGTGCGCCGCCGCGACCGAAACCGGCTCGGGGCGCGCGCATTCCGTCGATTATGTCGTTCGACGTTTAAGCCGAACCGTCGACGTAACGAGCGTGCGCGATCGCAAGACCGTTATAAAAATCGTCTCGCCGAACCAATGGGACGACGAGGACGGCGACGAGTTCGCGTACCGATATCCGGGCGCGGCGAGCGACGCGGCTTTCGAGACGGTGCGCGTCGGCGAAAAGTTGCACGTGCTGCTCGACAATCACACCTTGGTCGAGGCGGTCGCGACGACCGACGAATACGTGTTCTACCACACGCGCCGCCGCCGCTCGGTGGTGGGCCGGCTGGCGGCGTTCGCGGTGCGCGATTTCGCTCTGGCCGCTCGCATTTGGCCCGGCGCGCCCATATTTCGGCGGGGCCGTTTCGTTTCGGTGGTGACCGGGCGCTACCAAGACTACGCAAACGATCGCGTGCTGTTTCCCGTGACGGGCGCCTCGGCCGAAGCGGCCGAAGTCGCGCACGATCGCGACCGCCTGTCGGTGAACTCGTCACCATACGCGCCGACGCCTCCGCTCGCGCGCGCTGGCGCATTCCGCGACTGGCCGCGCGTCGCCACCTTGTTTTGCGACGCGCCGCGCCGCCGCGTGGTGCTCGCGCTGACCGAGGGCGAGTTCGAGATCGCCCGGTTCACGCTCGTCGGCGTGTTGGCCGATTTCGAGCATATATAAGTTACGTTTCGTTATCGTCAAAATATCGAAAAATTATGTCTCAAAACATTTTGCTGGTTATTCGGGCCGACATCAAAGCTCTCAGCGACAAAGTGGACGCGGTGCAGCAAGAAGTGCAAGATTTGGCCACCAACATGCCCGACGTGGGCGCGTTGACGGGCAAGATAGACGCGCAAACCTCCGCGCTGACCACCGTGCAGAGCGTGCTCGACAAAATCGAAGCGGTGCTCAATCCCGAAATACCGTCGTTGCGCAAAAAGGCGAAATGATCACTCGTAGGCCATGCACTCAAAGTGGGCGGCGTCCGCGTCCGCGGCCACCGCGCGCTCGTAATGCGTCAGCAACGCACGCACGCCTTCGAAGCCGGTCAGTTTGCGGAACACGTCGGCGGCCTGCGCGCGCCACACGGCCTCTTCGCTAGCCGCGCTCAGATGCGAGTAGTACAGCTCCACGCGGTTGATGATGCCCATGTCGCTGTTGAGGAAGCGAATGTATTCGTCGCCCGCGTTCTCGTCCACCAGATAGGCGGCGTGGAAGGCGCACCGCGACTCGACGCGCCCGTGATAGCACGCGCGACACGCAAACAGTTTATCCGTTTGCAGAGCGTTTAAATAATCGCGAGCCTCGTCCGACAATAAATGCCGCTCGTTGATGTCGAAGTTGTCGTCTTTTTCTTGCACCAAAAGCAACTTTTTTTCTCCCATCATTTGCAGCACGTCGCCCAGCTGCGGCCTGACGTCGGCCGGGGGCAGCGTCTCGACCAAACCCGCCGTTTTGGCCGCCAGATCGCGCCTGAATTGCGATTCGGCCGCGCCGTCGCCGTTTCCGCGCGACACCATTCGCCTTGAAATAAGGCGAAGGAAAATTTTAAATTTCGGTAACAATCTTAGTTACAATAAGTGAAACTCTTTAAAAAAATGCAAATATTCGTAAAAACGCTCACGGGCAAAACCATCACCGTCGACGTCGAGGCCACCGACAGCGTGCAAACGCTTAAAGAAAAAATCCTCGACAAAGAGGGAATTCCCGCCGACCAACAGCGGCTCATTTACGCGGGCAAACAGCTGGACGACGAGCGCACCCTCAACGACTACAACATCCAAAAGGAAGCGACGCTGCATTTGGTGCTGCGTTTGAGAGGCGGCCGCCGCACGCATGAACTCGCTGCGGGTCGGCCAGACCGTCTTCGTGCGCATAGCCCACTTGCGCGTCTACAAGATCCATTTGGTCGACATCGAAAACGCGGACGGGCTCCAGGGCGCGTTGATCGTCGCCGACGACGACGCTACCAAACTTTATTACAAAGGTATGCGTCTGAAAGCGCAAATTTTAAGAATCGACAAAAACTATGTCGATTTGATAGCTGTAAATAAAACTAATGTATAGATCCTCAAATTGTTTATTGTTTTAAATTATCCATTCTTTAAATGTATTTTATAAATTATTTGATAGCTGTAAATAAAACTAATGCATAGATCCTCAAATCGTTTATTGTTTTAAATTATCCACATTCTTTAAATTAAATTTAAATTTTATTGTTTTACATTGTGTCAAATCAAACCGTCTTTATTCGGACATTTGACTGTCGTCGTTCACGTCGCTGATCATGTCGTAGACGGGCAACTCTCTGCGCTTCGGTTTAACGGTCGAAGCGGGAGCGGGGGCTTTGCGCTTGCGCTTGTTAACGGCGACGGGGACGGCGTCGGGCGCGACGGGCGAATGACCGTCGAGCTTGTCGAGCATGTCGCGAAACGCGTCGATCCCCGTCTGCACCACGATTTTGTTTAGTCGTTCCACGCCGTTGGCGTTGTTGATGCGCAAGTCGTAGACCGAACTCGACGCGGGCGCCGACCCGCTCTTGAAAGCTACGGTCAGCACCCTGTAAAATTCGTCGTACAAACCGCTGCGCTTGTCGTTGATGCGCTTCGTCTGCTCGGCGTCGACCTCTACGTTCGGCGAGCCGCCGCGCTTTTTCGTCGACACCGGCTCGCCGGGCGCATCGATAGATTTGCCCAATTTTTCCATGTAATCGAACAGTCCGATCACCAGCGCGGCCGACGGGTGGCTTTTGATGTAATTCCACATGTCGTGGCTGCTCAGCGCGTTCTCGCGCCGCTCCTTGTTGCTGTTGTACCAGCTGTTGAACAGAATGTATTTATTGTTGTGATTGTTCTTCTTGCCGCGCTTGACCGTCTTTTTGTCCGGGCTGTACACTTCCGACACCTCGATGCGGTAGCCAATTTTCTTTTTTTCGAAAAGCCGAATCTTGCACAGGCAGATCTCCCAGTCGCTCTTGTTGAGCGGGCTCGTTTCGTATTTGAGCAGCGCGGCTGAAGCGACGCTTTCGACAGGGCTTTGCTGTGTCGCCATAGCGGGCGGCCGAAGCGCGGTACTCGTCGTAAAGAGTGCGTCGTTTCAAAGAAAAAACCCTGTCAAAACGAGCCGCGTGTAAACCTAAATGCTTCGGCGCGTGGCAATTGTCTCCGACGACTATGAAGGCGCTTGCAAGATTTTCTCTTATATACTCACTTTGGGTCGAAAACGAATCGTCGAACAGATGCGCGCACACGTTTTTCACGTCGCCCAAGTGCTTGCGCTTGTTGATGGCCTCGCGCAGCAAAGCGTACATCTCGCTACGGTTCAAACAATGGTCCCGATTTCGCGCAGGGCTTTGCGAGTCGCCGCCACAAAGTTGGGCCGAGGCGCCGACGACGGTTGCGCCGGACGCCATTTGTCGCGCCCGCGGTCGAGTTCGCTTTCTAGCGTTTCCAGTTGAAGGGACAGGCAAAAAAAATTTAGCGTTTCGCCCGAGTCGAACTCTCGTTTCACGGAGCGCACGAAGATGAAAAAGTCCAAATAGTTGCTCGAATCGTAGGTCACCAATTGTTTTTCGTTCATGTACTGAAAATACTGATCGAGCGACAGTATATATAGGCGGCGCGCGATCTCGTTGTTGAACCGGCGTTTTTCGATGTTGACCCGATAAATGTTTTCGTCGGCGCGTCCGCGCTGCAGCTTCACGCAAAACGTATTGGGCTCGCGCGCCACTTGCTTGAGCGCCGCGCCCACCGTCACGCCCACGTATATCGAATAGGTGTACGTCACGCCGGCGTCCTGCCAGTGCAGCACGAACGGCGCACGGTACACGTACGCGCTCTCGAACACGCAACCGGTCTCCTCGATGAATTCGCGCACGGCCGTCTCGTAGTCGAAGATGTCGCGGCCGTCGCGCTTGCCGCGCGGAATGGAAATTTTCTCCAGAAAGTTGGTCGCGCGGAACGCGTCCACGCTCCGGCTCGTGTGCCTGACGTGGCCGCAATACGAACGGTTGGCGCACAACAGCACCGCCTTGTCCGGCTGCACGATGAGAAACAAACCGGCGCAACGCATGGTAAGATTAAATGATATGTGTGTATATGTGTGTTGTCCGCGAGCAATGGTGTTCACTCCAAAATACTACCCGTCGTCGAGAGTCTTTTGATTTTATACATTTTAATAACTATAATCTTATTTTAACAAGCTTGCGTTCGTTTAAATAAATACAGCCTATTGGTCGACAAAGCTGCAGTTTCCATCGAGCCTTCAATCGAAACAGTCGCGCGCCATGAAACGCACCCACTCGCAGTCTTCGTCGGACGACACCCCCACCGCCGTGGAAGTCTACGCGCCGCCGGCGGCCAAAGCCATCATGATACGGCCCTCGAACGACGATCGGCTGTGCGTGTTTCGAGCCAACGACGAGGCGGTTGCGATGCAATCGTCGGCCACGTGGATCGACGAGCTGATGTACAATCTGAAACGGGGCAATTTCACCGTGGTGACGTGCGATTCGCCCAACAAAAACCTTTTGAACTCGTTGCTCAAGGTCCAGCACAAATTGAACATCGGCCAGTACATGCAGCAGCTGTATCCGGACGTGAGCGAAGAGCTGGCGCCCAAGCTGGTCATAAAGAAACCCAAGCCGCCGCGCTTGGTTTACGAGGTGGGCATGCACGTGCACGGCGGCAAGCTGCCTTTCTATTTCGTGGACAACGTTGTGTTGCGTCGGTGCGTGAGCGACTTTGGGGAGTTTATGACGGCCCGGTGGACCGAAATGAACGCGCACAACAGCATTTTCGCTCAAATGGTGCTCAGATACAACAGTTGGGAGGGGGAGATGATCACGATGCGCGACAACGTCATTATCAAACTGCCCAATGACAAGGCGTCGTTCGCGAGAATGTTTTTCGACATCAAGCGCCAGACCAACGAGGATGTGTACGACAAGGGCATCGGCGGCAGCGAAAAACAGGTGATGTGCGAGATGTTCGACGTGAAGCGGTTCGACGACATGTTTCAATTCAACATGGTCGCCAACGAATCCACGCCCTCGGACGAGGTCAACATGGTCATGGTGGCCATCATCGACGGCTTTCGGCAGGGCAAAGACGACATAGAAATGGAGACCGTCAACAACAAAAAGGTGAAGGAGCGATGGTTCTCCTTGGCCGTGCAGCCGGTCGTCTTTTTCAACATTGAAAAATAGCAAATTATTTATTAATACAATTTTATTAATGTAATACAATTTTATTAATGTAATACAATTTTATTCAATAAAACATTTTATTATTATAATATTAATGTAACACTTTTATTATACCATTTTATAATGTAACATATTTCTATTCAACGGGTAACTACACACGTTTTAATATGAAAACCAATAAAAGTTGTAAGAGTTTATTCGCCTACAAACCGACAATAAATTCCCTAACCAATTTCGATACGAAACCTCTCGCGGCAGTAAATTAAACTTCGTATCGCACGCGCGATATTATTAAATTGATACGATTCGGTGGCCGTAATGCGAGCCCGTTTTCATGCGTTTGCCCTTGATAAAGTCTATTTTTATTTCGTTGTCGTTGTGCAGCGTGCGCGATTCGTTGGCGGCGCGCTTGATGCTGTTCAGACGCCTCGTCGACAGCTCCAGAGGGTTGTACAGCGGCGACTTCTCCAATGTGAAGGAATTTAAGTGACCTCCGTTGTGCCACTCCAGCGAAACGATTAAATTCAACAAAAAAATTATCTCGTAGTCTTGCTGCTCGAACACAAACTTGTTGCACAAACAATAATAGTAAAATTTTAAAGAGTTATACAAATAAAACAAATAGTGATTGCGTTTAAGGTAAAAGTCCACGTCCGTCACGAACACCACGTTCACCACTTTGTTGCATATTAGGTGATTAAGTTTGTTGAGGTACTGCAGCGAGTTTTTGTCGTGGTCGACGCGCAGCGCGCACAAATTGTCGATTCGCTTGTTCTCCACCACGGCAAAGTGCTCGCCGAGGCTGGCTTTGATGTCGGCCGCGCGCTGCGGCAGCAGCTCGAGCACGACGAACTTGTGCGACGAACGATGGCGCTTGATCACGCTCGAAATGGACGGCAGCGAAACGATTATTTTTTCCAATTGCTCGTCACCCCAGCCGCGGCAGTCCACGCTCGCCGTCTCTTTGTCGCGTTGGTGCTTAAAGTCCAGACCGCTTTGAATTAATTTAGTGGTGATGCGTATGCTGAGCTGCTGGCCCAGCGTGTAGTGATTCTCGTAGCCGCGCTCCCACAGCACGTTGCACGCGAACGCGATCAAGGCGCTCACGTCGCGCTGCGTCAGCACGCGGCGCAGTCGCTCGAAATCTCCTTTGTACCATCGGTCGCGCGCGACCAATTTGAGCAGCCGCGAATCGTGCGCGCTCAATTGGCGGGTCGCGTCCACGTAATGCTCGATGTCATCGGGCGTGCTCGTTTCCAAATGAGTCAAATCGAACACGACCGTAGTGCGACATACGCGCAAAAATCCCTCGTCGTCCACCTCGATGGTCTCCTCGACGGTGTGCGAAGGCAAGTGCGCGGGCACGTTGCGAGCGTACAGCAAATACTTGGTCAACGGGTCGGCAAGATATTTGCAGCATTGCGGAAGGCTCTGCGAACGCGTGCGATGGTAACGAGCAAACATCTCGGACTGAACCGGGCCCGGACATCGCGTCTCGGCTGACGCGGCAACCGGGTCGCGTTTGTTCGCCCGATGACATCATGCTCGAGCTCGAGCTCGGCGGACGCGTAGAATCTTACGCGTCGGCCGGGGTCGATCGGGTTCAAGCCCGATGACATCATGCTCGAGCTCGAGCTCGGCGGACGCGTAGAATCTTACGCGTCGGCCGGGGTCGATCGGGTTCAAGCCCGATGACATCATGCTCGAGCTCGAGCTCGGCGGACGCGTAAGATTTTACGTGCCGGCTAGGGTCGATCGGGTTCAAGCCCGATGACATCATGCTGCCGCGATGCTTGTGTCCATGACATCATGCTGCCGTTTATGCTAGCGAGACGGCTCGTTAGTTTAAAATAAATTTTGCGAGCACACCAGCTTCACGAGCCGGCTCGTGTGCATGCTAACGAGCCGGTGGAGGCGCTTTAAAATTTATTTTGCGTGCGATAAATTTATTTCCGTGCTCGCGAGCCAGATCGTGTGCGTGCTCGTGCGCAGGCTCGCGACCGGTGGATTGGATTTTATAAATTATTTTGCGTGCGATAAATTCATTTCCGTGCTCGCGAGCCGGATCGTGTGCGTGCTCGCGAGCCGGATCGTGTGCGTGCTCGCGAGCCGGATCGTGTGCGTGCTCGCGAGCCGGATCGTGTGCGTGCTCGCGAGCCGGATCGTGTGCGTGCTCGCGAGCCGGATCGTGTGCGTGCTCGCGAGCCGGATCGTGTGCGTGCTCGCGAGCCGGACGAGCGAGCCGGCGGCTTAAAATCTTTTAAAATTTATTTTGCGCGCTCGATTAGACTTATTTCCGTGCTCGCGAGCGAGCTGGATCGTGTGCATGCTCGCTGCGGATTAAAAATACGCGATTAAATTTATTTCCGTGCTCGCAAGCAAGACGGTGAATTGAAATCTTTAAAAAATTATTTTGCGTGCCGTGCTCGCGAGCCGGCTCGTGTGCATGCGCGCGAACCGGTGGATTAAAAATCTTTCGATTAGACTTATTTCCGTGCTCGCGAGCCGGCTCGTGTGCATGCGCGCGAACCGGCGGATTAAAAATCTTTTTAAATTTATTTTGCGTGCCGTGCTTGCGAGCCGGCTCGATTTAAGATAACGTTCGCTTTAAAAAAAATATTTTTAGTTGACGCGATTAGTTTAGGCAAAGCGATCCCCGCGTCAACAACAATAACATGACCGAAAAGGATCTGTTTGAAGATTTCGACTTTGCCGACGGCGAGCTCGAGCGGTGGTGCAACTACGTCGAGACGACGGACGCGAAGCGGCGACGCGTCGAGGAGAAGGCGGCGGCGACGATGCTGTTGAACGCCAAACAGCAGTACATTTTCGACTATTTCACGCAAAGGGACTCTTTCGCGCCCGTGTTCGTGAGCGGCAGCGCCGGCACCGGCAAAAGCGCCCTGCTGATGGCGCTGCACGAATTCTGGAGACGCCGAAACGAGATTGTGTTGGTGGCGGCGTACACGAACCTGGCGGCGCGCAACGTCAAGGGTAAAACGTGTCACTCTCTGTTCGGTTTCGATTTCAACTTGAACGCCAAGTGCACGCCGCTGCCCGTCAAGCCCAGGTGCGTCATCATCGACGAGATCAGCATGATCCCGGCCAAAATGCTGGACGGCATCGACCGCAAGTTGCAACAGACGACGGGCGAGCACGACAAGCCGTTCGGCGGCGTCAACGTGATCGTGTTCGGCGATCTGTACCAGTTGCCGCCCGTGAACAAGACGAGCGACGCGAAGCCCGTCTACGCGGCGGACGCGTGGAACGCGTTCAGACTGTACGAACTGACGGAGAACATGCGGCAGTCGGAGAGCGTCTTCATAGACAATTTGAATCTGCTGCGCGTGGGCGACTTCAAATGTTTAAAGTATTTTAACTCGCTGAAGCTCAAAACGCCGCCGCGCATCGAGGACCAATTGAAAAGCACCTCGTTGGTGAGCACTCACAAGGAGGCCGACGCGATCAATCGGCAATGCTACGAGGCGGTCTCGGCGAACGCCCAGAGTCGCGTCGTCGTCTCCGTGACGGAGAACGCCGTCCGCCGGGAACATATGGAGCGAGACGCGCAGATCTTCAACTCGGAACAAGAGAAGCTGATCTTCAAGCCCCAGCTAACGCTGTGCGCGGGCGCCAGGGTCATGATCACGCACACGACGGCCGAGTTTTGCAACGGCGATTTGGGCACGGTGGAGAGCGTCGACGAGGCCGGCCGCACGGTCGCCGTTCGCCGCGAATACGACGATCAGATCGGAACGCTGGCACCGATCACGCTAGACTTTTACGACGGCGCAAACGGCCAGCTGAAGAGGCTGACCGGCCTGCCGCTCGCCTACGGCTGGGCTGTGACCATACACAAAGCGCAGGGCATGACGTTGAAAAATTTGATCGTGTATCCGGCGTGCGTGTTCGCGCCGGGCCAGGCGTACGTGGCCTTGAGCAGGACCGTTCATTCCAGCGGTCTCAAGCTGGTGGGCTTTCTGCCGAAACGCGCCTTTTGCAACACGATCAACGTCGACTATGTCTACAAGAACATGCCAAAGTTCGACGAGTGATTTATTAAAGTCAATGTATTTCAATGAAAGCCAATGTAAATTTCAATTTTATTAAATTTATAATACTATCTAACAATGTAATTATTTTATAATACTATCTAACAATGTAATAATTATTTTATAATACGTCTAACAATTAATTGTCGATATCAAGCAAAATTACGACGAAATTATAGTGTTGTTGCAGTGCAGCAGACTGGTGAGCACCTTGAATTCGCCGCTGTCGTCGGGCAGGTTGGAGCTGCCGCGCACAAACTGCAGCCCCTCCGTCCACCGGTTGCCGGCGAAGGACTGGTTGATGGTCCACTGGTCGAGGCGCGTGCCCTCGATTTTTTCGTGGCCCGTCAGGTTGTTTTTTATGAATTCCTTGTAAATGTTGTCGGGCGTGTTGTTGAACACCATGTAGGGTATGTTGAACATGGGCACGCGCTCGGCCGCCGGGTCGGAGAAGTCGCCGCCGCGCACCACGTACTTCATTTCGACGGTGTCAAAGTTGGATTGGCGCGAGAAGAAGGACACGGGCGCCAAGCAGATTTGGGCGTGCGTGCCGTCCTCGGCCATCCACTCGGTCAGGTCGTCGCACCCGTTGAGCACGCCCTTCTGGCCGTGTATGCCGCAGATCTTGACGCCGCGCAGGTCGTCTGTCGAGCTGACGGTGGTGATTTTGAGGTGCGCCGTGTCCGCGGCGCAGTAGAACAGGCTTTGCAGCCGCTCGATCCGCTGCCCGCGCAGCCTGCGCAGATACAAGTATATCTTGAAAACGAAATGATTTTTGTTTTTGCACGTCTCGATCTTGTAGCGCTTGCCGTCGTAGATCCAGGCGATTTTCACGTTCGACACCACCATGCCGACGGCGTGCAGGAGGTGTCCGCCGTCGACCGCGACGCAGTTGTCTTTCGTTGGCGCGGCGACGAACTTGACGCGCGACCTCTCGTGCTTGGCGCACACGATCTTGCCCTTGAGTTTGTTCACCTTGTTGTTGTACAAACGCACCGGCAGGTTGAAGTGCGGAATGTAGGGATCCTCGGCGGTCATGAGCCGGTGGTCGCGCACCAGCGTCCACAGGTTAAACATTTTATTGTTGAGCATTATGCGCGGCGACACCAGCACGGAGTTGCCCACGGGCAGCGAGTCCGCGTCGACCTCGTCGCCCGCGTAGCTCTGCACGGGCATGGCGTTTTTCAAGTTGGTCAGCGACACGATCAGCTTGGGCACCGGCAGCGTGCTAAAGATACTCGTATGGTTTCTGTAATAGTACTGGACCAGCTTGGACATAAGACTGGTCACGTCGTCGCTTTCCTCGACGCGACCCACGTCGGGCGCCGCGTTGAGCAGCGAAGCCGAATTGTGGTACTCGTGCGGCGTGAGCAGGCAAGCGATGCGCACGTCGCGCAGCTTCACCGTCCGCTTGATGCAAATCATTCCTTCGTGGTGGTTCACAAACAGTATGTCGTCGTTGAGTTTCAACTCGATCGGCGACATGTTGCGTTTGAAGGCGTAAAAGATTTTGTCGAGATCGGCGCGCCGGCACGTGTACACCGTGGGCCGGTCGTTGAAGGCCACGCGGCACGCGTCCGGCGCAATCTCGTCGTCGTCGTGCCGTTGCAGCAGGCCGCTGGCTTCGAGGTGCGCAAACTTGTCGGCGACCGCTTGGTAATCGACGGCGGGCAGGCGCACGTTGCGACACAAGAAAAACTTTTTGCCCGCCACGGTCATCTCGCCGTGGAAGAAGCTGTCCACGAACTTGACGAAGTCGCTTTTCTGCATGAGCATGTCCTGGCGCATGGTCTCGTTCGTGATGCGCACCACCTCGTTGCCGATGCGGTACTTGAGGACGGGCGGCACGATTTCAATGTTGTTGTTGCTGCTGTTGTCTTGATAATTGATGAAATTCTTCTTCTGCTTGCTAAACGTTTTCGAAACCACGTAAATGAGCCGTCCGTTGACGATCGTTTCGACAATCTTTTTACACTCGCGCGCGAACATGACGGTTTGCGCCTTTTTGCGCTTGCCGCCGTCTCCGGCCGACGCAACGGTGGCGGCGAACGCGTCTAGCAACGGCTTGTACAGCAAACCGAGCAAATAATCGTGTTTGTAAATGATTTTGTTGGCCAGACTGTCAATGGAGTAGTTGATGGGCGCGCGCATAATTTTTTTAATCTGCTCGACCAGCGAGGCGCTCTGCGCGGGCGTGTAGTTGAACAAAAAGTTGAGCGGTTCCCACTTGCCGCTTTGTTTGAGGTACACGTGCAAGATTTTGTTTAGCTCGCCGGTGACCACGTAGTCGCGCGCGTAAACGTCGCGCGCGAACAGCGCGTCCTCCGCGTTGCTGTACACCAGTCGGATGGCTCGATTCACTTGCTTCTCCTCGTCCACGTTGCCGTATAAAAACATTCGTTTGCAACTTTTCGAGTAGAGTTTGTCGTAAAAGTTGTGCACCAGCACGTTGTTGTTCATCATTATGTTGGGAAAGCTGAGGTGGCGGCCGTCAATCATGAACGTTCCGTAAACGGCGCGCGCCGCGTCTTCGTCGTTCGCGCGGCGGAAGCGCAAATCCAGACGGGTGCCGAACACGACGAGCACGCATTTGTGCAGCACGCAGCGATTGGCCGCGTCGACGGCGCAACAAAAATAAGACTGTCGCTCGCGCAGGCCGTGCAACGTCACGCGATCGAGCGTCCTGTCCGCGCAATTGAGAAAATAGCTCAATCCAAACTTTTCGGCCGTCGTATCGTACAACGCGTCAAAGTCGCGCACCACGTCCGTCATGATGGCGCTGCGGCGACACACTGAACGGCTCGCGCCCGAAAAGCAGACCGCGCTCGCGTCGCCCGAGCCTCAAACCGGACGGTTCGCGGCCGAAAAGCGCAAGAGCCAGACCGCGCTCGCGTTCGTCAAACCGCCCAAGCTCTCGCGCAACATCGCCACGCTCGACCTGAACGCGGCCAGTCTCTACCGACTGCTCAATTTGGACGAGGCGCCGGCGCCGAGCGAGCGGCAAGTGCGCCTCGCCTTCGAGTCGCTCGTTGACTACTACAGCCGCGCGGAGCCGCTGCGCCGGCTGTTTCGATTCGCGCGCGACGCGCTTCTCGACCCCGACGCGCGGTCCGTTTACGACGAGCATCAGTTTTTTAAAAATAACAAAATAAAAGCCGGCTCGCTGACACCGGACTTGGACGCGATCGAGACCGAAGCGGGCCGGTTGCGCTCCGAGCTGGGCGAGCGCGCGGGCGACCGGCTCGCCGAGCTCGTCGAGACGGCGACCAAGAAACCGCCGCCGTTGCGCCGGGTCAACAAACCGCAAAAGAACGTGGCCTTTAATCGCGTGCTCGTCGAATGGTACACGCGACCCGACAATCGAGACGAGGTGGACGAACCGATGCTTCGCGAGCATTTCGCGACTTACGGGGAGATCAACGCGCTCGTGCTGTGCAACCGCCGGCCGGGGTGCGCGCTGCTCGAGTTTGCTAGCAGCGAAAGCGTGACGCGCGCCAAAAACGACGATTTGTTCAAGGTGAGCGATCTCACGGAGTCGACTTTTGTCAACCAAGAATTCGAGCAGCAATTGGGCGCCCTGGTGAGCCGAGTGCAAAGCGCCGAACAACAACTCGAAAGAAGGCAAAGGCTCTTGGCGCAATTGTCTCCGCCTCGACGCGTCGACGAGCGCGACGACATGGTTATTTGAACAATAAAACAAAAAAAATTGTGCGCAATTGTATTCATCGATAACAAATGTCAAATATGGGAAACAAACAGTGAGGGCAAAACAAATTTACATTAAAGCTGTTATGGGATTTGCTTTCAAAGTGTTTGTACACACGATAATCGATTGGGTGTTGACACTGTACACAAACGAGTTCGTTATCGCTGCGGGTCGCGTTAAATCTGTACACTTTGTCGGGATCTTCGTGCGTGATCCACATGAATTTGATCCTCTCCAGCCACACGGTGCGAACGTTGGGCGAGCGGCGCTCGCTCTCTTGAAGCTCCCAATAGCACACGCTGAGCAGCGCGTACGTGGTCAGTTCTTGTTCGAGGCGAGAAGTGCAGCGCGGGAAAAAGCAGTGACGACACGCGCAAATGGCGATCTCGTCGCACAGCGCTTGGCAGAAATCACAAAAAAAATTACTCTGCCGGTCCGCGTCCGAGCGTTGGCAACCGCCGACCTCTTTGACCCAGTCGTGCAGTATTTTATTTTTCGCGGTGGAATCGCCGCATGTCCGGTACGCTCGCGAATATTTAACGAAAGGTTTAATAAGCTCCATGTTCAAACGAGGAATAATTGAGGCGCGCGCGAGCCCCACCACATCATGTTGTTATCGCTGCGCGCGGGACGCGACAGGCGAGAGCACCTGTTTCGCGCGTTCAATCGGCTGTGGCGGCGAGTGAGCGTGGAGTGTTGCATCTGCTTCGACCGCATCCGCGACGACGGTTTGATAATCGTGTCGGAGCACGCGACCCTCAACCTAGAAAAAATGTTCCACGTCGCCTGCTTCGAGCGGTGGGCGCTCAGCTCGGCGGCGGCCAACGGCCGGCGCGACCCGTTCAACCGCAACGTGAAATATAAATTTAACTTTCCGCCCAAAACCAAAAGCGAATGCGCCAGCCTGCTCGAGCAAATAAAGGGTTTTATCGGCGAACAAAGCGCGGACAGGCTCTACGCCGATGAATATCAAAGGATAATGAACGAACGTCGACTCGATTTGGAGGTTGATTTCGAGAAACTATTGCGATATTAATAAAGTTTTGACAATACGTAAAGTTTTGACAATACGATTCGTCGCGACTTTAATAATACAAATTAATATCCACTTGTGCGACTTCGACGTCTACGTTAAAAATTTTTCGACTCGGGGTCGCCGCCGCGCCCGAAGCCCCGCGATCGTTGTCTCGCGTGTACTTGTAAAAGACAAATTGGTCGAGTTCCAAAAGATTTTTGTTTAATAAAAAATATAGAGTGCGGTTTAGGCGTTTGGCGTAATTCATCAACTCGTCCTCGTCCTCGTGCTCGTCGCGGCCGGTGAGCGCGCCCGCGCGCGCTTCGCCCTCCAGGCGCGCCAGCATCGGGCGCGTCATGTACGCGGCGCACATGTTGATGAACGCGACCAAACGAGGCGCGACCCGCGTGCTGTTGCGCGAGTACGACACGTTCACCAAAATTTCTACGAGCGCGCGCGTCTGCTCGATTAATTTGTAATAGTACTCGTTGCACATGTCGATGAACAGCTTGAAATTTTTTTCGCTCACGTCGTACTTTGAAAGCCGGCGCGCGTACTGTAGAAAATCAATGGACCGGTTAGACTGCGCGCGCGATTCATCAAAGTAATCGGCCAGCGCGAGGCTTTTGCCCGACAGATCGTTTAAATAGACGCTTAGCTTATCCATGTTCTGCTGCAGCGCGCGCACGCCAAACGAACTCGGCGCGCTGAAATTCAGCGCGGGCGCGGACACGAAGCGCGTGCGCCGGCGGGCCGCATTGGTCGGCGCGTAATGATAGCGCGCGGACTGCGGTGCGGGCGACGGAGTGGGCGTCGGCGGCGGTGGCGCCTGCGGCATCAGCGCGTCCATGTTTGAATAGTCGATGTGCGGAGAGGCTCGATAGCTGTACGCGGACACGTCGTGGGGATACGCATACGACGCGCCGTCGCCCGCCAGACCGACGTCGAGGTCGTCGAGAATCGCGTCGTCCGACATTTCAATTGGGGTCACACCAGTCGTTTTGTCGGGCGACGAGCGCGTTTTTTGCTTCTTGGCGGAGCTTGCGTTCGTTCGTTTGACGTTTTCGCCGCTGCCCACCTTGGAGCGCAAGATCGAAGAGCTGGGTCGTTTTTTATCCATGACGAAATTTAAAAAACGTACACCAAATGGTCGCGATAGTCGTCAAAGGTTTTCATCGGCCTCTTAACTATGACCGTTTGGTTGTTGTACTTATCCATATAGTGGTAGTCGCCGCGCGCGGCGTCGCGTCGCACGAAACGAAACCGATTGAGAGCGTGATAGTTGTCATAAGTCAGAATGGCCACCTTTTTTTCGTCAAAAATGTCTGCGACGTCGTCCGAGTCGGACGTAGTATTGGACGTCATTCTGGATAAGAATTTAGAGCTCGTCGATCGCACTTACATAATTCTCCATGTCGTCGATCAGGAGCGTGCTGAGCGGAAACGCATGTGCCTCGGAGAGATCGTTTTATTTCAAAACCCTGTCGACGCCCAAGACGCAGTGCCGCTTTCATCCGCTTCGAGCGAACTGCCGAGCGATCAAACTGAATGACGACATCACCGACGACGCCTATTACTACCACGAGACCACGCTGGGCCTGCTCTACCTGAACTACGACCGCCGGCCGTTTTATTCGTGCCTGATGCGCAACGACCCGGAACCGCGCGGGTTCCACATCAACGCCGTCAACCTGCTCGCTTACGTGCACCTGAAGAAGCTCGACGTGGACGAAGAGTTTTTCGGCATCGACGAGGCGGGCGAGCGCCAGATGGGCGTAATCACCACCGTCATCAAAGGCATACTCGAAGCGCTCGCCGGCTGCGATCATCTCTACGTGCTCATGATCGACGAGTTGCAAGTGGATTTGGTGTACTCGCCGCTGCGCGCGGTCGTGCTGCCTCAAAAGATGGTGGTCGTCGAGCGGCACGAGACGGCGCCGCGTTTACAGGCGGTCTCGGTGTTCAGCGTGCCGCTCACGCTCGACTCGCAAAATTCTCAATTCATCTATCGCCTTTTTCTCGTTTATAACACGGTGCTCACGCTCATGCTCAAACAACGCAACCCGTTCAACGATCTCAACAAAAACATTTCGGTGATATTCAGAAACCTGGGCCGGTGTCCGGAAAACAAGGACCGGGTCAAATGTTGCGATTTAAATTACGGCGGCAACGCGCCCGGTCACATCATGTGTCCGCCCCGCGAGATGGTAAAACGCGTGTTTCACTACGCCAAGTGGGCGCGCTCGCCCAACAACTACAAGCGTTACTTTGAATTGCTCGTCAAGCCGCCGATCAGTCCGCGGCGCTTCGTCGAGCTTCAAACGGTAAAGGAAATAGATTTGTCGACGATTGTCGTCGATTGGTACAATTTCATGGAGGATTTTTTCCGCTACTTCAACATTCAACAATGATTGCTCCGCCGAACACATGCGCAGCGCCATTTCATCTGGCATTGTGCCCGCGATCGACCTATTTAATCGGCAGGAACGCGGCCGCTGCGTCAATCGGAGATAACGACTCGCTTATTATGGACAAAAAAATTCACGTTAAAATGGAAAAAATAATCAGCAAAACTATTGATAACAAATTAAAAAAAAACAAAGCGCCCGAGACCCGCGTCGGCGGCGTCGATCGGGTGGGTCGAACGACCACCTACGACGCGGTCGGCGAACGAAATTATAAAAATTTTTTCGACGAAAAAAATTTTGTTTTCATTAATTGAGCGTGCGGACGCGCGACATCAACCTCATTACGCACGTCACAAACACACTATTATATTTCAAATGAAATACAAATATATGTTTAGAGTGTTTATTGAAAATAGACCTTAAACGCGCTACAATATGGCGCACGACGAGTCGTCGAGTAGAGTTCGGCGCGGCGGGGCGTCCGCCGAGTGCGCGGCGTATAAATACAAAATGACGATGAAGAGATTACTAGTCGTTTTCGTCTGGCTGCACATAATGAGCGTCGCCACGCGTTACTTGGAGTTCGACGGCGTCGCGCTCGATCTGAGGCACGTCGTCTTTTCGCGCGCCGCCGACGAGGCCGAAAACAGAGAATATATAATATTTTTGAACGTCAAGAAGGCCATGTTTTCAAATTTCAACCTCGTCAGCGACCTCTCCCTCGAGTCGCTGGCGCTTTTCGTGTACGAAAACTTGCATCACCTCGTCGAAGGCCAACTGCAGCGACACGGTTGTTATTTTGAAAAGTTTATTTTCAACGAGCACGACCGAAACAAGTCCATCGCGATCGAGCTGGACGAGAACGCCCGTTTGATCGTCGCGGCCGCCGTGAAGCCGCACGAAAAATACCACCAACGCATAGGCGGATACGTGGACTTCGAGCAAAGGCACGACCGGCCCGCCGCCGAAGAGTTGACGGACGCGCAACGCGCCGAGCGCGATCGCCTTTTTGAAATTAAATTATTCGAATTGACTTAGCGACCGCTTGCGTTTTCGGCCGCTCCGATCCTCCGCGTCTTCGTGCTCGTCTTCGTCTTCGTCCGAGAACGCAGCGCGCCTGTACGAACGAAACGGAAACGGCCGTTCGTCGGCGTCGTCGTCGTCGCTGCTGAAAAACGCCTCGTCGTGGACGACGGGCATGCTCGTTCGTTGCACGCGCTGCCTTGCGTCGAGACCTCGGCGCCGCGCGCGTTCCGATTTGCCGCGGCGTTGCTCGTCAATGTCGCGAAGCGCGTTATCCTCGTCGATGTCGTGGCGCACGATCTCCTCGGCGGCCGCCTTGGGGATCCACTTGTTGTTCAATTTGACGTAGCGACGCTCGATTGCTTTGAATGCCAAGTGCAACGCTATATTTTCGTCTCCCCCGTCTAGTTTGTGGTATTTGCGAAAAGTGTCTATGAACAGTCGCCGCGCCCGAGCGGGCAACTCCTCCTTTAGTAACATTTCATTCAAATAAAACATGCTTTGCCTTATTATATTAAAACTGTATGATTAAATTGTATGTATGTTATTTTATTATAATAAATGTTATTTTGTGTTTTAATAATAAATTATATTTCATCGTCAGTAAAATGTGTTTCATTATCAGTAGTGGTACAAGAGGACGACGAGTCCTCGGTGGGGGTGGTGTCGTAATCGTTGGCGTCCGCGAACGGGAGCCACTCGCCGGCGTCGCAATAATATTTACGCTTAACGGCGGTCCACGCGATAGCGTCGGCGACCGACGGCGAGTTGCGCATTTTGATGCTTTTATTATAGAATTTTAAATAAATACGCTTGCCGTTGTAAGGCAAGGCGCGCGTCGAACTGGGCAAATCGAGCACACTCGCGAATGACATAGTCGAATACAATAATCACAACCGATATCAGTCTTTATTTGATCCTTAACACTAATAGAGATTCAACTTGAAAGGTTAGCTCGGCGAAAATTCGCCTTTTAAATTATGTGAGAATAATTTTTGGACAAATCGTCGTCGTTTTCAAAACTGATCGCGCTGCCGCTGCTGCCGCCGTCCGCACACGACGATAGTTCAATTAGTCTTTGAATGTCGCGCTCGTTCTTAATTATGTATATTTTACTGCTGTCGCTGCGACGCGCCATGACGCCGGTTTTGCAAAGCGACACGTACTTAAAACGAGGCAACAAAGCGTCGCGCGTCTTCTTCAACAGCTGCTTGCGTTCGTGACTGGCGGCCACGAAAATCTTGACCGGCCCGTCGTACTCGACGCCGAGGTCGCGATTCTTGAGTCGCACCTGGCACGAGCGCGTTTGCCAGTCGCGCGCCGCGGCCGCGTCTTTCAAGTGCACGAGGATATAATTGTTTTTGGCCTCGGACTCGAGCACCGCCTTAAAATTGAGGTCGAGCAGCGCGCAAATCTTTTTAATGTAGTGGTTTTTCACTTTACGATCGGTGGAGAACCGCGGGTCGGCGAGCCCGTAGATTTCCACGCTGCAATTGAGCGAATTTTTCTCGAGTCGCTGCAATTTTTGCGCGAGCGCGTCCAGGCTTTCGCTAACGTTGCGATCGATCTCGTTTTTGATTAGTTTTTTCAAACCCGACACGTTGATGAGATCGAAATTTGTGTCCATGACGCGTGGGCGTGTGTACGGTTTGAATATTTAAATTAATTACTCCCTTATCTAGTGAGCTTGCGAGGCGCGCAGTCGATCGGAAACCTCGCCCCGAAACGGTCATGTGCTCCGCGGTGACGTTTGCGCCCAAAAAACCCACGAGGTTCGATTTGTTGCTCGACCCGTCGCGAGGCGACGGCGTTTACTTTATCCAAATGCACCGCTTCAAGTCGTTTTTGAAAAACTTTATTTTGGATTTAAAAAAAATCAAACTCAATTATTTTAACAGCCTGATCGAACAGCTAATCTCCGTGTATTCCGAGTCGGAGACACGCAACGAGCACACGGACACGCTGGCGCGCATCGTGGCCGCCACCACGATCGTCGTCACCGAGCTGCCGTCGCACGTGTTTTTGAAGAAGCTCAAAATCAACAAATTCACCGACTCGATCGACTATCTGATCTTGCCCAACTTTATTTTGTGGGACCACAACTTTATCATATTCCTCAACAAGGCCTTCAATTCCAAGCACGAAAACGGTCTGGTGGACATATCGAGCACCATTCAAAAGATTAAGCTTACGCACGGCGTGATCAAGGACCAGCTGCAGAACAAGAACGGCTACGCGGGCCAGTTTCTCTACTCTACGTTTCTAAACACGGCCTCCTTTTACGCGAGCGTGCAGTGCTTCAACGGCGCCAACGAAATTGTGCCGCCTAAGGCGAGCATTCGGCGCTACTACGGGCGCGACGTGAGCAACGTGCGCGCCTGGACTACGCGCCACCCCAACATCAGCCAGTTGAGCACGCAAATTTCTGACGTCATTGAATCCGACTCGTGCACGGACTACAACGTCAAGGTGGGCACCGGCGTGTTTCCCGGCTCGAACACGGACTGCGACGGCGACAAGTACGTGTACACGCTGTGTCCGCAGCCCAACTCGCTGATCGACCTCGAGTGTCTGTTGTACGGCGACCCGCGCTTTTCGTTTATCTGCTTCGACAAGAACCGCCTGTCGTTCGTCTCGCAGCAAATCTACTACTTGTACACCAACATCGAAAAGGCGGAGCGGCTGTTCGACTCGATGCCTCTGGTGGGCGCGCTGTGGCGCCACCAAAAGCGGCGCGCGCGCGTCAATTTCGCCCAGCGCGTGGAGAGCCTGCTGCACGACTGCGCGCTCGTGCTCAGCTCCAACACGAGCTACTTGCTGTACAAGGAGCTGTGCCGGCTGATCGACGACCAGGAGATGGTGTGCGGCGACCGGGAACTGAAGGACTTGCGCGGCGAATTCGATGCGGTCATCGAGAGCGGCGTCAAGGGCAGCGCCGATTTGGTGAACAGCACGCGCCATTACAAGGCGACGAAGACGACCGACGTGGAAACGGTGGCCGAGCGCGCCATCACCAGTCTCAACAGCTATATTTTGTCGCATAACAGGGTCAAAGTCGGCGGCGGCGACATTTACCACAACACGACCGTGCTGCAAAACGTGTACTTGAAAAACGACAAAATTTGCTACAAGAGCGATTCGCGTTCGCTGGCCGACGTGTGCGCGCTGCCCTCCGAGTTTCTTTTCCCCGAACACTTGTTGGACATGTTTATTACCAAATAAATTATTATTATTCAATTTTGTTTTATTTATAATACATTAAGTAGTTACAATGAGCAATACAATTACTTTCACGTTGACCGTGTTGCCCACGACGCCGCCCGTATTTTTGAGCGAAAGCGACACCTCGCTGGGCCTGCACCACAATCGCGTCCCGTTGGGCTATGTGTGCTCGTCGGCCGCCACGATCACCGTACGCAGCACGGCGGCGATCGTGTTGCGATTTTTAAACAACAACCGCAACCAAGAGCGCAACATCACGGTCGAGGCGAACTCGACCTTGTCTTTTACTCACAACCAAACGTATGTGCCGTTCGTAGATCGTGTGGTGGGCGGCGACGCGCAAGGCTACGTCGTCGAGTTTACCGTCAACAATTATTTGAGCGTCTTGCCCCATTACACGCACGGCTTCACCGACGAGGCGATGTTCAAAAACGAATTGCGCGCGCTCGACGACAACCAATCTTTTGCATTTCTCGAACTCAAAAACGCGCTGCTGTTGGTGCCGCCGCCCGACAAAGCCGAGTTGCTCGCCCTCGATTTGGGCGCACTCGACAATTTTTACACCACGATCGTGGACACGTTCGACCACCTGATAGGATTGGTCAACGTCGCGAGCGACGACCCCGCCACCAGAAACTTTAACAAAAAATATTTTTGCAAAGCCGATTCGAACGGCGTTGGCGTTGCTTATTACGGCCGAGAGTGGACGGCGCAAACGAACGTGAGCATGTCGCGTTACCTGCAGCCGCGCGCCACCAACTGGCTGGTGTTGCACGAAATAGGCCACGCGTACGATTTTCAATTCGTGATCAACACGCCGTCGTTGATCGAGGTGTGGAACAACGTGCTGGCCGATCGGTACCAATACGACTTCATGTCGTTCGATGAGCGGCAGCGCGACGCGAGCGTTTACGAAAACGGCAATCGTGACCGAGTCGAGCGCAACATCGCCGAGCTTATCCGCAATCGCGTGCCCTACGAGAATTGGTCGTTTTTTCAAAAACTAACCGTGTTCACGTGGATGATGGACACGGATTGCGGACGTGATACGATGGCGCGCATCAATCGCCAATTCAGGCAAATTAAAAGTTTCGATTCGAGTCCTCGCTACATGGTCACTTTCGATTGGTGGGTGCTGCTGTCGGACGCGGATTTCGTGCCCTATTTGAAATTGATGCAGGTGGAATTTACTTCGTGTCAAGTTTTGTCCAACAACAACGTCGTGGACACCTTTTTGCACACGAATTCGTTGGTGCGTTCCAAACGGGTCTACTATCCGGTCAGAGAGTTGATTGCGAATTTTGACGCACTCACCAACAACTACGGCCTCGTTGTCGAAAGCAATTATTCGTTGGTAGCGCCGGGCGAAGTCGACGCGCGCGCGTCGTTTGTGATACACTGCGACATTGACGACGAACAGCAGATAGCGGGACAAATTTTTTACGTTTACGACGGCACACGATTGGTGTGGCAGTCGCAAATCGACAATTTCAGTCGATTGGTGGTGAACAACATACACGCGGGCGTGTACACCATGGTAGCGCCGCGCGGGCGCGACAAACGGTACAGGGTGTACTTTGATGAGCCCGCCTCGATCGCCGGCCTAAACGAACATTTGTATTTGTTCGCGGACACTTCAAAACCGACCAAACGGTTAATTTACGAACGACTCGATTCGAGCCCGGCTGGCGATCGTGTCGCGGGCCACGTTTTGGGCATCAACGATTATTACAGAGCCAAAGTGATTGTCGATTTTAAAACCAAGCTAATGAGCGTGCACAGTTTTGCGAGCTCGTTTAATTCGGGCTACGGAAGCACGCGCTATTTCGTTATAAACGTCAGACAAAACCAATTGTACACATTCAACCATACGTTTACGGGTACGCAAAATTTTGTGGGCGTCATGAGCGTGGACATCGCGCCGGGCAACACGATGTCCACGTTTCACCAGCAGGGCGGCACTCGTTTTAATTTTTTAAACGCCGCGACGGGCATCAATTTCACGTTGAACATCTCGCAAAATTGGTACAACAACAATAATTTGCCGTCCAAAAATCAAGTTCTCGAAACAAGAATGGACGAGTGCGTAGCCTATTTGTACGCAAACGCATCGCGTTTGATACCTTTCGAAAATCACCTTAAAGATGAACTGTATTTGACGATTCAATCTTTACCCGACAAAAATTACTACATGAAATTGTATAATCCGTTTTTACCGGCTCATTTTAAATTTAACACACCCGACCCGGCGACCGGTTCGAGCAGCATAATGATGACGGTCGTGATTTTTTGTTTCGTTCTAGTGGTATTGGTGATCGTGTTCATTTTGGTGTTTGTCAATCAACGCGGCAGGCAAAACCCGAAAGCGGCCGAACACGCGCCGCTGCAGCACTCGTAACTGTATTTGCAATTGCGACCAGTTTCAGTACACGCCAGCGCATAATGCGGAGCGAACGCGATCAGCGCCGCGCACGCGAACACAAATATCGATTTGGCGTTCATTTTGTTATTGTTCTTATTTTAACGCGCGCGCCGAGTTTTTGTGGACGGTAAACGCGTGGACAGCTACAAGTGCACCGGGCGGTGGTCGACCCGCCCAGCTGCGAGCCCGAACGCGTTCGGATTAGAGACTCGCCGCCGCGCGACAAATCAAGTGGTGGCAGGATCCGACGGTTCGGACTCTATGATAAAGTTAACGCGCCGCCAGTTGTGACCTTTGCTGAAAATTATTTAATAAAATTAATCCAAACCGACAATGAAAGTTTATAATGTTATTATAGGTTCTCGAATGTATAAAATAATTTAATACATTTAAAAGTTATTATTTGCTCGCCGCCACTCACCTTTACGTACTTAAAATACTTGACTTAAAAGTTGTTATTTTGCTCACCACTCACCTTTACGTGGAATTTTATTTATTGATTTAAAAGTTATTTCGAAACAAATTATTTAAAGTTCATCGCGTTCTCGGACAGCCGCCGCCGTTCTGAGACTGCTCGCGTCGAAGATTACGTCGGCGCAATTGTAGAACCCTTCGCCGGCGATGTCTCTTCGTTGCCATCGCACGTACAACACGAATTTGCCCGGCCTGAGGGGCACGCGCGCCTCTAACGCGTACACGGAGGGCGACGCGCAATTCTCGTCGCTGCCGTCGTTGGCGATCAGTCGAGCCGGCGTTTCGTTCTCGATCAACTCCAAGTCCCGCCACGTCAACTTGCTCGTGTAGTTGTACGCTTCGCTGCTTATAAAAATTTGAAAAAAAGACGGTTCGTGCACCGTGGTCGGGCAAAAGTGCACGGCGACGGCGCGCGACGAAACGCTTTCGTCGGCTCGCGGGTAAAGCGTGTCGGCGCGCCAATCGTCGAAAGGCTCGTCGATCCCGGACTTGTCGCCGAACGGCCGAGAACGATCCGACGCGCCCGCCGCGCACAGGTCCGTCGGCACCACGTTTTCCTGCACGTGCTCCAAGTTTTGATAATCGGCGCCGGCGAGCGCCGCGTACTCGAAATACTGCTGAAACATGTACTGAGCCGCGTTGGCGGCGACGCCTCCCGACTCGCCCGCGCTGCGGTATTTTGCGTAGACCGTGCGGTAGGCGCGCCGGCACGCTTCGTCGGGGATGTCCTCGCCCGTTTCGGGCCACCAAAAGCGCCCGTCCCTGAAACATTTGAATTGGCGCGCCGCCGGACGCGACAGGTAACCGTGCGCGTCCGCAGTCATCGCCGCCGCCGCCACCGCGCAGATAGTCGTCCAAATAAACATTTCGACTTATAAAGGATCGCGCGCTCGAACGAAGCGCACGATGCGGAAGCGCAAGTTCGACCTGGTGCGGCTGAGCGGCGCGATGCTCGTCGACGAGCCCAAGACGTCGGTGTTGGGAAGCGACGCCTCGATTTTGCAGCGCTATCAACCCGAAATGTTCTGCGTGCACTTTTATTACAACGGCCGCTTTCGCACGGGAGTAAATCGCGCGATCGCCTGTTTTTGCACGAGACGCACCATTGTCAACGTGCTAACCGACATGCTCAACTCAAACGAGATGAACGAGAGAGTAAAAAAATTTTGCGGTTTCGAGCTCGTCGAGTCCGGCGACGGGGAAACGACTTTGGTGGCGCACCGCGACCGGCTTCTGTATTTGTTACACAATAAATTTGTTTTTCAATAAACTTTCGTTTTATTTTTGTTGCACAATAACTCGTCTCGTTCACAATTCGACTCTGCGCGCGGCCGGCTTCAGACCGGCGTGCATGGCGTTCAGCAGGTCGCCGTTGTCGGCGTCGATCTCCCACGCGAACAGACCGCCCAGCCCGAGCTCGCGCGCGTACTTTCCCTTGTCGAGTATCGAATCTGCGTTGTCGAAGGACACCAGCGCGCCCGCCGGCTCGTCGAAGGCGTACGCGCCTTTGGCCGTCGAGTCGTACGCGTATGCGTATCGGCCGCCGTCGATGGCTAAGCGCAACTCGCGGTAGTCCACCACGCCGTCCTCCCACGTGCCCGGCACCGGGCCCGTCGCCGTGCCCGTGAACGGGTTGCCGTCCGCGTAGCCGGTCACGCCGGTCCAGCCGCGTCCGTACATGGCCACGCCGAGCACGATCTTGTCGGCGGGCACGCCCTGCGCTAACAGCTGACGCACCGCGTTGTCGGCGGTGTAGGGCTCGTCGGGCCGCCACGACGGCGCGTACAGCGCGGTCTGGTGGCCCAGCTCGGTGGTGGACCACGCGCCCTTAAAGTCGTAGCTCATCAAAAAAATGCGGTCGAGCGAGCGGTGCGCGCGCCCGTAGTCCACGACGGCGATCTTGTCGTCGCCGGCGCCGATGGCGCTGGTCAGCTCGTACGTCCTGTTGGTCTCGGTCTGCAGCTCGTCGAGCATGAGCCGCAGCTCCTCGAGCAGCAGCGCGTACGTTTCGCGGTCGCGCTCCGCGTCGCCCAGCAGCGGGTTGGCGCCCTTGCCGCCCGGAAACTCCCAGTCCACGTCCAGGCCGTCGAACAGCTTCCACGTCTGCAGAAACTCGCGCGCCGACTCGACGAACGCGCGCCGCGCGTTCGCGTCGTGCATATGGTAAAACGGATCGGACAGGGTCCAGCCGCCGATGGAGGGCAGCACGCGCAGGTGCGGGTGCGCTTTCTTGATGGCCATCAGCTGGCCGAAGTTGCCCTTGTACGGCTCGCTCCACGCGGTCACGCCCTTTTGCGGCTTTTGCACGGCCGCCCACGGGTCGTGCACCGCCAGTTTGAAGTCGTCGCGGCCCGCGCACGAGCGCTGCAGCGCCTCGAAGCTGCCCGCGATGGACTTGAGGCTGTCGTTGATGCCGTCCCCGCCGCACATCGGCACGAAGCCGTACAGCAGATGCGTGAGGTTGGGCACGGGCACCTTGTCGGCGGGAAACTCGCGTCCGTACACGCCCCACTCGACGAAATAGGCGCCCACCACCTTGCCGGTCGGCTCGGCGGGACGGTTGTTTTCGAGCCACGCGTCGTACGGCAGCGGGTCGAGGTGCGCGCCGTCCGTGTCGGCGATCTTGACCGTCACCGGGGCGCTGACCGAGCAGCCGTCCGCGTTGCACAGCTTGACGCGCATCTCGTGCTTGCCGCCGCTCGAGACGCACACGGACGCGCGCTTGCCGGCCGCTTCGCCCACCCACACTTGGCGATCGCCGAAGAGCACGTAGGCCGTGTCGCCCGGCTCGCCCGTGTACACGCTCCACGACACGTTCACCTCGACGCGATCCTTCCTTTTCACGAGGCGCTCGTACGCGACCGCGTCGGGGCTCACCTCCACCAGCGCGTAGTTGCGGTCCGCCCAGTCGATGACCGGCGCGCCGGGCGGGGCGGCGGTCACGATGCTCGCCGCCGCCAATACCAACGCAATATATCGAATCATACCTAAAACGATTCTTATTATTAGTGCGGCGAATGACATCATCGCCGATCATAAGCGAGTGGGTCATTGCGCCGGCCCGCAACCTACGAGTTGAGTGGATGAAATTACATTAAATTAAATACTTTACTATGTTAATTAAATAGTTTATTAAAAATTATTTTCAATTATTTATTATCAAATACTCTATACATAATTCAACTAATAATATCTATACATTAGTTCAACTGATAATATTTATACATTAATTCAACGCGCTATTGGCGTTCGTGTTGCTCGATGGCGGGCGCGCCGCTCTCCCTCGGCGCCTCGTTATACGTGCCGAAGTTGAACACGTTTTTGACAAAATAATTTTGGCAGTTGGTCATCGTTTTCACCAATTGTTCGGCCGTGTACACGTCGCCGGCGTTACAATGGGTCTTCATCGGCTCGGACGGCGCCAGGTCCGCGTCGAGCTTGTTCAGAATGTCCTCGGCCACGGCGTGTATGCGCGCCTTGGCTTCCAGGCCGGGCGTGAGGCAGCGCGCCACGCAATCGTCCGCGCTCAGCAGTCCCAGCGCTCTGAACTCGTCGATCCGCTTCGAGTGAATCTGCTTGTTGCGCTCGCACATGGCCGCGTCCTTGGCGTACTTTTCGCGCAGCTCGCGCTCGTCCAGCACCTCCACTTCGGTCTTGAGCTTGTTCGTGTAGCGCAGGCCGTAGAACATGTGCGGCTGCTCCATGCGCACCTTCAGCCACACGGCCACGGGGTTGGGCACTTGAGCTGCAAAAACTTTTCAGAGTCTTTGAGCCAGGCGTACCGCTTGGGAATCGACGGCGGCGGCCCGCTCCTGGTCGCCGGGCGGCTCGCCTCGTCGCGGTAGCGCTTCGCGGCTTTGTCTTGCTGCTGGATCTCGTTCAGCTGGCTGCGGCACATGCGAATCTTGCGCTTGCCGTTCGTCGTGCGCTCGTAGCCCGTCAAGTACTCCTCCTTGTCGGGCCTGTCCGCCAGCGCCGGCACCACTCGGCCGCTCACCTCGGCCAGCGTGCCGCGCATCTTCTCGTTCTCCGCAATGTTGTCCTTGGCCAGTAGCGCGTTCACCGCGAACTGAGTCATCGTCATGTTGGCCGCCGCGGACAGCTGTTGCATGGCCAGCTGCATGTCTTTCATCTGTAGCTGCATTTTGTGTTCGCGCTCTTTGTACTCTGTCATTTGGTGTTCGTAGTTTCGCTTCATTTCTGAAATCGTAGTGTCGTACTTGGCAATGGCCGTGTTTGCTTCGGAAAGTTTTAATTTTAATTGCAAAGATTCCATTTGGGCGTCGGCAAATCTTTTTTCATAATTTACAATTTCTGTTGTAGATTGTTGTTGATTTTTAACATCATATTTTCCAGTTTTCCGCAATTCGGGCAATACTTTTTCGAACAGCCAGCGTTGAAACTCTTCGGCCGCCGGTAGTTTCGAGCGCATAATCAAAGCGTAGACACCGGCCTCGCTAATGAACACCGTGTTCGGCTGCCAGTTTGGTGGCAATTGAATCTCTGTGGCTACATTTTTAATTTCTTCCCAAGTTGTTTTCCACTTTGGTTTTACATGATCTCGTATAGAATTTTTAGGACATTTATATCCCAAAAACTCGGCAATAGAACTTCCACTATACATAAACTTGTCATTTTCCATTTCAACAATCCATAAGTCGCACACGATTTGACCAAACTTAAATTTGCGATTGACAAGAGACATATTTTAAAAACTGTTCACGTACAACTTGTTATTATGTTGTGCACACGACCGGCCGACTCGAAAAGCGGGCGCGCAATGAGCGGCGGGAGGGAGGGTCGCGACCGGCGCTTACGCCTGCTGGCGCGCCGACGGACACAAAGAAAATGAACTCGTCACACTCGCGTCCCTCCTCCGCTCATTGTTCGCCCGCTTCTCGAGTCGATCGGTTGTGTGTCGTGAGTTTAACTAAAAAAATGGCTCTGCAACGCTTCGAGTTCCCCATGTCCGCGGACGAGGACAAAATAATGGCTCTTCAACGCTTCGAGTTCTCCATGTCCGCGGACGAGGACGAGTCCAAGTTCGAGTGCTGGGGTATCGTCATGCCCGACGGAAGCGTGGCCGTGAAGTTAAAGGAGCTGGCGTTGTTTTTGGGGTATGCAGACGTCAAAATGTCATACAAACTTATACCCGAAGAATGGAAGATTACTTGGAAAAATTTACAAAATGAATTGGTGTCTAAACGACGCCAACTTGTGGCGCCATCTACAACTCCTGCGAACTGGCAGCCCGAGATTCTGTTTGTGCTCGAGCCGGGCGTCTACGCATTGATGGCGCGATCCAACAAGCCGATGGCCAAGGAGAAAATGAATCACGTGTACGAGACGATTCTGCCTACGATTCGCAAAACGGGCAAGTTTCGTTGGCTGTTTAAAGAAGTGTTACCCGAGCTAAGAAATGACAAAAAACCAAAATAATTATGAATCTGAGCAATTAATTAAACAAAATCATCACATGTCGCTAATACGCAAATCTTACACTTTGGGAAACAATTTATTTTTTGAAATTTATATTTTTGTTGACAATAATAAAAATTTATGGTTTAAAGCCAAAGAAATAGCGCAAGCTTTGGATTACAACAACACCAAACAATCTATACAAATTAATGTAAACGAATGTGACAAAACAGAATGGAATAAGTTGGGCTATACAATAGACCAACTCGAAATTCCTTCCAATTGGCATCCTAAAACTATATTTATAAACGAATCCGGTTTGTATTCGTTAATTTTGAGATCTAAAAAACCCGAAGCTCAACATTTTAAACATTGGGTCACATCAGAAGTGCTTCCTTCAATTAAAAAAACCGGAAAGTATGACATGTGCAGTCAAGCATCGTCGTCTACCGAGGTTGTCAATTACGACAAGCAACTAGCCGACGCTCAGATACAAGCGTTACGACTGCAACTGTTAAATACTCAAATTATTGCAAAATACGACGCGCAAGTGGCCGAGTTAAATCAACAAATGGTTAAATATGATTTACAGATTTCTGAAATAAAACGCAACTACGAGCACCAAATGGCCGAATACAAGAAGCGCGAGCACCAAATGCAGTTGCAGATCCAACAGCTGACCACCGCTGCCAACATGACCATGACGCAGTTTGCGGTGAACGCGCTGCTGGCCAAGGACAATATCGAGTGATCGTCGACGACGATTTGACGCTTGTGAAACGCGCCATCGCAAGCTTTTCGTGCAAGCCGCCGGCCGAGGACGAGATTAGATAAAGATAATTAATTTATAAATATGGAACACGCGCCGCTTTGCTTATTGCACGTGCGATTGTCAAACACGCCGAACGTGCCCAAAATGACTCATCTCCAACGCTTCGAGGCCTCGCTGGACGACGGCGTCAAGTTCGAGTGCTGGGCCGTCGTCACGCCGGACGGAAAAGTGGTTTTTAAGTTTAAAGAGTTTGTAGACTTTTTGAAATGCAAAGATGTGAACAACATATACAGAATGATACCCAAAAAATGGAAGGTTTATTGGGAAAAACTGCAAAGCGACCAGCGCGTCGAGTCGCCGGTGGACCTGCGTTCGCTCAACGTGTTCGTGTACGAGCCGGGCATGTACGCGTTCATGACGCGCTTGGGCAGTCCGCTCGCAAAGTGGTGCATGGGCTTCTTGTACGACGTGGTGGTGCCGACGTTGAAAAAAAACCAACGCGCCAAGCCGCGCATGCCCGGCCACGTGTACGTGGCCACCTCGCCGCTGTACCGCGAGCGAAACCTATACAGGATCGGGCGCACCGCCTCGCCCACCGCCCTGTTGTGCTTTTTGAACGAGGACCGCCACGAAGATTTATTTTATTTGGACTACGTGTCGCCCGACGTCGGCCGCGAAGAGTCCATGAGCGCCGAGCTTTTGATACGCGAGCACATCGCGTCGCTTCGGACGCACGGAGATTTTTATCAGTTCGCCACCAAAGAGGCCCTGGACCTCGCGAGAGAGGCCATCGTCAAGATACAAACGCTTTAAAACGACGGGCGTGCGCTTCGCGACCGTCAGTCATGCACGACTATCCGAGAAAATTACTACAGCCGACGACCCTGCACGACGGCAATCTGCCGTTAAAAACGTACACGGCCATTATATTTAGCCGGGCGACGCAGCGCCTGCAGTGCCAGGAGACGTTCGCCGATTTTGAGAGCGACGGCGAGCTCGATCGGGAAGAAGAGAGCGCGGAGCTCGGCGGCGTTGACGAAAACTCTGCACATGGACCGTCTGCCCGTCGAGATGTGGCACAAGATCGCCTCCTACTTTACGCCCGGCGACAACAACGCCTTCAGACTGATGCAGGCCGTCGACTGCGTGCTGGACGAGCGGCATTGCCGGTTCGTGTTCGCGCGAGAGCCGCGAGAGCTGGACGGCTGCGGGTTTCGCGCGAAGCACAACCTGCACGACGAGGCGCCGCTCGCGTTCAACGTGACCTTTCGCACGCTCGAGGGCGTGTGCGAGGTTTGCGACCGGCCGTCGCAGTTTTGTTTCTGCGTGGCGTACACCACGGTGAGCGGGCACGAGTGCGTGCGCGACGCCTACGAGGCGCCCGTTTGCTGGCACTGCGAACAGTTTGACTGCCGACAAGAGCGCGTGTTCGCCGACATGCTGAGGACCGACGGCAAAGACGGGTACTACACTTTTCGCATGGACGGGGCGACGAGCAGGGCCGTCATGTTGAATTGGAACAACGCCACCGACGAGGCGCGCCGGTGCGTGCAAAAGGCGCGCGCCGACGCCGGCGTGGACCTGTTGAAGATGTGCGCCTTGTACTTGGCCAATATGGAGCCGCGTTGCGCCGACGGCATTGTCGACGTGTTTTGTTTTTGTTTAAAACAAAAATAGTCGTGCAAAACTATGTGACGTACGTTTAATAATAAAGTAATGTACAATATAATTAGATTATAACTAATTTAACTATAACTATTGTATTTTTTAACTAATTGTAATTTATTTTTAATAAACTATTGTGTATGTTATGCGTTCGTTTGTCTAAATCCATCCTTTATTAAGTTACAATTTTACATCGTATGCATTATGAATATAATTGTAATTGTAACGCTGGCCTTGTGCGCGGCGTCGTCGCGCGCGGCGGTCGTCGCCGAAACCGCGTATAATTTGCAACGAGCGCCTGATTATTTCGAGTCGTTCGTGGAGAACTACAACAAAAACTACACGTCCGATTGGGAGAAAAACAAGCGGTACAGCATATTCAAGGACAATTTGCATGAAATAAACGCCAAAAACGGCAACGCGACCGACGGGCCGACCGCCACGTACGGAATCAACAAATTCTCAGATCTGAGCAAAAGCGAGTTGATAGCCAAATTCACGGGTCTTTCAATCCCCCAACGAGCGTCAAATTTTTGCAAAACCATCGTACTCAACCAACCGCCCGACAAGGGTCCGCTGCACTTTGACTGGCGCGAACAAAACAAGGTGACATCGATTAAAAACCAGGGCGCGTGCGGCGCTTGTTGGGCGTTCGCCACGCTGGCCAGCGTGGAGTCGCAATTCGCGATGCGCCACAACCGACTCGTCGACTTGTCCGAACAACAACTGATCGATTGCGATTCGGTGGACATGGGCTGCAACGGGGGCTTGTTGCACACGGCGTTCGAGGAGATCATCCGCATGGGCGGCGTGCAGGCCGAGCTCGACTACCCGTTCGTCGGGCGAGACCGACGATGCGGCGTCGACCGGCATCGGCCGTACGTGGTGTCGCTGGTGGGTTGCTACCGCTACGTGATGGTGAACGAGGAGAAGCTCAAGGACTTGCTGCGCGCCGTCGGGCCCATCCCCATGGCTATAGACGCGGCCGACATCGTCAACTACTATCGCGGCGTCATCAGTTCCTGCGAGAACAACGGCCTCAACCACGCCGTGCTGCTGGTCGGCTACGGCGTCGAAAACGGCGTGCCCTACTGGGCGTTCAAAAACACGTGGGGTGACGACTGGGGCGAAAACGGCTATTTCCGCGTCCGCCAAAACATCAACGCGTGCGGCATGGTCAACGACCTGGCCTCCACCGCCGTGTTGGCCTAGTGTAAATAAATTTCAATTTTGTTGAGGATCGTCTGACGGCATATGCAGCAGGCGGAACACCGGCGCGCGCAAACCGCGCACGCGCACAAGTGACGGCACGGCAAAAAACACACGTTGCGCGGCCGTTCGAAGCAGATTTTGCAATTTATGTCGTCCTCGTACACGTCGACCGGCGCGTCGACGGGCGGGGCGGACGGAATCGGTTGCGCGGGCGCCGCCGGCGAGTTGACAAACGCGCACTTGGGCGAGTATACGCCGTGAATGAAACGCAAGTCGTCGCCGCGCTGCAGTTTGACGACGGCCATGCTGCAACGAGAGCATTGCGCCTCGCGGCATCGAGCGTTGTAGAAAAACCCGCACGCTGCCAATGTTTTTGCGCCGTGTCCGTATTTGCTCCGGGCGACTTTGAAGGCTTGAAAAGAAGCGGCGCGCCGCCGCTCGTCGGTTTGCAGCCAGTGCAGCGATTTGGGACACGAGGAAAAAGCGTGGTATCTGACGGCGCGCGCGTCCACTTTTTTCATTGAAAAGGCGCAATAGACGCACTCGTAGCGCCTCGTGTCGGTCGCGTAAAAAAATCCATCGCGGGCGAGTTTAGCCTTTTCGTCGTCGGTTAGGTTGATCGCGTCCATGCTCTTTAGGCGCGCCGGCGGCGCCAGGTCGGCGGACAAGAGCGTCGAGTTCATCGTCGGGCAGCAGTCTTACTAGTTACGGCCGCGCGCGCGTCGCCGCCGCTGACGTAAGCCGCCACGATGGATAACAATACGCAGCATATAAAAGCAAAAAAAATTTGTATCGGCTTTAGAATTGCCGGCGCCGCCTCGTGACGAGGTCTATTGAGTATTTTATTAAAAAATTCATTATTAATCAGCACCGTGCGCTCGGCAATTTCGTACACGATCGGCGTTTTGTAGTCGAAGTGCTCAAAGTTTGACCGGCTCACGTTAGTGCGAAACGCGTCGTATCGGGGCACGCTCTGCATTTCCTGCGCCAACAGATTCACCCACGCGTGTTTGCGATCCTCGGGCGTCACCTCCACGCGGTCCGAATTGAGAAAGCGCCATCTCACAGACATGGCGACGGAAAATCAAGACATGGCGACGGAAAATCAAGACATGGCGACGGACAACGCGAGCCTCGGCAAACGGAAGGCCGAAATTGAAAGCGGGCCCGCGACTAAAATGCTAAAGAGGCTGTCGAGGAGCGAAAATGAAAGCGGTAAAATTATCAAGAATGTGAACGGAGAACTGCTGAGCAAAAACAAAATAGAGATCAACAACAAATCGTTCTTCTTATTTAAATTTATGATCAACAATTTGGAAAAAGATTATTACGGCGAAGGCCATCACTTTTACAACATGCGCTTGAACGCCGTCTACGACATAACCTTGCTTTTGAAGAACCGCAAAATGTACATCGGCGAGTTTAAGAAGAGCGCGGAGATCAATTCCAATGTTGCCCGACCGCGCCTTTATTTGCACGCTAAAGACTTTGAGGACAACAGCAACGCGTCGGTGCTGGTTCAATTGATTACGGGCTTCAAGATGATCGATTGCGGAATGTACAAGATGATTTGCAACCTGACGTTGCACGACGAAAACGCCCAGGGCCAACAGGTGCAAATCGAGTGCACCGCTTCTGCGTCCAAATACATAAACGCCATTAAAAACTCGGCGATGCAGAGCGAGGAGGATTTGCTCGGCTGGTTTCACAAAAACGAGGGCAAAATGCTAGCGCTTCACCGCATTAAGTGCCAGAAGAGCAACAGCAATTTTAAGAGTTTGTTTATTCAAAATTTAACGCAGATCGAGGCGACGCTTGACGAGCGCGCCGCGTTCGACGAGCCTCTCGTGAACGTCAGCCGCTCCAACAAAATGGTGGCGTTTGGCACCGTGAGGGAGCTGAGCGTGGAGCACGCGCCCCTCTCCAAAGTCGACCGCTACATCATCAAGTACAAGCTGGACGAGCACGACGAATGGTTGAACGCGTCCTATTTTAACGACAATCGTTACGACCAATCGGGCGCGCAGCAAAACGCCGAGCGGTTTAAAAAACTGGAAATTGACTTAAACCAACTGACCGAGATGATCGAGAACGACATCATCACCGTGCGCATTTTTGTTGTGGGCGATTTGGACAAAAAGCTATACAATCTGCTGGGAATCACCAAATGCGACGTGGACTCCAATACTTTTGAGGCTATTTAATGTTTTTATTTTCAATAAAAAAAATTTTATTACTAAAATAGTTATATTATTAAAATGTAATTTATATTAATACTAATTAAAGTTTACAATCGCAACTATATTATGTCGTCGCTGGACGACACTAAATTTTCGGGCGAATCGACATACTGGCTGGTGGAAAAGGCGGTGTCCTCAAAAAGTTTTTGAATTTTTCGAGGCACCAGCTCCGCGGTCAACTTGTCGCGAGTCACCGCTCGCGCCAGCAGCTCGTATTTTTGCACGTACTCCTTTTCCGATTTTTCGTACTGGCGCTGTTTGTTCTTGAACTCGTCGATAGTTCGTTTAATCCGGTCAAACTGATCGTTGACGCTGGCGTTAATGGATTCGGCCTGTCGTTCTATTTCTCGCTCGGGCCCTTCTCTCAGCCGATCGTTTTCACTTTGCAGCTCTTGCAGACGATCGCGAAGCGTCTGGTCGCGCAGGTTGTTCAACTTTAAAATGTCAAACTGCACGCCGTCCGAGGAGTCGGTCAGGCGCGACAGGTCGTTTTTGACGCGCTCGATGTCCTCCTGCAGCTGGTTGTAGCTCGCGTCCTGGGCGGCGGACGCGGCCGTGCGCCGTTCGAGGTCCTCTTTGTCGCGCCTCAACGCGAGCACTTCCGCCGTGCTTTCCTGCAATTTTTTCGTCAAACCGCTCAACTCGGTCTCGAGCTGCGCGCCGCGGGCGGCCTCGCTCGCCGCGGCGGCTTCGAGCTGCGCGATGCGACTTTGCAAAACAGAAACATCGCTCTCTATCGTTCTGCTGTCCCGCTGAAACGAGTCGATCTCCGCCCGCAAACGGGCGTTAACGTCGGCTAGCTCCTCCGCTTCCGTCTGCAAACGAACATTCATGGAGGTCTGCGCTTCCAGCCGACTGTTTAGATTGTTCAGGAGGTCCTCGGTCTGTTGTCGTTTGGCGCTCGTTTCCGCGCGGCGCGCCGCTTGCGATTCGAGACGCACTTGTTTGATGTCGTTGTCGTGTCGCTCTCTGAGCTCGCGCCGGACGCGCGCGAGCTCGTCCGCGTGTCGCGTTTGCGCCGATTCGAGGTCGCGCTGCGCGCGGACGTTCTCGCCCGCCTGCCGTTCCGAAACCGAATCGAGTTCGCGCCGCGCGCGCGCCAGCTCTTCCTCCAAACTGCGGGCGCGGCTCCGCTCTTTTTCGAGCTCGCTTTCCAAAACTAGATCGCGACTTTGCACCTCCAAAGCTCGATCGCGGCTCTGCGCGAGATCGTTGCCGAGCAGCGCGGGTCGCTGCCGCAACGCTTCGTTCATGTTCACTTGATTTTTTAGCATGCTCGCGTTCCGGCGCGCTTCGTTTAATTCTAATTGAACACGATTTAATTTCAAAACGGTTTCGCTCAATGCGTTGCGGCTGGCTTCCAGCTCTTCAAAAAGCATGTTCATTTTTTGATCCAGCGTCGTTTTCACCGACCACACCTGCTCCTCGACGAGCACGACGCTATCGTACTGAGTCAGCGAAAACTCTCGCTGCATTACCGACGAGGCGAGCGTGAAAAAGCCCCTGATCAGCGCGACCAACAACCGACACAGATCGGGCGTGTCGTAACGGATGTTCAGCAACATCTCCCTGTTGATGCAGTCGACGAGCGCGCCGAGGTCGTTGTTAAGCAGCAATTCGATCGAGCACAATTTGACGAGACTGCGCACAAACAAGTCGTTAATGATGTATTTCTGAGAAACGGTGACGAGCGTGCGAATCAACCGCTTGTACGACACCAGCGTGTACTCGCGCGTCAAAGCGTCGTAGTCGTTTTGGAGCGCCAGCTGGTCGGCGTCGTCCGTTTGCATGCGCGCGACGGCGCCGCTCGCCGGAGGCGGCGGCTTGGGGTTCTGACTCGGCGGTCGCGCCGCCTCGCCCGTTGAATTGATGTAAACGTTTTGCTGAATCGGGTTGGGACTTTTCGAGGGCGGCGTTGGCGTCGGTTCGGACGGGGCGATCGGCGCGCCGAACGCGTCGGTCGGGCGCGCCGGGACGACGGGAAAAAACGGCGGCGGCGGCGGCGGCGGCGGCGCGGCGTTGGTGTTGAACGGCGGCGCGGCGTTGGTGTTGTAGTCGTACTTGTAGTTAAAATTGTGAGTGATTTGCTGGGCGTTGTTGGGCGGCATCAGCGCCTCGATGACCAGCTCGGCCACTTGCAAATCCACGCGGTTTTGCAAATGGGGGCGGTACAATGTTATAATAGAGCGGATCCGAGCTAGCTCGGACTCAGTCTCGTTCCGGCTTCGGCATTGACGACTCATAGAGTCGATCGTGCGCAGCAAATTGTCGACGCTCACATCGGCGTTTATGTATCTGGCGGGCGCGCGATAACGGTTAGCCGACATATCGAGAATGCGGTCCGCAAACCTTATGAAATGGTCGGCGTTAAAAACCCAATTGCAAGCCGGCCACGACGCCGGCAAGGCGCCCGTCTCCATCGGGCCCGAAGACACGGCGCGCATTACGCGCATGACCTACGCCGACAATTATTTGATTGTTTTTATGAACGCGCGTCTGGCGAAGGAGAATCATAGGCTGTACCAATTTTACGCCGAAGTGCGCTGCGACCTGTATTCGTACAAATCGTGCTACGCCACGCACGCCAGCGCCACATGTTATCGCAACTGCATTAGTTACAAGACGTTTGTGATGCCCGGTCTGCGCGACGTGCACACGGACAAGCTGCACGTCGTCAAGTTTAAGCGCTCCGATGAAAAGCGCGACAAAAACTGCCTCGACGGCTATCTCACCGACATCAATCGCGTACACATGCAAACCTCGCTGCTAGAAGGGCAGTACGTGCGGTTCAAAAAAGTGCACACCTGCCGCGACTACCGCTTGAGCCACACGGCCAAAGACGTGCACGCGTTCGAAACTATGTTGGAGCGCGTGCAGGTGTCCGCGCTGTCGCACGAAATTTTACCGGTGGTCGCCTGCTACGACATCGAAACCCACTCGGACGGCCAGCGCTTCTCCGCGCCGGACGTCGACTTCATCATCTCTATAGCGGTGGTGGTGCGGCGGGACGCGGGCGACACGCGCATATGTTTGTTTTACGCGCCCGACGACCCCGTCGACCTAAACTCGTCGACCGGCTCGCAAACCGCGGTAAACTCGTCGACCGGCTCGCAAACCGCGGTAAACTCGTCGACCGGCTCGCAAACCGCGGCCGTGCACTTTCGCGCCGAACGAGACATGATTGCTGCCTTTTTTCAATTGCTACCCCTGCTCAACGCCGACGTCGTTTTGGATTTCAACGGTGACAAATTCGACATGCCCTTTCTCACGGGCCGCGCGAACAAACTGTGCGGGCGCGCCGAAGCGGCGCGCGTGACGAAAATCGCCCGCTACGACTTGTCGCCGGCGAGCGTGGTTACGCAGCTGTCCTACGACAAGTTTAGCAACAAGCTGCACTCGCACTATTTGACGTACTATATTCACATCGATTTGTACCAATTCTTGAGCACCGACTCGGAGCACAACGACCTCGAAAACTTTCAACTGAACACGGTCGCCGAGCACTATTTGAAAACTGGCAAGGTGGACTTGCCGATCGCCGAGATGCTGCAAATGTACAGGGAGAAGCGGCTGAGTCGCATCGTCGAGTATAACGTGCAAGATTGCGTGTTGCCGGTCGAGCTGTTTCTCAAACTGGAAATAGCCGACTACATGTACACGCAATGCATGCTGTTGTACTTGTGCACCGACGACCTCTTGCGCAACATCTCGCACAAAATCACGGTGGCGTACTTTCACTTGGCGCTGACCAACACCGTCAACGTTGCCGATTCGACGCCCGATCCGTACTTTTTCAACAAGTACGATCTGAGCGTCACGTCGGGGCGCAAGCGCGCCTTTAACGAGTCCGCGCCCGACGCGAACACCATCGATCTGTCCCAACTGAAGCGCACGCCCGTTGACGCGGCGCGCATCCCACCGTCGGCGGTCAAATTGTGCTCGACCCGGCAATCGTGCATTTACAAAGGCGGCAAAGTGCTGTCGCCCAAGCCCGGTTTCAACAGGTGGGTGGCCACGCTCGATTTCAACGCGCTCTACCCCACCATTATGATGCGAGAGGGCGTGTGCATGTCGAATGTGTTCATCGCCAGCGACGGCAACGTGTATCTGGACAAAAACGTTGACGCCGTTAACCCCAAGCTGCTGAAGACGCTCAGCGAAATGCGCATTCGTTACAAGGGGCTGCGCGACCAATGCGAATACAACTCTTTTTATTACAAGCTGTACGACAAGATCCAGAACGCGCTCAAGCGCATCGCCAACAGCATCTACGGCTATTATGGGATATTTTTTAAACCGCTCGCCAACTACATCACCAAGGTGGGCCGGGGCAAGCTCAAGGAGGTCGTAAGCAAGGTGGAGGCCATGAGCGACGACCCGCGCATACTGCGCGAGTTCGCCTTGTCGAAAGTAAACTTTTCCGTCATATACGGCGATACGGATTCGTGCTTTATACGCGTGCTGTTCGACGAGACCGAACTGGCGCCGGTCCGGCGCCAGGCCGCGATCCGCTCCATTGTGCAGGACCACGTGTGCAAGACACTCAACGATTCGTGGTGTGGCTACAAAATGTCCCTCGAAAACATAATGCTCAGCTTGATTTTGCTAAAAAAGAAAAAGTATTGCTATCTCAACAACGAGCAGCGCACCAAATACAAGGGCTGGTTGATTAAGCGTGACATGCCTCTGTTTATGCGCAAGGCATTTCGCGCCACGGTGGACGCGTTGCTTCACAACCATTCGGTGGCGTGCGCGCTCCGCTTGCTCGCCGAGCAGATGCATTGTCGTTATCGCGAGTTTGGCGCCACGCGCGAGAGCCTGGCCGACTACTGCTTCAGCATGTCCTACAACGAAACCTCGACGACGGCCAAGCGACGCAAAGAAGAGGAGCCGGCGCGCAAACCCGTCATCACCATAGCCAAGCATTGCCGGGAACTGTTGGCCAATTCGGGCGTTGACTTTCTGCCCGGCAACGGCGATCGCATTCAGTACGTGCTCGTCGACATCAAAGAAAAGATCACTCAAAAGGCTTATCCGCTCAAATTGTTCGACCCCGACAGCCCCACTCTGCAAATCAGCTGGCTCAAGCACATGAACATTTTGTGCACGTTTGTGAACGAGCTGATTCAGGTGTTCGGCAACCGGCCCGAGTTTGAACACTATTTTGGCGCGATCGTCGACGAGTACACGTCGGGCCAAATGTACGACGTGCGATATCCCGTTTTGGTGCCGACTCGCACCAAACCCACCAAATCGGTAAAAAAAAAAGACAGCGACAGCGACAGCGAGAGCGACACGGAGAATCCCGTCAACTACCACAGCCTCTTTTCTATGCACTTGAAAAAACCCACAAGAACGACCGTTTGCGCATTCGAGGCGTGTCCTCGGTGCGCTCAAGACGTGTAGTTAAATAAAATTAGTATTTATAGAGTTTACAAATATTAATTGTATAATTTAATTTGTATAAAATATTATTATTAATATAATTGTATATTTATAAAATTATTAAAATTGTGTTTGCTGAATAAAATAAATCATATCAACCGCAAATTATGGCATTGTTTATTTCGTGAACCAAAAATTCCGACAAATAGTTGACGTCCTCGTCGTTGATGTGATGCTCGTCGATGTATCGCTGCAGCGTCTCCATCACGTGGCCGTTGTAGTAGACGTGGTCGCAAAAATATTGTATTTGGGTCGGCGTGAGGGTCACGCCGTCCGCGGCGTCCAGGATGGTGCACATGTTGTCCAGGGTGATTTTTTTGTCGATGAAGAGTTTCAAAACGCGCATCAGCTTGTCGCGAAACTTGTCGTCGCGCTCCAGTTCTCGGAGGTATTTTTTTATGTGCATCGACACGTACGCCACTTTGGTCACGACTGGCATCGAGGCCATCACATGATTGAAAAAAGTGGCAAAAAAATCCATGCTAATCGGTAGAACTGGTGTTCTTATTTAAAATTGCGTCAAACGCTCTTTCCAGATCTCTTTTCTTTTTTATACTCTTAGCTTTACCGGTTTGCAGATCGGCAGCGTCCGAAGACTCGGGCTTTATGTACATCACTTGCAACATTAGTATAAAAATAATAAACACCAACAGCATGAACAGCAACAGGTTGGATATTCCCTCGTTCTTGTCGAATACGAAACCCAGGGCTATTAACATTAAAAATGTATAATAAATAAACATTTTGACGAAATATCAAACGCCTCTTATTCTTCGGTGCGCACTCGACTTATTAATCGCCTCGGTCGGCAAAAACCTCGTCCTCGTTTGCGTCCTCGCCCTCGTCGTCCATCCCGATCTCGTACTTGTTCAAATAGTGTTTGGTGCTCGACACGGAGTCGTGGTTCATGAGCTTGGCCACCTTTTGCAGAGACATACCGCTGTTGTACAAATTGCTGCTGAGGTAGTGGCGAATCATGTTGGAGCGCGGCCGATCCATTTCCACGCCGGCCTCCTCGAACAACCGTTTAAAATCCTTGAAGGGCGTCGACGTGTTTTTGGAGATTTGCAAAATGGTCGGGTGCTTGGTGTACAGGTCGCGAGCCAACTCGAGCGGCTTGTTTTTGATGGCGTTTAACAAGTTGACGCGACTTTTTTTTCGTTTTAGACCCACGTGACTGCGAATTTTGCCTTTTTTAATGAGCGCGTTCAGATCGTCAACGGTCAAATGGCGCGCCTCGTTGATGCGCATGCCCGTGCCCAACATGATGCAGAACACGATCGCTCCGCGGATCAGCCCGCGGTCGTGCACGTAATCGCCGTTGAGAAATTTAATCTTTTTCTCGATGCAGCGCAACACCTTGTCGATGACCTCTTTGAGAAACACCGTCTTCTCTTTTTGCTTGATGAGTTTGAGCTCGCGGTCGCGCGGCAGCATCACCTGTTTCGGTATCTTGTACTCGGGCAGGCTCATGGCGTTCGAGTAAAAGTTGATGGTCAGCTGCAGCGTTTCTTTCGTGACGGAGCGCAACTCGAGCATGCGGCGGCACAAGTCCTCGGGCTCGACGGTGGGCCGTTGCAAAATTATCGAGTCGAACTCGTCGTCGAGCGAATGCGCGTCGAGCTTGTCCAATTTGGATTTGTCGACGAGGCAAAAAATTAATTTAATAAAGCGCGACTTGTAGCTTTTGAGCGTGGTGGGCGCGAACGGCTTGGCGAACATGTACTGTGACCACAGACTGTTATTTTTTACCTCGTCGGGCGAGCATCTCTGCCGGTCCGTGGCCAGCTCGAACGCTCGCTCGAATTTGGCGTGACTTTGAATTTTCGACTTCCACAAATTGAACGTTTGCTCGTTGCGATTGCTTTGCTGGTGGACCATCGTCAGGAGCGCCGTCGCCGACGACGAGGTTTCGTCGATCATAGAAAGGTTGATTTTAAATGAATTTGGGTTGGTTGACAAATAAGTTATGTCTCTCTCTTAATATTACAAAATAATAAATTGCATAAATTAACACTACGATGCAAAACACCGACAACAACGCCATCACCAAAGCATTGCCGGAGGCGTGGGCGCGCGCCTCCGCGTCGGTGTACCGCGGCGGCTCCAAAACGAAAGCGTCTTTGGCGGGCGCCGCGTCATCGTCGTCGCGCAAGGCCAATTTCAGCGGAATGTACAGCACCTTGAATTGTTGCTCGTTCAATTGTTCGTACGGCACGTCCAGCGACGGGGCGGATGCGGTGTTCATGTCGAAAGCGCGATAGCTCATGCGACGATCGGCCGATTATTATGTTTATAACTTAACTGTTGAAAAATGAATCGCCGCAGCGCCTCGTTCTGAAATGCCAACTCGGTCAAGCTGCGTTGGCACGCCGTCGCTTTGGCGCTTTCGTCTTTGCGCGCGCCGCCCGACGAGGTGATCAGCGTGGCGCCGCTGAACAGGTCGGGACGCTTGCCCGCCTTGGTGGCCAGATCGGCCACGTATTGAAATATGTTAACCGACGACGAAAGCGGCGCCAGGAAGCCTATGTTCTCTTTAAGACTGATGATGCGCGCGCGGTTCTGCTCGTTTAAAATGTAATAATAATAATCACCGCCGCCCGAAAATATGTTGTCGATCACGTTGTTTACCAACATGTTGATGTGGTTCAGCTGAGGGTATTTGCCGCTTTCGACGGCCCTTTGTATGTTGGACGGCACGGTGGCCTGCTGGAGCAAGCACGTCATGTATTCGTTGGCCAGCTGCTGGGTGAACGGCAGCGGAATGGGCGTGTTGGTGGCCACCGCTTGCGCCACTTGGTACTGCACCGCCAGGCCCAACTGCTTGGCGGCCTCGGCCACGCTCGACTCGTTCACCCCGATCGCGCCTTTGTTGTAAAACTTTTGCGCGTAGGCCGGCAGGACGGTGTAAACGAAAGAGGGCTGGAACACGTTGTCGGGCACCGCCGATCCGCCCATGTCCTTGGCGAGGCGCGCGTAGTGCTTGATTAAATTTTCGTCGCTGTCGAAGCGCTTCACCACGTTGACGTCCACCGGGTTGGTGTCCAGGCACAAATCGCGAATGGTGTTAATCAGCAATTGCATTTGGGGCGTCAAATGGGACATGTCGTTGGTGCGATAATACTTGATGACCCGGTCCACGTAGTCCACGCATTGGTTCATCCAGGCTGCGCTGTAAACGGCGGCCGCCGCGTCGCGGTCAGCGGGCTCGGACTGCATTTTGAGAGTGATGCTTGCAAAACTCCACGCGCGGACTACTTATATTATAATTGTTGTTCACGTACAACATCGACACAATGAAAATGACAAAAAAAATTAACAGCCAAGAAAAGTCGAACATGTTCCATACGATTACCGCGAGCGACAGACCCACGAACACGGTCTGCATGCTCTTGCGCTTGCACAGAATGCTCTCGCAGTTTTGAAACGCCACGTTGAATTTGTTTTCGCCCTCAACGAAGGAGCGCAACTCGTTTTTGCAGCACTCGTCGCACGCGATCATGACGATCACAACCACGCCGTCCGAGTGCACGTACTGAAACGTGCGCGGCTGGCTGCCCGGATGAAACTCAAACTCGTAACCGTCCGAAGTGGTGATGTGCGCGTAATAATGCGTCAACAGGGCGCCGCATGTTTTTTTCACGCGCACCTTGCTGATTTTCAACACGTTTACGTTAGATTTGCGCGCGCGTTCGTCTCCCTTTACGGACGTGCTGTTGTCGAACAAATAATGCAACAATAGTTCGGGGTCGTATTTAATTCGATTCAACGTCGTCGAGTCTTTGTTTCTTAAACGGTGCAGGCAAGTCGTCCTCGGAGTCGGCTGCGGTCGCTCCCGCTCCGCCTTCTGCGGCGTCATCGTCTTCCTCTTCGCTGCGCGAGCCGCTGTCCGCGTTCGAGTTTCCGCGCGAAACTGTCAAAAGCTCGTCCGGATCGTTCTCGTCGTCGTCGTCTTTTTTCGAGATTGGAGACGGCTGCGGAGACGGCGCTCGCGTCTTATTAGACGGCACCACTATTTTGAAAATACACGAATGCTTTTTCAACACGATAGGCGACGCGTTGAACAGCATGACGCGCAGCTTTTTCTCTTCGGTAAAATTATAAATGACGTTGTAGTTGCCGCAGACGATCGTGTAGCACCGCTTCTTCAACAGTCCGTCGAGCAGTTGGGTGTCGAGAACGTTTATGTTGTACGCGCCGACCGTTAGTTTTTTTAAGTGATATTCATCTTGAACAATAAAAGATAGAGTGTGTCGAAATTCCTCCTTGTCAAGGGTCACGTACGCCGCGATGTTGACCGTGTCGCTGCTGTTAGCGGCCATTATTCTCGTTGTAATATTTTTAATATTTTACCTTATTATATACAACGATTTCGACGAACACGAATTCGACCGCCGCTTGAAGGTCACTCTCGAGTACATGAAGCGCACCAACGCCGATCATCCGCTGCCCGCCGTTTTGGCCTACGTGTCGCGCGTCGACGAAAACGTTTTCACGCTCACCCAGTTCGACACGAACACCATGGGCGCGCTCGCGCGCTCGCTTCACGACGACAACGTGGAAACGTTTAATTTTTTAAAGCAATCTTTGGAACCGGTCGAGCACGCGCACGACGCGCCTCGCGTGCGCGCCCATCCCGACGACCGGACCAAGTTTTCCATTCGCGGCGACGACGGCTGGCTCGACGTGGAGTGTCCGCACGGCGAGCGTTTCGACGAGGCCGCTGCGAAATGCGCGCCCGTGCCCGTGTGCGAAAACAAGTCTCCCGGCAACTATCCGCTCACCGCGAGGTTGATCGACCGGCTGGTGCTCAATCGTCGGACGGTCGACGGCGCGGACGACGACGCCGCCCATCCCACGATGTACTTGCGGTGCGTGGCGGGCGGCTCGCACGCGGTGTTAGAGTGTCCCGAAAACCACACGTTCGACGCGACGAGCGGGCGCTGCGCGGAGCGCAACGAGTGCGAAGGCCGACCCGATGGCTTTTTGCTCAATCGTTTTCCCGCCCACCTCAACGCCGACGAGTATCTCGAGTGTGAGAAGGGAGAGACGACAGTGCGCCGCTGCGCCGCCGGCCACATTTTTGACCGCAGACTGCTCGAGTGCGTGACGGGAGCGCCGTGTCAAGTGCACGGCGCCGGACACACGTACATCACCGCCGACATCGGATCGGCGCAATATTTTCGGTGCCTAAACGCCTCCGACGCCGAGCTCGTGACTTGCATCCACCGCGTCTTTGACGGCGAACAGTATCGCTGCGCGGGCGACTCGCGCTGCGGGCAATTCCCCGACGGCACCGGCGTCGCCGTATTCGAAAAAAATGACCAGATTTTAAAATACGACACGGGCGCGCTCGTCTGCGACGAGTACGAAGTGGTGCGTCACATTGAGTGCGACGCGCACGATCAATTGCTAGATCGACTGTTCCACGACAAGTTCGCCGTCGGCGCGAGCCTGCCGCGTCAGGTCTACGACCGCGCGCGGGGCGAATGCGAGTCATTTTCGATGGATTCGGCGCTCGTCAGCGTGGAGAACGAACACTACGGCATCCAGAGCGAGCCCAACGACCTGGGCGTGTCGTTCGACACGGCTTTCGTCGGGCGCACCGAGCGCCTCGAAAGCCTGGTGTCTTCAAACGAATTCACGGCCGCGGCGGTAATGTACGCGCGCGACGCGAACGCGCTGGGCATCAGCTTTTACGACGGCTCGCCGATCGACTGTTGGGAAGCCCGCCAGTTCGACCCGTTCGAGGGCCGGCGGGTCAACGAGTGCGACGAGCGGCTTCAACTACTCGCGCAGATTGCGCTAAAACCGAATGAGTATTTCTCTCCGAAAGAGGCCCGCGTACGGTCCGACGCCGACTACGAGCAAGATTGCGCCCGGCGACTAGACGGAGTGCAAAATTATGTAGCGATGGACCATTTTAGGGCCGGAAAAATTGTCAATATACTACAATCCGACGTGTGCGAGATTATTTTGCGCGATTTGCACAACAAATATATTTCAAAATCGACCCCCGTCGTGAAATCGAGAGGTAAATATACGCGAAAAAGTGTAAAAGGGGAAAAAAATATTGAAGTATACGGGTCAAATATAAGAAAACGTGCGCGCGTTTCCGATGCCGCCGTAAAAATTCCAACGCCACTTTTTGTACCTTTCGAGATGATACCCATCGCGAAGCCTCTGTTTAATCCGTTCGTCGACGAGGACCAGGACACCGATAAGAACGAGGACGACGACGAGGACGAGGGCGACGACGAGGACGAAGAAAGCGTCGTTCCTCGGCCCGATCTCACGCTGAGTGATAAAATGATTGATTTTTCGTGTTTCTATTCAATGCCCACGTTCAAAACGATCGCGTGCTCGGCGCCCGACGAGCACGTTCAGAAAGCGTGGCGCGAGACGCGCGAAACGGCAACGGTTCATCCGGACTGCGAGGCGGCCGGCGGGCTCGTCGACATCGTGAACGCGTACGCCTATCTGGGCGAGGGCGTCAAATGCAAATCAGGGTACGATCCCGAGAGGGGCCTTTTCGTGGACCGAGTGGCGGCGGGACCCGAGTTTGCCAATTTGACGACTCAATCCAACGACGGTGTGAAATACAATCGCCACGTACACGCGCGCGGCGGTAGATTTGTAGCGTGTCCCGAGGACCTGTTCGACAACGACGCTTTTGTTTGTCGCCTCGAAGAAGACAAAATTTATTTCATTCAAGATTTGCACGAGTAATTTCGCCGAAGATCAACCGCAACGCGCCTAATTCGAATGGCGTCGACCCGACGGCACGTAAAATCCTACGCGTCCGCCGAACTCGAATCGGCATGATGTCATCGGCTCGAACTCGATTGACCCTGACCGGCACGTAAAATCCTACGCGTCCGCCTAACTCAATTCAGAGCATGATGTCATCGGCCAAAGCATGATGTCATCAACTCAGCATGATGTCATCAAATTCGAACTCTATCGACCCTAACCGACGCGTAAAATTTTACGCGTCCGCCGAGCTCGATCAAAGCATGATGTCATCAAATTTTAATTTAAAGCATGATGTCATCAAATTTTAATTTAAAGCGTGATGTCATCGGGTTTTAATTCAAAGCATGATGAACTCGATCGACCCCGGCCGACGCGTAAAATCCTACGCGTCCGCCGAGCTCGAGTTTAGGCATGATGGGCCGACGCGTAAAATTCGGTTTGAACTCTGTTAACCCCGGCCGGCGCGTAAAATTCTACGCGTCCGCCGAGCTCGAGTTTAGGCATGATGTCATCGGTTTGAACTCGATCGACCCCGGCCGGCGCGTAAGATTCTACGCGTCCGCCGAGCTCGAGTTTAGGCATGATGTCATTTAGGCATGATGTCATCGGTTTGAAATATTCTACGCGTCCGCCGAGCTCGAGTTTAGGCATGATGTCATCGGTTTGAACTCGATCGACCCCGGCCGGCGCGTAAGATTCTACGCGTCCGCCGAGCTCGAGTTTAGGCATGATGTCATCGGTTTGAACTCGATCGACCCCGGTTGGCGCGTAAGATTCTACGCGTTTGCCAGTTTTGCGGCCTGGCCGAGGCTAATATTTAAATGAATAAAAAAATAATTTTTATAATAAAATTTTTATTTTATACATATTTGTTTCATTTCTTACGATATTATTGGTACACTCTTGCAGTTTATTAAGCGGTCGCGGGCGCGGGCGCGGCTTCGCCGGGCGGGGCTTGAGGTGTTGGCGCGGCGGTCGCCGGAGACGCACCGGCGACGGTCCTCTGGTTCAAGGCGGCGAAATCGTCCCTGGCGGGCACGGTGAATTGTTTGTACGTAGAGCTGGTGTTTAACGTTTGCGTGCCAAGTATCAGCGGCACCACGATCGGGTAGGGCTCGTAGCGAGACAGCGATTTTTGTAAAGCGTTTGAATTGCCTTTAAATTTCAGCACGTTTTCGACGTGCAGGACGTTCTCGTTGAACAGGCTGCGGTAGCGCGGCACCACCGGATTGTACAGCTGCACGTTGGCCACCAGACCGCTGTCGTCTATGTTGCAAGTGGGGCAGTTGCGAATCACGAGCGTTTCTGCGTCTATCATGATCTGCTCGGGCGCGACCGCGGCGTTGATCAAATTTTTCAAAAACGGCGGCATGCTTTCGAAAACGGTGCCCGCCACGTTCACGTCGTCGGCGGTCCAGATCCGCGCGTAATTGGAGTTGACTTGCGAGCAATACCGGCGCGGATTGGTCATTGCCAGTATGCTGTTGGTGCGGTTGAACATGTCCTCGGCCAGGCGGTAGGTTTCCGTTTGAAAGTTTTCGTTGTGCTGCAGCGCTTTGCAAACCGCCTCCTGCTCCTCGACGTTTTCGTAGATCATGTGCGTGACAAGCTGCTCGGCCAACGACATGGAGCTCAAATTCAGCACCGTCTTGTAATTATCTTTGGTCGGTATCAGGACGCGCGCCGTGCCTTGCGTTTTGTGGTTCACCAGACTCTTGCCGACCGTGCGGTTGTAAATGTTGCCCTCGGCGTCCGGAATGGGCAACACCATCTTTTCGATTCTGAACCGGATCGACGAATGGTAGTCGCATATGAACCAGCCGTCGTTGTTGGTCGAGTCGGGCGAGCACGGCGACCCGTACGCGCGACAATTGTCAAACGGCTGGACCGCGCCGAAAACGCAATAGTTTCTCAGTCTGTTGGCGGACAGCGCCCCGCTCACAAGTGCCATGGCGTCGTTGAGTTCGTCAATGTCGTCGGAATCGTTGTTATCGCAATCGACCGGCGTCGTTACAATTGAAAAGGAAATATCTTATTCAATAAATTTGAGCCAAGATTTGCTATTTATTATTTTGGAGTCTTATATTTCCAAAAACTTTGTGCTGTCTTGTGAATATTTCGAATGCGTCAACGAGAACGACGTGCGATCCCGACTCACGGGAGACCGTTTCGTCAGCACGATCAAGCAAACCGAAAGTTTACGCAAATTTGTGTACGCGCACGAAAACGGACTAATGCCGCTCGTGGATCGCGTGAGCTCCGAGCGAGCGGTAGACCTAGACCCCACCGAGGAGGTTTGCATCAAAAAAATTCTCACCTGTCAAGTGTACCGACCGAGCAATCAATCTTCCGTCGAAATCAAGTTTGAAAAAATCTACTTGGACTACAACGCGAGCTACAAATTTGATTTTTTGATGGCCAGCAAGCAAATCGCGCTGTTAAATTTGCTGCAGAGCAAGACGAAAAACGAGAACCGACAATCGTTTTTAGGCTCGGACGAGATTTTGGCCAATCTGCGGCTCGAGTGCGAATACGAGACGACCGCGGACTCGGACGCGCTGCGCGCCATGCTCGACATCGCAGCGGGCGCCGAGGCGTTTGCGCTCGCGCACAACATCGAGCCCGCCCTGCCGTACACCACACTCCAAAACGCCATCGCGTGTCGCAAATTCGAGGAGGAGCGCGCGTTAATCGACGGCGGCGGCGCGATCGAGGACGCCGACGTTCTCAAATGGGCCATCAAATTGGACGGCGTGCGCGGCAAGGGTGTGTTCACGCGCCGCGGCGGCCTAGTCGTGTTCATGGACGACATGCGCGTGTTTTCGGGCGATCTGCCCTGGCCGTTCAGGCTCAACAACGCCGTGGCGTTGCAATGCGAGCTAATCGACGACGCAATCCTTTACGTGACGGACGTGTTGCACGTCTTCAAGTACACGTACAACAACCGCACGCAATACGAGTGCTCGCTCGACGCGTATCCCGTGGACGCAATGGTGGCCATCGAATGCATAGAATGTCTGCGCTCGGCCGCAACCGGCCTCGAGCTAAAAAGCAAAACGAAAGGCGCGCGCGACATGCGCGTCGAGTTTCAAAAGTTTTTTGACCCGCCTCTGACGACGGGCGGGTACACCAGCGTGCCGAGCGACGGCTACGTCGCGCTCGATTCTCAGTTGCGCTACGTGAAGTACAAAAGCGCCAAAACGGTGGAGCTTGAATACGACGAGACGCTAAACAAGTTTTGCTCACTGGAAGGCCCGCTGTCCGACTACGAAACGCGCAACGACGCCGGATGCGCGCTTCGACACGGCGCAATCTACGAGACCGTGTTGAAGGATAAGCGCGTGCACGTGTTGAAAGCCCGGCCGGACCGTTTGCTGGCGCAAGCTCTGCAAGAAGCGGTGTTGTGAAATGACAGTCGAATCCTATTAAAGTTTTGAGTTATATTAAAAGACTTTTCTTGTATCGTTCCCAAGTCATGCGCTCGTGATGAGCGGGCGGTTTGACGTTGCGCTGTATCCACCGGTAGTCGTTGATGTGGTTGTGCAGCGCCACGGTGGCGTGCAGCGTGCCGTGGCGCATTAGTTGGTTTTCTCGGGTCGCGTCGGGCGGCCCGTCCGTCCAGACGACGGGCTCGCCGAATCGTTCTCGGTGGAGCGCGATTTCGATACGTTCGACGTTGAGCACGACGAAACCCTTGACGTTGAGATAGTGGTCGCGACACATGGCACAGTCGAGTTTGAAAAACAAATTGTAGTAAATGGTTTTGAAGGCGTGCAAGTTGCTCAGCATCGAGTCGTATGCGAGGTCTTGGCGGCGATTCAGCGCCATGTCATCGATAATCAAGGCCAAAAAGTGAATCGCGTCCCAAAGGGTTTTGAACGTGTACGAATAGTCGCGCGGCTGGAACGCGCGCAGGTTCAATTCCACGAGCTTGTTTTCGAAAAGCAAGCGAAACTGTTCCAGACTGAGACTCGCGTCCGAATCTCTGGCCCATTGCGTCAGCTGGTCGACCTCTGCGCGCTGCATTTCCCGGTAGTTTATCAACGACGCTATGCCGTATAAGTAAGTCGATTCGGAAGCTAGGATTTCGCTGAGGTGTTTCGATTTGACCGAACGCATTCTGTCGAGGTGGCGAAACGCGTAAAGAAAAAAACTATTTTTATATTCGGAAAATAAAGGAGTCAGCGGGATCATGTCGGACGAGCGCGCGGAACAGCGCACGATTTATTTGTATCTGGGTGACTTACCCAACGGCATTCAAAACGACAAGCCCGACGACAACAACGTGATGTACTTTGAGAGTATAATAGAGTGTTTCGACGACGAGTCGTGCGACAAGTTTAGCTTTTTCGCCGCCCTCAAAAAAGAAGAAGCCTTATTTATGCAAAAAACGTTCAACGATCTGCTGGAGCACAGCAACGGAGTTTATTGCAAGAACCACGTTTTAATCGACGCGCTATTAATGTATAAGACGTATGCGGAATTAGTGGACGAATCGGCCTTCGGAAACGACATCCTCAAGTCGTGCGTAGATTTGCTGACCAACATTTTTCGGTTGTTCCGGTTGCAGAGCAGAATTGTGGTGGTGGTGCCGCGCGACGCGGGCGCCAATCTCGACAACCTCGGTGCGCTTTTAAAGCATTTGGAGCAATTTTCCTTGGTGGAGGTAATTTAAAATGATCGGCGTAGTGGTGCTCATACTGGTCGTGTTGGCGGTGCTCTATTTTTTGAGCGCGAACAACAAACTAAACCTTAATTCGCTCAACGACTCGTCCCCGAGCGTGGGCCAAAGCAGCGACTCGGTGCAGACCGACCCGGCTACGGGCCAACTGGCCGTCAAGTTTAACAGCCCGCGAGTCAAGTCGCTGCGCATCTTGCACGGGGACAACCGCATTAGCAAAGTCTGCGTCGCGGAGCGCCCGTTGGCGTACACCGAGATCGTGGACGAGGGCAACCGCAACGTGGGCGCCAATTGCGTGTTCATCGGCACGATCTCGGACGCGGCCGGCACCAGCGCCGCCGCCAACCGCACAACGGCCAACTTTGAGATCAAGCAGTTTAAAAACACATTTATTGTGTTTAAAAATTTGGAAAGCAATAAAATCAAAGAGAACAACAACATGGTGCGCTACGAGAGCGAGGGCATGGTCTACTGTTTGATAGACGCGGCCGCTAGCCCGGTGCCCGACCTGCGCGAGGTGTCTTATCCCATAGTTGTGTACACCACCGGGCCCAACGTTCAGCTCAAACTTAAGGAATGGGACTACGTGCAAGTCAACGACGCAGGCACGCTTTTTGTGAAAAACGAAAAGTCTTTTAGACTACAATAAAATTGATAGAAACTAAATTTTTTTTATAAAAACTTTATTGACAATAAGTTTATACAATACTTTAATATTTTATTCACTACTTTACATTAGATTTATACTTTAATATTATTACAATATAAACTTGATATTATTACAATTTTTACTAAACTGCCGTGTTTTATTTACGATTTGAACGCCGGCACGACGAGGTTCAAATCTTCCTTGTTCCAGGCCATGCTCAGATTGACAAAAATTTTTTGGTCCGACTTGTAGCATTTTCTAAAACGCTTTTTAAAATCGACGCACAGCTGGTTGAGGCGCGTCTGGCCGCTGTAGCGCTTGGTTTTGAACGCTTCGTGGATCATGGTTTCAAGATGCGGAGCGGCCAGCTCGATCATCTTGTCCACCTTGTTCTCGTCGACGGCGGGCTTGCCCAAAACAAACTGCGCGCGCAACACGTAAATGAGCGCGCTCACTGGACTGTTGTGAATGTCTAGGCACGTCAGATTGTGATTGTGGATTGGGTCGTTTTTGACGAGCATGCGATAAGGCACGTAGCCGTCTTTGGGGTTGCGTCGGTACATGAGAATGTGCGCTAAAAACAATCGTACCGGCGTCACTAGACCCTCGTAATAGCCCTTTTCTAAAGGATATCGCTTGTTTTTAATGTGAGAGTAAACGCTGCCGCTGAACGGCAGGTTTTCTTCGTACACATGGTCGATGTACACGACGGCGAACCTGTTGCGCACCGCTTTGTCGTAGCCGACAATAAATAGAGGCTTGTTGTTGACTATCTGCAGCTTGTAGTTGGCCTCGTACTTTTGGCTGCTCTGATACTTGCGACACACGGCGTTGCTCTTGGTCGAGTCGGCGCTGTTTTTAAAAAAGGAATCGTTGCACTCCTTCATTTCGTTGATGACGTACAATTGCGAAATGAGCTTGTTAGCCTCCATTTCGTCCGTTTCTTTTTTGGACAGGGTGTAGCTGTCGGCGTCGTGCTTGTGCACCACAAAAATGTTCTCCATCAACTCGTTGTTGCTCGATTTGCCCGCGTTGGCCTCGCCGATGATGTAATTGGCGAGTTTTTCGTAATCGCCGGGGATGGCGAGACTGGCGTCGAAGTGCATCATGACGAGCGAGTTGGTGTAGTTGTGGTTGGTAAAATTGCGAAAGTACAGATAGCCGGTGACCACCTTGCGCACGAACACGTGCGAATAGTCGCGCAAATCGATGCGCGACATGATTATGCGCATGTAAAAGCGCACCAGCCACGAGTTGAGGTCGTCGTCGTGGCGCGCCACCACCAACTTGTCCCACCAGATGTTCCACTTGGTAAGAAAAGACAAGACCGTCTTGTAATCCCGATAAAAGGCACACATAAGCGCGTCGGCGTCGTCGGCGCCGACCTCGTCGCACTCCATGTGCTTTTCGAAGCAGGCTATGAACGCGTCGGGCGTCAACATGCGCATCGTCAATTGTTCAACAAAGTCGACGTTATCAAACAAGCGGTGCAAATAGTCAATAATGCGGAGTCTGTGTTGGTGCACGAAGGCGGCGTGCTTGGCCACGCTTTGGCACATAAAGTAGCCCTGTTCGAGCGCGCTCGTCGCCAAGGCCTCGCAGTAGAGGCGCGACGTGTATATGAGCGACCAGACGAGCTCGCGCAGCGCGCGCGACGAGAAAAACAGTTCGGACATAAGAGCGAGTCGAAAAGCACGCTTGTCGACGCGCATGTTGTAAATGCAGTCGCAATTCTGCGACAGGGTCTCTTGGCAGTCGAGGCAGTGCGAGTTGGCGATCAAATCAGACATTTTCTTTTCGTTTAAAAACAAGCCCATTATGACGAGCTCCTTGTCGTCGTAGTGCCAAACCTCGCGAAATAACTCGTTCAATCGCTGCTGTTCCGCCCCCTTGCAGCGCTCGCAGTTGTCGACGCTCGTCAAAATGAACACGTTTGTCTTGGAGGCGCGAATGTCGCGGCATATTTTGGCCACGTGATAAATCTGGTAGATGTCGCGCTCGTGCCGACCCATGTCGAGCATGTAGTTGAGCGCCGACTCGGGCAAATAGGTTTTTTCGTTTTTTTTGCTCAGCGCGTTGAGTAGCGTGTTGCCCAGAATGAACGGCGTGGGGCTGTGATAGTCGTTGATTATTAAGTTGTAAACGCCCTCTTCGGTGAAATACAAGTATTTCCAGCTGTTGAACTTGACGCTCGACATGCTGATGGCCGTTTGTTTCTCCGTGAGCTTGAACAAGTCGTCGTCTTTTTTCACCACCGTGTAATGTTTGCCGTTAAAAACCAAACAAGCGTTGGCGGAAATGATCTTTTTTAAAAAGCCCTTCGCGAGCACTTCGGGCGCGAGACCGCAAGTGACGGCGCTTTCGAACGTGTAGTTCCACTTGTCCGCCATCGAAGCGGCGGGGTTTCTTTTGGTGTTATTGTAATAGAGAGCGTAATGTATGGCAAAATAACAACCGATTGCCTCCAGCGCGTCCTCCTCCATGAACAAAGTCCAATGATTGCAAAAACGCATAAATATTTTAGGTGTCAAATTGCAATACGGCTCGCAGCGTTTCAAGGCAATTTCGTGCGCAGTCTTCGCGCTCGCCTTTTTTTCCGCGACGTCTTGTTCGCGGCCGGCGGGCGTCGAAAAGAGGCTTTCGCACAACAACTCCAAATACAGCCGAATGTCCGTTTCGGCAAAGTCAAACTCTTGATTTTTCACCAACAACCGCCACACCAGCACTACGAGATAGTCGAAATTGACAAAGTTGCTTTTGCAAAAATACTCTCGAAGAACGGGCCCGTTGGCGATGTCCAGCTTGGAGAGGGCGTTCACCATGCAGTCCTCGATGGCCGCGTGGCACGATTTGATGTGGGCTTTGATCTCGTCCAAACACTCGCTGCTGGGCGTAATGTTTTTAGTTATTTTGAGCGCTTCGAAATTGTCCAGTTTGCATTCCGAGTGCGACTCGCCAAACTGGCGCAGCGACTTGAGGTTGACGCGAATCAAATTCCGGTATCGGGGCGCGGTGACGCACTCCACCAAGTTGATGTCGTCGCGCAAGTAATTGAAAAAATTTTTATTAGAGTAAACCAATTGGTCGTCGATGCGGCATTGACCCGTCGAGCCGTCGGCTTGTTTCACTTCGAACAGTTCGTCGTGCGCGTCCGTAAACAGAGTGCGGCCGTTGACGAACAACTTGCGCCCGCCGCAAGTCAAAGACATTTCGATGTTCAAAAAAAAATCCGGCTGCACGTCAAACAGGTTCACGTTGCCGAGCCGCCGGTGGTGGATCAGCGGCACGCAGTCGCTCAGCTCCAAACCGAGTTTCATTTTGACGAACAGGCGCCATCCAAAGTAAGTGATCGATATATTGGGCCAGTACACGTATTCGCCGGCGAACGCACACTCGTTGCTCCAGTCGCGTCGGTTGCTGCGCAAAAACTGAGTAAAGTCCACCGCGTCCTTGATGAGTTCGCAGTGGCGCCGCTCGATGAAGGGTCTCACCATTAACACAAAACAGTTGTCTTGAACGCACCAATCGTGAGGTTCCACGGGCCGGTCGTGTTTTTCAAAACAGGCGGCGGGCCCGCTGCACGCGGCCGAGTGCGATCGGGCCGTGCGAGCGTCCGTGAGCGCGTAAAGCAGCTTTTGGAAATTTTCATAAGTCCTCACTACGCGTTTATTCTGATCGACGTCATTCCTCAAAATAATACTGTCCGCCGAGTCCAAATCTTCGAGGGCGCATTCATCTCGCAACTCGGTGGATTGAAAGATGTTTTCGAAAATTTGGTTAACACTTATCGCGGTGGCGGTCATTGTTTGTTTAATGGTTTTTTTGGCGATTTTAACGTTTATAAACCCTTATCGCGACAATATCGACAAGCTCGTCCGCGATCATGCGGACACCTTACAATTTGGGGCGTATATTGATATTTACGATTTGACCGTTCCGCCCGACCGCGCCGAACGTTTGTTTCTCGTGAGGCCCGAAAACGTAGTGTTGTACAACACGCACGGCGCGCTCTTCTACTATTTGGAATCGTCGAGCGCGCTCTGTCCGCGAGAGTTTGCGCTCGTGCGCTTCACCAAAGCGGAGATCGAAGCGGTCAACGACAGTGGCGCGTTTTCCACGGCGTGCACCAACGTGAACAGTCTCACGGTGCTCGAGCACTTTGTCGCGCTCAAAAACAATGTGCCCGACGAGCGGCTGGTGTTGAGCCTTCGCGAAATCGACTATTCGGTGCTGGACATAATAAACGTCTTGATCGCCGGCGGGCTCGCGCAACTCTATTGACGCCGGCCCGCGTCAAATCGGCGCTCGTGCTCTTCGATGTTGTTAATTAAGATGTCGTGATAGACGCGCCAGTCTCGACGCGGTTCCGGGCACCGCTTTACGTGCACGAAGCGGTCGTACGAGTAGTCGTTCGAGGCGAGGTCGTCGACGAGCGTGATCGTTTTGAAAAAGTTCACCCCGAACTTGCGCAGATAGTAGAGCACCACGCGCGGCGACTTGGGCAAGTTTTTTGCGTCGTCGTTAGCGGGCGACGTCTGGTCGCTGAAGAACGGTTTTTTGACAAATATCAAGTCGGAGCGCACGTCGACGACGATGCGCCGTTCGAGCGACGCGTCGCCGTGCCCGCTCGAACCCTCGCACAGGGTGATGTCGAAGTAGTCGGCGAGATCGGTGCGCGCGAGCGAGTGAGTCACGTGTTCGCGGTTGCCGTACGACCACAGCACCAGCACGCACCCCAGCCGTTTCAGCTCCAATAGGCTGTCGGGAATGTCGTCGTCGCGCAGACGCACGTCGCGCTCCTCGGTGATCAAAGTGCTGTCCAGGTCGAACACTATCACGTGCGGTAGCTCCCAGGCGAAGGACTGCACCCGCGTTTGGTACACTTCCAGATAGCCCTGCACGTACCACTCCTTGAGGAAGCCGTACGTCGGCACCAGTTCATTGATCACGTACGTGTGGCCGAGTGCGGGCGTGTCGAAGGCATCTCTGATGTGTTCGCGCAGTTCGGACATGTGATCTTCGCACCGCATCACACGAAAGGCGTATTCGCGCGTATCGATAAGCTTGACGATCGTTTGATCGAAAGCCAACACCACGTATTCGTACATGTCCAGATGGCGGTAAAGAACGGTGCGCAAATGCCGGTAGTCGGCGACCGCGAGCAGATGGCGGCGCACCAGCGGTCGGTTGCGTCGCAAAACCACCCACAGAGGCAATGGCATTGTCGCGACTTATTCTTAACGTTTAAGCGCTTTCGAGAGTCGGGCGACTACAAGGAATTGATTGTTTTCCTTGCGCTCAACTATCCCGCCCAAGTGAAGAACAAAACGTTTAATTTTCTCAACACGGGCCATCTGTTTCATTCTTTGTATGCGTACATCCCGGCCGCCACGAGCGTCGGCAAGGAACGCAAGCAAATCCGGCTGTCCGAAGAGTGCATTTGCAAATTGTTTACGAACACCAAAAACGACTTTAATTTGTATGTGGAGCTGTACGAGATGCTCGAGCGCGCCGACGACGCTTCGCGCCGCGACTGTCCTTGCCAATTGCTCGCGCAGCGGCGCGACGAGATAAACCTGTTCGTCAACTCTATAAACCAAAAAACCTTTGACTGCAAACCGCCCAAACTGAAGAAGGAGCTCATCGACAACATTATGTACAAATACTCCTTGAACTGGAAGGCGCTCATGTTGAAACGCAAAGTCGACGCGTCCAGTTCGCCAAAAAAAAAGAGGAAGATAAAAAAAAGAACCATTCTGACCGACGAGCGCGTCGAGGTCGGGGAGGACGTGTTGGCTGCGGGTCGATTGAGCGCCACGAACGGCATGTCGCTGCGCGCCTGCCTGCACGAATACGCGGTGGCGGAGAAACAGATGCGCGCCGGCGACGAGGCCGCGTCGTTTATCCATTACTGTCGAGTGTGCGGTCAATTAAAAAGAAGCCTTCAATAGCGGCGGTACGAGTAGCCGTAGGGGTTCGAGTTGGAGGAGCGGCGGCGTCCGTACGACGAGTGTCTGCGCGCGTTCATCGAGGAGCGCCGACGCCCGCCCGACGCGGAACGCCGGCGGTATGAGCTCGAGGAGCGCCGCCGCGCCGCGCCGCTGCTTCGTCTGCCGCGCGGTCTGCCCGGCCTGCGCCTGTAGCCGCTGCTGCGCCGCGCGACGTAGCTCCCGCGTCGCGCGCCTCCGCCGGAAGAACGCCTTCGGCTGCGGCTTCGACTCGAACGACGACGACGTCTGTACACCATTATGATTGCAACAAACGCGTGTTCGATTAATTTAAATTCTCCTTATAAATTTATAAAACTTGTCGACGAGCCGAATAAAAGTCTGCATTAAATTATGTGTGTATTTATTTAAAGCGTCATTTTTTACACCGTTTGTTTTTCGAGGCACCGTCGGCGCCCAAATAAATGTTTAGCGAGTCGGTCAGGTCGGACTGTTTGAGAACGCTCGAGCCGCTGCTCTGGGCGAGATCTTTAAACGAGTCCATGACCTTGTAAATGTTGTTGTAGTCGTTGATGTTGAATTTGCAATTGGTCATGGCGTAATTTTCCATGGTCGTGTAAAATATGCTGTTGGTGGCGTTGAAAAACATGCGCGGCAGCGAAAAATCCTCGGTCAGCTTGAGCAGTTCGTTAATAAAGTCCTCGTCGTCGCAATAAGGTATGCGGTTGTCGTCGAGCGCGTCCACGTACTGTTGCGGCTCGAGCTGGGCGAGCGCGCGCGCCCGCTGCAGAATCAACTCCTCGAGCGAGCAGCTATTGTGTCGGCTGAGGTCGGTGTTGGGCACGATGATTATGCGCGGAAAGCGCGTCAACGGGTAGTGCAAAATCTTGCCGAACGTCAGCTTGAGCGTTTTGATGTTGTTGAAATCGAGCGCGGCGGTGGGCATTTCGAGAAGATCGCGCAGCAAATTAATCAGGTTGAACACCTGATCGGCCTCTAAATGCGGTATACACTCGTCGTCCTCCAGCGCCTTCTCCAAAAGGTGAAACAGCGGTTTGTAGGCGGGCTGGCGCGACAGATACAGCATGCACGCCACCACGTCGCGCACCTGGAATTCGGTCGAGCTAGTCGTCGACAGGGTGTAGTATTGCAGCATTTTGCGGCACGTTTTCTTGTAACCGACCATGAGGCGGGGATCGCCGGCCGCGGTCTGAGCCCGGCGGCTGCCTATCGGCGCGAACAGATTGAGTATGTCGCGCTGCGGCGGCGCCGCGGGCGGCTGGCTCGCGTTGGCCGACACGCCGCCGCCCGGACCGCGCTGCGTCGGAGGACTTAAATGGGCGCTGGCCAGCGCGGCGTTGTCGCGCACCTCGTTGTTGCGCGACGCGCTCGCCACGATCGTCAGCAGCTCGATAAACTCCTCGTAGGGCAGGTCGAGCTCGGCCCGGTGGCCGTTGTCGCACAGCAAACGAAACAACCGCAACCAAATGTCCATCTGCATCTGAGGGTCGATGCGGTCGCGCAAATTGACAATTTCGTTGAACAGATTAATAGTCGTCATGGCGTTGTCGTTTAACTTATATCAATCTAATAGTGTTGTCGTAAATGTTGTTCAGCAGTTGCAGCACCGCCACCCCCTTGGTCGCGTCCAAGCGCATCGTTTCTTGGTTGTCTTGAATGTCGGCGAGAATGCTTTTGGCCGCCGCCGACGTTCTGCTCAGCTTCTCAAAGGTGTCGGCCTTATTTTCGCTGGTGTCGTTCAATATGTGAAGCGCTACGCTCGACATGTTGTCGTTGAGCGCGTTGATCAGCGGAGCGGGATTGAGCGCGTGGGCCGCCAGCACCGCGTCGAAATTGACGTCTCGGTTGGGTTGCGGCGAGCGCGCGGGCCGCTCCGACCGGTCGATGCTGCTAATGATGTTGTCATCTGACGAGTCATACATTTTGATTTATCAGCACGGCAAAGTCTTCGTCCAAGTTGTGTTTGGCTACCAATTGTCTTATTTGTTTTTCCGTCACGATGTAGCACTCGATTGCCAGATCGTCGCGAATGCGCGCCAACTTGGCGACGAACGCGTTCAGCTGCTCGTCCGTGTACTGCGGCAGGACGAAGCGGCACACGTTGCGCACCTCCACCTCGAACGGGGTCATCGCGCCGTCGCTAGAGAAAAATGCGTCGGCGCCGTTCGCTTGCGCAATCTTGTGCTCGGCGCCGTCCAAATAGATGCGCAAAAAGAAGCCCGTGAACACCACCGACGCTATCTTGCTGATTTTGGCGTGCTTGATCTTGGTTTTCAACGCCAATTTGGTGATAAACTGTTTGAACGGCGCGAACAGAATCGTTTCGCAGGTGTTTTTGTTGCGAAGCGTGCACAACAGCAGCTCCAGCTCGCGCACGCTCAAATTCACCACGGCGCGCCGGCACTCTTCCACGAGGGGCGCGACGGCGCGTCGTTGCACAAATCCGGCCGCCTTGTCGCTGAGCAAGTTAAAAAGAAAGCGCGCGAACGCGTCCGTGATGAGGTCGTCCGCGTTGAACACGCCGCCCGTGTCGTAGCGCGTCTTGAGGCACACAAACAAAAACAAGGGCAAGCCGAACATGGGTCGCAAGAAAATGTCCCATCCGTCGTGCAGAGTCGCACTAAACTTGCTCACTGCCGCGGACACGTAATCGCTTTTACATTTTAAACACTGCAAGCGGGTCGACGAGCACGTTTGGCAACGGGCCGATATTTCGGGTATGTAGGGCGCCGGGGAGGATTTGTAATATTTTTGCAAGTACTGGGTGATCTTCTTGAAGTGAGGCACCTGGGTCATGAATTCGTGTTTAAGAAAAATGGAAAAGATTTGCTTGATGTCGTCGTTCTGTTGTTTGGTGTCGAAATTCTGTTTAACAAAGTCTATGCATTTGTTGAATTCGTTAAAGAACGTGAGCCCTTTGACGTGGACGTGCTTGTTCTGGTCGTAGAATTTGGAAAATAGGAAAGCTAAGGAGTCGATCTCGCTGACGGTGAGGCGCGCTTCGAACATTACATTTTTCACGTTATCTGGGTTCTTTTTGAATTGCAAAGAGTATTGCACGGATAGCTCTTGCGGTTGATCCATTTTGTCCACTTATATATTACGATGCAAGAGCCCGAGGTCGAGCGGTCCAACGTGGGCGCTCAGGAGCCCGAGGTCGAGCGGTCCAACGTGGGCGCTCAGGAGCCCGAGGTCGAGCGGTTCAACGTGGGCGCTCAGGAAAAAACCTTTCGAATGGTGCACATGAAGGGAGACGGCGCGTGCATTTTTCGAGCCGTCGCCCACGTCGTGTACGGCGACCAGGAACGGCATCCGGAGGTGCGCGACGCCATAGTAAACAGCGTGACACAGAATTGGCCGCTCTACTCGAATTTTGTGCAAGAATCCACGCCGCAGGATTACTTTGCCAAAATGAGCAAAAGTTGCGAGTTCGGCACTACGATCGAAATCGACGCCGCGAGCCGCTTGTACGCGATCAGCTTTGAAATATTTATTAATAAAACTCAAATTGCGAGGATCGTGACCGACGCCGGCGATCGGGTGGCGTATCTCAAATTCAGCGGCTCGTACGAAAACGGCCACGTGGACGTGTACGAATTGGTGACCGACGAGCCGGAGAAACCGTTCAATCGAGATATTGCTTTTGAAAATTTGCTCACTTTTACGGTCAACTTTATTCAGACTCAATACATTAATATAATGTATAAATATTTGTATAACTTTAAACAGACCGAGTACTTTCGATCTAAAATACAAAACAGGATTTTAAACGCGTCGTCGTTCGCAACGCTGCAAAAGTTTTACGAGTACTCCGCCATCATAGTCGAGATCAACAAAAAATACAACGAAATGCACAACGCCAAGATTTTCGTCGAAGAGCTGACTTCTAACGAAGCCGTAGACGAGGAGGAAATCGACGACTCCATGGACATAGACGCGTTGCCTAAAGCGCCGGCCAAATCGCCTTCAACGTTACCCACGACGAAGACGTTTCCCCTGAATGCAGTCGCGTCTCGACTGCTCGACTTCGATCTGCGCTCCCTTCTCGACGCGCAATCGCCCAATTGCGAGTTGTTCAATTTTTACGTGAGTCGGCCAAAAAGCTTGGACGTTATCATGGGCGACATAAACGCCCTGCTCAACCTGACCACGCTCGGCGACAAAACTCGCGACAGTCTCAAGAATTTGGCGAACGGTTTGGTCGCGTTGGGCGAAACTGATATTATGGTCGTTTTTGAATTCAAAGATTTTCTAAAACATCCCGAACTGCAAAAGTTTCTTTTGAGCCACGAGAACATTAAATATAGAAAATTGCTATCGCCCAACGCGATAAAGTCTATTATTTATTTGGAACAAAACCCCGACATCATTGTGCAGCAGCCCGATCCGGTGAAAAACATTTTGCTGAGTATTCTACTGACATACAAGCAAGCGAGCGCGTTCAATTGTTTCGTTTGCCAGGCCGATTTAAACAAAGTGAACGACGACCGCGTGTTGAACATCATAAACGAATATAGGCGGTTGAAATACGTCAACACGGACGGTCCGCCCTTGGCCGCGTCCAAGAAAAAAAAACCCATACAAATTCAACAAAATGTAACAATAAAGCCCGGAGTCGAGCCCGGAGCCGAGCCCGGAGCCGAGCCCGGAGCCGAGCCCGGAGCCGAGCCCGGAGCCGAGCCCGGAGTCGAGCCCGGAGCCGAGCCCGGAGCCGAGCCCGGAGCCGAGCCCGGAGCCGAGCCCGGAGCCGAGCTAGGTTTCGTGTCCACAGGCGAAGATTCGGAGCCCATAAAACGAAGTAAAAAAAGAAAAAAGAGACGCATCGAGTCCGACGACGACGAAAGCGACTACGTCGAGCGCGCGGACGACAGCGACGACAGTTTTGTCGTAAAAAGAAGCAAAAAAAACCAAAACGCGTTCTGGTTTTTAGATATGGAAGCCGAAATGAACGAAGGCTCGGACGAAAGCTCTTTGTCCACGGAGCGTTTCTCGGACCGAGAATCGACATCCTTCTCGTCGCGAACCTCACCGGACAGGACGAATCTGAGCCCTAAATCATTATTACGCCCGCCGAGCTTGTCGCCGAGCCCGCCGCCGAGCCCGCCGCCTCGTCCCAAAAAAATTCGTCCGCCGCCACGTCCCCGTTCGCCCTCGCCCGTTCGCAGGCCTCTGTCTCCGTTCGAGCCGACCGTTTTTCCGAGACGCCCCGAACGGCGCCTAGACGAGCTCGCCTTGTTTCCGAGCGAGTCCATGCCGTACTATTTTCAAAAACTTTTGATGACTATGCACCGGGAGGTTCGCGACGAAACGCTATTCACAGTCAACCTCGGCTCTTATCCCACTCGATTGAGCTACCGACACGCGCGGTCGCTCGTCAACGACGCGGATTTGTCCCCGTTGATTCGCGACGTGTATTTTTACGATATGCTGAAACCGCTGTCTCTTTACGGGGCGACGTTACTCGACGAGAGTCAAGTTTTGTGGTTTGTTAACAAATCGTACGTGTATTTTTCGCTGTGCGCGGACCAATTCGAAACGATCCGTCGCGCCGTCGCGCCCGCCGCTTCCGACGAAATGGTCATTTTTGTGATTAAATACAATTTTCTGTGGCATTACGCTGAATTTATAAGAACACTCGCGAGCTCCGCGCTGACGGCGCACCCGAATCGTAAAATAGTCAACGCTCTCACGATATTCGACAGCAACGTTAGAAAAAAATTCTCGTCAAAAACGGGAGTCTCGTTCGCGCCCGCCGCCTCCGTCGTCGAAAGCACGCTCGTCAAGCTGATGCAGGGCGAAGTGTGATATGTACGTGTACTTTGCGTTGCTAATCACGACGTTTCTGGTTTGCGTGTTTTTGTTGTTCGCCTTGGCGACAAACGAGAAGCAAGTGCGTAAAATTTTGTACTACCAATACAAATACATACCGGAACCTTTAATAAGTTCGGTGGAGGTGATCAATCTGAAACCTCGTTGAGCGAGATGCCGCCGCCGCCGTTCGCGTCCGCCTCGGCGTGTCCGTTGAACATCAAAGTTTGCATCAGCGATTACTTTGTCACCTTTCCGTACGAATATATCGCGCCGCAAAACGACGTGGGTAACGCGCTCGTGCTCAATCTGGTCGTGTACGTGCCCACCGACGAGGACATTCAATACGTGGACGCGTCCAAGTTGACCGCGTTTCAATCGGTGCTCGTGTACAGGCACGAGCTCGGCGACACGAGCGAGACGCGCGTTCCGAAAAAAAACGCCAACGCCACGGTCGTGTACTGGAACCCAATTCTGCCCATCGGCGAGGTGGGCGTGGGCGACACGCGCGTGTTTAGCGTGCTGCTCACCAACGACCTGTTTTTCTGCAACATTATGATCATTGACCACGACGTCGCGTCGTGCCCGGTCGAGTTTCGCACCAACGTCAATTACAAAAAGCTCACGCCCATCGAAGCGGAGGACCCGCTGTTCAACTTGAAACGCTTGCGCGACGACAACAACAACGACTTTTTGCTCTGCTTCAAACTGGAAACTCCCACCATGGTGAAAATCCTGAGCGTCAAGCGGCTGATGTGCATATTTGAGTTCCGCCGAGTGCCCGCCCGCTACGCAATCTACCTGCCCGATCGCGAGGTGGACAGCATATTCAACAAGCTGACGTGGGAGCGCGTGAGACGGCTCATGAAGGGCGACAACAACCAACGCAAATGCTTCAACGTCAACCGCCACGCGTTGCGCTACATCAAACTGGCCATGGACATGCTGGGCTTGGAGACGTCATCGCAGGTGGTCGTCAATCTGGTGCGCGCTTTTGAGATGCTCATTCTGCCCTTCCAAATGGTACCCGAGATCATCGTCAAACTCAACACCGTCGAGCGCCAAAGGAGCGTGCGTTTGTATTGTAAGAACGACAGTTTCGCGATCGGCCTGCACGGCCCCGTGCCCAACAATCTGCCCGACGACAACCCGATCGCGTTCGACTACTCGGACGTCAACAACAACCGACATCTGTTCGAGGTGCGCGAGTCGTTCATCAGGCGGGGGCGCGCGGACGAGCTCACCGTGGTCGCGGCGCGGTACAATTATTTTCTCTAACGATGCGGCGCACGGCCGCCGCGCTCGGCGGCACCACCGCCCTCGCCGGCTCGAACTCGGTCCTCGACCACGACCAACTGCAGCAGCTCGTCTCGCACAACCGTACTTTTTTGCGCGACTTCGTCATGGTCATAGGCGCGGTCGTCGTATTCGTCGTGGCAATGCTCTTTATCGTGCTCGTCTACACCGTTAGCCTCGGCGCCGAAGCGCAGCGCCAGGCGCGCCAACGGACCGAAACGACCTATTTGGCCAATCTGGACTATCGCACGCGCGCCCGAGACGATAACGCGCGTTAATAAAGCGGCTGCGGCGCGGCGCCGCGCCAGTCGCAAACATGACCGACCTGACGCTGGTGTTTGTGTGGTACCGGCCCGACGGCGCGGCCGTGTTCAACACCGACCGCTTTCCCTTTTGGCACAACGTGCAATATCACGCGCGCCAGTACCGGTGCGTGCTGGTGTACTGTTTCGACGCACCGCACGTCGACGCGTCGCCCGTCCCGGCCGGCGCCGAAACGGCCGCCGTCGTTACGGTCGACTTTCGCGATCAGTGGGACCGGCACGGCCGCATCGACGCCCTGCAGACGACGGCCTCCAAGATAGACTACATCAAGCTGACGATCGTGCTAAACTGCGATCGCGCCTGCATCACCACGGACTTTGTGCTTCTCATGGACATGGATTGCAGCGTGGACGAGGTGAATTTTGACAGAATAATGTCTTGCGGCCGGCGGTTGGAGGTGTTTTTCGATCGGAGCGTCGGCCAGCTGTACGACAACATCGGTCGCTTCGAGTTCGACAGCTACATCGAGAATTACGCGACGCTCGTCAACAGAAGGGCGCCCTTTTTCCAAAGTCACCATCACGTCGTCGCGACGCCAGAGCGCGACACGGGCCAGAATTGCTACATGTACGCGCAATATCTAAACGTCGTACATTTGTATTACGCCCTCTTTCACGCGTACACCTTTCCGCCCGACGCGCGCGATCTGGTGTACGAGAACAGCGTGAAGCTGCGGTTTAGGCGCGGCGCCAGCTGGAGCGCGCTTCCGAGGCGCGCGGCCGTATACAAATACGTGTACGACAGCGCGCTCGAGCCCGAGTTTGTCGCGCAGAGTCTCGACGACCGGCTAATGGCGGCCATACTCAAGGGCGACGACGACGAGGTGCGCCGACTGGCGCTCGAGCTGCGGCGGCTCGATTACGACTTCCAGTCGGCGTTCGACTGGAGCAACGGCCGGCAGAAGTTCACCAACGTGGCGGGCGTGCTCGTCGACCGGCGTCCCGATTTTGACTTTGATCATTATCAATTTTTGTTGCCCGTTAAATACTTTTAAAAAATTTAAAGCAAATAAATAAAGTGAGCACGCACACCGTCGTTTGATTTTATGATATAAGTGGATTTTCGCGCGCGCTCTCACAATGGATCTACTGCAACAAACTCAACAGCTCTACTCGAAACTTAAAAAGATTCGACAGCACTACGACAACAAGGTGTTTGTCTATTTCACCAACCGCACCAAAAACGAGCAAAACGTAAAGTTTTTCCAAGACCTGTTCTACCTCAAGGCGTACGTGTTCGCCTTGCAAGAGCAGCTTAACTGCTTGGAGCTCAACTCAAAAACCGACAAGAGCAAAACGGACTTTGTCAACGATTTGTACGAGCTGGACTTTGACAACGAGCAAATCGAATCGTTGCTCGAGTCGCGCGACCCCGCCGCGCTTGTCGCCAAGTACGGCGCGCACCGTTTGCCCGAGTTTCTGCGCCGCTCGTTCGACCAAAACGCCGAGGGATTGGTGCGCGTCATCGGCGAGTTCGTGGCCAAGCGCAAGGTGTATTGGAAAAAAAACGACAACATTCAACTGCTCGACGAGTTGGTTTATTTAAAGTCCAAAATAATAAAACATTTGTGCATGATAGAGAAACTAAGCGACAAGGCGGACAAGTGGCTGTCCGCCTAGAGATTTGCACGGCTAAACCGACTCCTCCGCGACGTTGCGCACCAGCCGTCGAATCATCTCGGACGTGTGCTCGACGGCGTCCAGCTCACACAGACGCACGATGCACGCAGGCTCCTCGCTTAGCAGCTTTTTCAAGTACTCGAACTCGGGCAGCGGTCGGTGCGGTACGACGCGGTCTTCGCACACGGCCCACGTGCCCTCGTGCGTGTGCATGACGAACAGCGCGCACAGGTGTCGGTCGATGAGTTCGCGCGCGCGCGCCTCGGCGGACGCCTTGACAAAAATGGTGTACGCGACGATGTGCATGATCCCGACTCGTCGCGATCAATAATGCCCGGGCTCACCCGGGCTCGATTAAATAGCCCGGGCGCGAATTAACACGAAATTTATCGCCGACAGCCGCCGCCGCGGCTATTTACGTTCCCGCGAGCGCGTCGACCCGGCCCGAGGAATGCGATTCTCGTCGGCCGGATTTAAAATGTGAGCCGCCTTGTGGCGTTAAGTTTGTGTACGAATGTAATTAAACAATAAACAAGTTTACTTATGAATCGTTTATTTTATTTCTGAACCGAGTCGACGCTCAGCAGGTACTTGATGGTGTCCTCGAACAGCTGCGCCTCCTCCGGCGAGTCGAAGCTGATCGAACGCTTGCTCCTCTTGACCGCGCTCGTCGTGTGCGTCGCGTTCGTCCAGTCGAGCGCGGGGTTGGGCCGCCTCGTTTCGAGCACCAGATCGTCGTCCTTGATGCCGAGCTTGCGCTTCTGGCTCTGCACGTAGCGCCTCTGGCCGGCGATGCCGTGGAAGGTGGTGCCGTCGCGCGCCACGCACAGCACCGGGTGCTTGCGCTCGTCGGCCGGATACTGCACGGCGCGGCTCGACAGGTCCATCGCCGCGTCGATCAGCCGGGCGATTTGCTCGTCCTTTCTCTGTATCGTCTCTTGTAATTGCGCGTCCTTTTTCTGTATTATTTCTTGAAACTGCTTGTCCTTTTTCTGTATCGTCTCTTGAAACTGTTCGTCCTTTTTCTGTATCGTCTCTTTAAACTGCTCGTCCTTTTTCTGCATCGTCTCTTGAAACTGCTCGTCCTTTTTCTGCATCGTCTCTTGAAACTGCTCGTCCTTTTTCTGTATAATTTCGTCCTTCCTTTTCATGATGTCATCCTTTCTCTGCATCGTGTCTTGAAACGACGAGTACATGCGGTTTAAATCGGTCATCACGCGCGTCACGTGTTGATCTTTGGCCTCGATCAGCTTGTTTTTGGCCTCGATCTGCTTGTTATTGGACTCGACCACGAACTCGACGAATTTTTCCTTCTTGACCAGCGCCGCCTGCAGCGTGGCGGTGTGGTCCGCGAACACCTTTATCAATTTGTCCACCATTCGTTTGGTCTCCTCCTGTTGATGTTTAATGGCGGGGTCGTACTTGCCCGTGCACAGCACTTGCGGAATGACTTCTTCTAGTAGCCAAGCCTGCAGCTCCACCGCGTAGGGCAGCTTGCTTTTCATGATCAGTTGGATGACGCCTTCTTTGGTGACTAATACTGTGTGCGGGTGTAGATACAGCGGGTCGCCCTGCTTGGCCAGGGCGTTTGAAGCAAGGCTCGCGATTTGCGAGCCATGCTCGCTGTACGTATATTTGTATTTTTTATCCACGTGTTTGCTTACAGCGTCATTACAATTTCCATATTTTAAACTGCTGGCGACGTCCTTGGCAACAAACTTGACCGGTTGCTCATCTCCGAGCACGTATCTAAGCGTGAACGTGTCCTGGCCGAATTTAAACTGCCCGATTTTAACTTGAGACATTTTCGACGCGTGACGACTCGACGAAAGCGCGGAACGAACTGAACGGATTAGTTTTGCGAGCAGCGGCGCAAGCACGACTCGAGCGCGCGCTTGATGTGCTCGAAATCCGTGTTATCAAGGCTCGGTTATTTGCGCATGCTGCTGTTCAGCCGGGCGATCTGGCGCTCCGTCATCGTGGACTCGATCACGTCCATCAGCTGCTCTTTGGTGTAGTTCTCCAGCAGCGTGATCTTGTTGTGCTTGGCCTTGAACTTGTCGCGCGGAATGGTCTCCTTCACCTTGTTGAGCACGTTCATGGAGTTGGGCACGTAGTCGCTGCTGAATATGACGTCGCTCGAGCCCAGGCGGCGCAGGCTGCGGCGCAGCGAGCGCTTCTGAGGGCGCAGGAAGGCGAACTCGTTGTTACCGATGTCGCACACCGCCAGGCTGTGGCACAGGTTGGGGTTCGCCGGCTTGGCTATAACGTCCTGCGCGATGTCCGCCATGCGGTTGGCGAGCTGGGCCGTTTCGCGGCGCGCGTTCTCGCTGTCCACGCGGGCCGCGTTGATTATGTTGAACGCGCTCATCAAGCCCTTGTTGGCCTCCACCAAATTTTGGTTGGCGTCTTGAAGCGCCACCGTCAACCGCCGGTTTTCGTCGCTCTTGGCGGCGATGACCTTGTTCTTTTCGGCCAGGGCTTCGTCTCTTTTAGCCAAAGCGCTCTTGTAGAATTCCAAGTCCTTGGCCCACGGCGCCTCTCGGCCCTCGTTCGTGGCTACGTGGATCGCGTTCATGCCCTGGGCGATGTCCGACGGCGCGTCCTTGCTCATGCTGTACTCTCCTTCTTGGCAAAGCGTGGGCAGCAGATTGTTCGCGTTCCACTGCTTGAACCGCTTGGCCGCCGGCATCTCGCTGGCATCGATTAGCTCAAAAACGCCTGCCGTGTTGATAAATTTAGTTTGTGGATGCAGCGATGACGTAAGCGCACCGGAGCAGTGCGATCGCATTTCTTCCAGTGTTTTTTGGTTTTTGGCAGACACGTGCTGTTGAATCGCTTTGTTAGGTCTTGAATACTTTAGAACTTCAGCAAACGGGTTGGCCGCCATCCAGTTTTCCTGCTTGTCATCTTGTACGGTGAACACTTCGAGCGGCCCGTTGACGAAATTAACTTTTGAGAGGGCCATATTTAATTTAATTAATTTAATTTAATTTATATTAAACAAACGCGTCTAAATATCGCGACCGACCGAAGAAAAGTGATTCGCGCGAGCCGATTGCGTTCTGTCGAGCCGGCGCGGTTAAACTCGAGCTCGGCGGGCGCGTAGGATTTTACGCGTCGGCCGGGGTCAATCGAGTTCAAACCCGATGACATCATGATTGTACCGATGAGATCACGCCTAAATTGAGCTCGGCGGACGCGTAGGATTTTACGCGTCGGCCGGGGTCAATCGAGTTCAAACCCGATGAGATCACGCCCAAACTCGAGCTCGGCGGACGCGTAGGATTTTACGCGTCGGCCGGTCAATCGAGTTCAAGCCCGATGAGATCACGCCCAAACTCGAGCTCGGCGGACGCGTAGGATTTTACGCGTCGGCCGGGGTCGAATCCGATGTCCTCGGCTGACGCGCGCCGGGCCGTCGCTCAGTCGTCGGGTTTGCGTATTCCGATAATGCCGCACGCGAGCCGGCCGCCCGAGTTGCCGGTGGTCTTGCTCAACGGATGGTCGGTGAGGCCCAGATCGTCCCTGTCCGTGTGCACGACCAGACTCCGTCCGATGATGCTGTGCGGGCCGTACAAAGTCACGACGCCGTCCGTCAAGCTCACCTCGGTGAGCGCGTCGCGGCCCGCCGACTTGAGGTTGCCCAGGTCGCCGACGTGCCTGATCTCGGCGTCGGGCGCGCCGTGGTCGCGCTTCGTCGGGTTGAAATGCTCGCCGGCCGACGTGCAGCCGTTGCTCGCGTCGCCGAACTCGTGCACGTGGAAGCCGTGCAGGCCGCGCGGCAGGCCGAGCACGTAGCCGCTCATCCGAACGAAATGCGCCGCCGTCGGCTGGTCGAAATAAACCACGCCGCTGGCGTCGCCGGATAACACGCATATGGCGCGCATTTATAAAAACGCGCGCGCGCTTTGAATCGTCACTCCTCGCCTAGCTAATATCGACAAAGGTGCTCCGTTTAGTCGAAATGGCAGCCCATTACAGCAGTAAATACATTAAGATTATCCACGACGACGGTACCTCGGCCAATTATTGTCCGGACTGTGCCAAACGCGACTTTTATTTGAGCGACACAAAGTTCGAATTGCATTCGAAACACCAGCTGGTGCCCAAGAAGTCGGAAACGATCGCAAAGCAGCAGCGGGGCTTGCTGTGCTACGTGTGCCGCAAAGAGTTGATCGTCTACATGGATTGGGAGGGCTGTGCAGAATGTGCCGAATTTTGTAACGACATCCAGTTGCACATACTGCAAAACGAAGACCGGGATATTTTCGACGAAGACCGAGACGAAGAGTAATAAAACGACAATTTGGTGTGGTTTTGTAAATGTAATTTGTAAATGTAATATATAATTTGTAATTTTTTGTAAATGTTTGTACTTAGCTTGTAGTTTTTTTTAATAAATGTTTGCGTTAAGTTTGTAAGTTTTCTCAATAACGTTTGCGTCTTAATGTAATTTCGATGGACCGCATCGTGGGGTTTGTGGTGCTGATAGCGGCGCTTTTAATAGCGGTCTACTACTGTTTGCAAACGGCTGTCGCGTTGGGGGTTCCGGTTGACGCGCCGACGCCGACGGCCTTGGAGTTGGTGTTCGAGCGCAACGGGATCGTGAATTGCGCTCGAACGAGGCTGCCGTGCGTGCGCGACGACCAGTGTCGCGACAATTGCGCGCGACAGGTGACGGCGGGCGAGTTCGAGTGCGAGGAGGGGTTTTGCGCGATCCGAGAGTCGAACGCGACGAGCAGGCCCGACGATTTCGAGTGCGACCAGAGGCTGGGTCTGCTCAACGTGTTTGCGGCCAGCGAGTTTGCGGTCGCGCAGACGTGCGTGAGCGTGTACCGCGAGCTGATCGACGACTTGGGCTCGCCGCGACCGTATCTGTGCGAGGGGGGCGCGCTCGCCATCGATCTGGTCGAGCGGCAGTTCAGCGCCAACGATTGTCGGTGCGCCGACGGCTTCCGGAAAATGGCGTTCGATCAGACCGCGTTGGCCAGATCGATACCAGTGTGCATTCCGACGCGGCTCGCAGACGTTTACTCCAGATTCTACACCGCGCTCGATTAATTAATTAAATGGAAAAAGCGATCGTTCGGTACGCGCGGCGGCGCGCCGCCTCCGCCGTCGACGTGCACAAGATTCTGGGCGACGTGGTGTGGGCGTTCGTGTACGAAGGCTTCGTGGGCAACGGCAAGCTGCGAAGCATGGCCCTGCGCTCGGCCGAAGAGCGCGCCGAGCACGCGCAATTTGTCGATCTGCACAAGCGCAAAGTTTGCCGCGCGGCGCTCAAACAGTTGTTCGCGCGCCACTGCCTGTTCGAAATGACGCGCGCCGATCGGCGCGAGGTGACGCGCGGTTTGCGGCTGCTGAGCGCGTGTCGATGCGTTGACGCGCAAGCCTGCCCGGCGGCTAACGAACACAAAAATAAAACTCAACAATAGACCGATTTAATAAGCTTTATTAAATAATTATTAAGTGCTAACAAACTGAAACTTAAAACTATAGGCACAATGGACGCGGCCGATTACTTTGCCGCCCTGACGACAAACTCGCAAAACGTGCTGGGCGTCATTCTAAGCATCATACAGTTTGTAAACAAGAACACGGAGTGGTCGGCGGCCGAATCGGACCAGGCGAACGTCCTTTTGAACGACATGATCGACGAACTAAAAAACTTTTTGAACAATTTTGAAGTTTTGGACCAAACGCCCCCGGCCGACCTGCAGCCCGCGGTTCGTTTAATAATCGACAACAACAAGAGCGTCGTGGTGAATTTGATCAATTATTTGAAGCAAGTCAGGGATTCGAGGTCGGTGCACGCGGGCCTTCGCGTGCCGGCGCGCCAGCTGCGCGCCAGACCGTTGGGGTCGTTGATGGGCCCGACGGCGACCGCGCTTGGCCTGACGAAAAACCAAAAGGTTTACGCGCGCATCGAGGAGTACGGCCGCTTCTTCGGCGACGCGACTCTGAGCGAGTTCAAGTACGAGCCCGAGCTGTGCGAGCTGCTGTCGCGCAAGGCGGTCAATCGCGCCCGCCAGAACCGCTCGCTCAACGTGACGCTGACGCGATTGGACTGCGCCGCGGTCGTCGCGCAAGCTCTCTTCTTTTACAACAAGCCCAATCTGGATTTTAGAAACGTGCGCAGGCACGCTAAGAACAGCGTCGTTATGGCAGCGAAACTGCTTTGCTTGCTGCACTACATTCACGCCGTGTGCTATTTGATGCGCGCGCACCGCGACGAGGTCGACGGCGACGTGTCGCTGAGTCGGGTGAGCTCGCGAGTGCGCGCGCCGCCCGCTTCGGTGAAAGCGCTGCCGCTGCAAACGCAACGCGTCAGCGTCAAAGTCAAAGACCCCGAGTACGAGTTCGCGCCGCACAATTTCCCCGCGTTGCAAGATTTGACCGTGATCTACTGTCCGCACGGGCGCCTCGGTGAGTGGGCGGCTAGCACGGCGCGCGTAGGGGTCGAGGAGCTGCTGTTTCTCAAATTTCCCGAGCTGTACGCCTTGAGTTATTTTGCGGCGCGGCCGATGGCCGACGACGAATCGATGGTTTTGAGCGACTTGCAGCATTTTAACGAAATTTCGACCGCGGGCGAGCAAGTGCGCTACGTCAAGACCCGAACGGACGCCCTGTTGTTTCAAGACTTTTTGGCCGTCAACGTGGACGACTCGAGCGTCAATTTTAGCGGCGAACGTCTCGCCGACGAATTCCTCGGCAACGCGTTCGCCCAATACTGGGCGGGCATGGGTCATCACCGAAAAACGAGGCTGCAAGCGCATTTAAAGGGGCAAATCGTACACGACGACGCGGACAGACGCGCGACGCTCAACACCAAACTCCACTGGACCGAGACCGACCCGCGCATCCTCTTCTTCATGGAGGTGCTCGCGTGCTCCGTGCACGACTACGACTTGTGCTTTTGCGTGCCGTCAGAGGCGGAGCGAGCGCAATACGTCAACCTTCTGAACGCGGTCGACGATTGCACGAGCGTAGAAGACTTTTGGGGGTTCGTGCAAGCGTACGTGCACGCCAATCGCAAGTTGACGTATTACGTGTCGCGCCAACGGTACGACGCGCGCAACTCGCCGTACACGATGCTCGGCAAATCGGTTGAAAAGCTACAGAGGGAGTTGGCGAGTTTGAATAAGTGAACGCGACTTTGCTTGCGCGCGCACAATGAACCACCCGATCATCAATATCGACGCGTTCGCGCGACAGCTCATCACCGACCGGTGCAGCACGCTCATCGAAACCCAGGGCCTGCTGCCCTCCAACGTTTTGAACATCGTGAAGAACGCGCGCGACCAATTCTTTGAGGACCCCAGCGACAAAAACTACGAGTACATTAAAAAATTGTTTAGCCAAACCAAATACGTGGACGACGCCGTCGATTACAAGGACTTTAACAGACGACTTTTATTGATTTTTTTCAAGTTCGCCTTGAACAAAAGCAAAGTTTACTTTGAAAACTATAAGAGTCTCATAGACGTGGCGCTCAAGCGACTCGACGGCATTAATCCAGACCTCAAGAGCTCGCCCAAGGCCATGTTGCAGCACTACAACGAGTGCCTGGAGAATTTGGACAACCCGCGCAACGACGAGCATCATTTGATTACCTTTTCCAAGGAGATTGCCACCAAAATTTTTATCGAAACCATAGATTTGTACAGTTACAACAACAAGAGTCCGTTCGAAACCGGCGCCGCTGCGCCCGCAACGCCCGGCCTGTTCGCCGCCACGATCACCAACAACAGACTGAAGAGGGCGCGCGTTGACGCAAAACCGCAGCCGAAGCCTTGCGCGCCGCAGCCGAAGCCTTGCGCGCCGCAGCCGAACGCGCGGCCTTACACGGTAGTCTCGCCGATATTTTCAATGTAGGAACACCTTGACGCGACGTTCCACCGACGCGCGGCACACCACGCAAGCGTTCACCATCTCGGCGCATGGCGCGCAGCACACGACGTGATGACACGGAGAAAACATTATTTCGCGTTGCGCGTCCAGGCACACGGAGCACAGCAGATCGCCGCCGCGGAAGGGTTCGGCGGCGCGGGCGTCTTCGTCGGGCGTTGCGGGCGGCGACACGGGCCTTTTTATGAGCTCGCAGATGAACCGACAAGCGGGCGAGTAGCGCTTGTGATCCGACATGGCGTCGCTGCCGATCGACCAATTGCCGATCTCGATGCGGCAATAGGCACATCTCACAAAATCGTCGCGGTTTGCGCAATAGAAGCCCGCGTAGGCCAGCTCCGCCGGCGCGGGCGCGTCGACGGCGGTCCAGTTGCGGAACGTGGCCAGCCTGCGTCGTTCGTCGTCCATGGTGCGCTCCACACGACCGAGCAGCACGAACGCCCGCTTTTAACAAGCTTTCTGGCTCGCTCGAATTGAATTTTATACCGCGACTTAGTTTAATTGGATCAATAAAAACATTTTTACTGTTACACAATTTTTTATTACCATTACAATATATTAAAATATATTAAACTAATGTATTTATATTAAAACTAATGTATTTATATTAAAACTAATGTATTTATATGGGGCGTCGCGTTGTAACGAATCAAAGTAAAGCGTTATTCAATACGCGCTCGACAATGTAATCTTCAAAGCTGGCCGAGTGCAACCATTTCGAGTCGCGGGCGATCACAGCCACCAGCGGGACCTTGCACGCCTCGACCATTTCCCGTTTGGCGGTTTCCAAGTCCGCGCCGGCGGGCCAGCGCAACACGACCGTCGAACCTTGATCGATCGCCCGCCTCAGCCGGGCCGCGCAGTCGCGTTTGTCGCACACCACGTAGCGCTTTTTCAATATGGGCAACAAGTGATAATAAACCAACACGTCGTTCTCCCTCGTTTCCCATCTGTAAACGAGGTCGTGTATCAAATTTATAACTTTGGTTTGCTGCGCTTCCATGTCCGAGCGCCAGTCGATCTCGACCGCGGGCGCGTTCATAGTTTCGTGCCAAATTTTAAAATGTTTATTTTGCGCCAGCACGTATTGTTCGTTCATACAATCGATGCCGTTGGCGCGCCTCTTCATTTTTTCGGTCACCAGACTCTCCGTGTCGGGCGCGGCCATCAACACCACGCTGCGCCAGTTTTCGTGCAAATTCATCTCCAAGCATTTTTCGTACACCCTGCGACTGTCCTCTTCGCTCAAGCCTTGCGCGATCGCCCCGTACACGACCGACTCGGTGGGCAGCCGGTCGAAAATGTGAATTCTGTCGTACTCGCCGCCCGTCGCCGTCGCTCGGTCGTGGGTGCACCGATACGCGGTGGCCAGCAGCGGACCGACGCGCAGATCGAAATTAAATTTGTCATACAGCTCCTTGTAGTCGAGCATGTGCACGCAGAAATCTTTGCGCGCCTCGAGCTTGCGCAGGATCGTCGACTTGGTCAGGCACGCCACGCCGCTCAATGCCAATTTGTACGACATGGTGCGCGACAAACGTATAACGTTGGACTGAATAAAGCGCGCGAATTTAAAATATATATACACACTATTGATAAAATTAAATTACATATCGATAAAAATAAATCATTTTAAAAATTACACAACGGATTGGTGCCGCGACAAGTGACGTTCTTGAAACACAAAGACTCTTGCGACATCTTGGCGCAATTGGGCGGCTTGTAGCAGTCGTCTCGCCTGAGCAGCGACATCATTTCGCGCACGCACTTCTCGTCGCGTTCGTACAGCGCGGCGGCCGCGTCGACGAAGCACCGTCTGTCGCACGCCGTGCAGGTCGTCGTGTTAATCAGATAGCAATTGAACACGAACCGCTTTCGGTAGCGATCGCCTCTGTTGCGAATCTCGAATTGCCTCAACAGGTCGGTCATGCACGGCGGCAGGTTCAGTTTGTTCGTCAAACGCTGCTCCAGTTCGCGTTTGTTCTTCACGCCCTTAAAACACACGTTTTTGCAGGATTTTTTTCGGCTCGGCGGCGCGGCGAACGGACGGCTAGCATCGCCGCCGACCCCGTTGCGCAGCAAGCACGCGAGGCGCCGGCCCGACACGCGCACGCACGTGCCCCCGCGTTCGAACACCGTGTAGGGAGACACTTCAATGTCAAAGTGCTCGAGCGGCACCGTATAGTCCGCGTCCGGGTTCACGTCCGACGCCTTCATGGTTGGCCTGTAGTTAAGCGTTGCGCGCGGGCACGACGAGCACGTCATTGCGGCGCATTGACGACTGCACGCAATTCGCGTCGACGCAGTCTTTAAAATGGGATTTGGGAGCTCCGTGGCCGCCGCCCACGGGAGTCGTCATTAGACTGGAGCAAAAGGAGTCGGACACTCCGGATCGACGACACACCTCGTACAGCTGCGATTGCAGCGTGCGCAACTCGCGGTCGCGTCGCGCCTCGTGGCGGCCGAGCGCCGCGTCGGCGCACAGTTCGTTGATCATAATGGGCGAAATTCGAAAGAAAGCGTGAAATTATTCGAAAAACTAATTCGACTTATTCCTTCGTCGGCGTCAGTGAGCGCGCTTAGCCGCCGCGGCAGCCGCCGCCGCTACGATTTCGGGCGTCAGCACGCCCAGTATTCGGTCCACCGTGGATTGAACGCCGTTGAGCTTGGCGCTCACCTCGCCTAGACCCAGGTTCGTGAGCGTTTGCAACAAATTGTTAATGGTCGAATTGATGTTGGTCAAACTGGACGTGAGGTTGGTTAGGATGGAGTTGATGTTGGTGAGGTCGTTGCGCAGCGAGTCCTGCACTTGCGCGAGCGCCGCGTTCAGCGCGTTGCCAAAGTCGGCAAAATGCCCGTCCAGGTCGGAGATGAGTCGCGACAGCTTATCGTCGAGGCCGCTCAGCACGCCGTCCTCGAAAATTTGCGACAGTTGATTGATTATGTTCACGTTCTGCAGCTTGATAGAGTTGAGTATGTTGGACAGCTCGAAATGGTGATTGCTGTGGTTGAGACACAGCTGGTTGAGCCCGTTCAGTATCAGGTCGTTCTGGCGCACTATGCGGTCCAGCAATTCCGAGTCGTTGGGCTTGCACGGCGGCTGGGGCGGCGGTCGGCAGTCGGGCGACGGCGCGTTATAGTCGGGGAAGGGCGCCGGCGGCGGCTGAGGGCAGCACGCGTCGCGGTACACCTCGGCGACGAACAGCGTGCACAGATAATCGGCCAACGTAGAATTTATCCGGTTGCACAGATAGCCCAAGCCGTACAGGTCGACGAACACGCGCGTGCCGTCCAAACGGGAGCCTCCGCCGCCTCCGCCTCGAAAGTCGTTCCAGCATTTTTTGTGTCGCGCGTGAATGCCGTTCACGATGTTGGCCGGCAGGCGCAGCAATTGCACCACCTCGTCGGCAGACACCCACAGCACGTACGCGGCGTCGAGGAAATGTAAAACGCCCACGTCGTGAATCTTTTTCGTGAGCACGTTGTGAGGCGCGGACATGACGACGCGTAGATATTATAGTTTTTTGTGAATTTTTGTTATTCAACTTATTTCACCTATTCGTCGGCGTGCGCGCGCATAAATAAGCATTTTTATAATTTTAAAAAAAACACGATTCACGATGACCACCGTTTCGCTAAAGGCCGATTTCACGGATTATTTGCTAAACGTCAAAGCGATCGTGGAGTTTGTCAAAAAGTATTTTAAAGAGGACCCCGCGGGAGACGATTACAAGCGATTCGCCGACTCGGTGCTCAAGCTGTTGGGCGATTTGATCGACGATTACGTGGACGGCAAACTTTTCGCGTCGGACGGCGAGCTCGTCGCCCGGCTGAGAAGCGCTCGCACCGAGATGCAGAGCGAGCCGCTCTCTTTCGACGATTTGTGCGAGACACTCCAAGGACTCGTCGACGCGACTATTGTTTCTTGCGCAAAACCAGATCCTTTAGAGATTTGAACGTATCGAGCATCGCGTCGTTGCTGAACGCCAGTTTGCTCGTCAGGTCCATGTGAATGCTCTTCAAACGCTCCGTGATTGCGGACAGCTCGGCTCGCATCGAGTCGCTCAGCTTCTCCAAACTCGATTCGAGCCCGTACAGGGACGCCGGCTCGGTGGTGGGCGCGTAGATTTGCGAGCCGGGCGACACGCCCAAACACTCTTGCAGCGTGCACAGCTGACTCTTGATGTCAGCCAACGGATCCACGTTCTGACCTTGCGCGCCCAACAGCAGATCGCAAATCAGCCGTTTCATCAAGTAGTACTCGGCGGGCCGGTTGGCGGCCGATAGATTGTACCCGCTTAGGTAACGAGCGATCGCAAACACGTGCACAAAATTTTTGCTCTGGCGCGTCATTTTTTGGCTGCTCACCGTGTTGGCCCACAGCACCGCCGCGTTAAAGTTTCTGATCGTGACCAGCGGAGCGAGCAGTCGGGCCGCGCCGCCCACCTCCACGTAGCCGTCGCGGTCGTCGTCGCCGTTTTCAATTATCAGCACTTCCAACGTCTCGTTCGGATAGGAAAACTCGGTAAAGTCCGCCGCGGGCCGAGGTTCCGCTCCCCCGGCGGCCGCGTCGACGCTGCCGCTCCCGTACATTTCGTCTCTTAATAATTAATTACGACGGTCCGCGGGCTTTTTGCAAAACTGACACGTGTCCGATTTCACGTCGTGCAAAGGATGCACGACGCGCGAGCAGATGACGCACCGTTTGTGCGGAAAGTTTAACATGCGACCGAACTCTACGGCCTCGGCCTCGTAGAGCGACGGACACTTTATGTTGTCTCTGTTCAAACCTATCGACGACGAGACCGCGTCGTAGGTGATCACGCACGTCGAGCGGCGAACGGCCATCGCCGCGTGCAGTTTGTTCATTTGCTCTCGCATCTCTCGCTGCCTAATGTGGTGCAACAGCCCCGACGACGCGTTCATCTCGGCTCGAACGATTCACTGTTTCGTTGAGCGCTTCATCGGCGCGTATTTATATCTTTTATAAAGATCAAAGTTGAAACCTATTAGTGCATTTAAATTATGTCGTATCTTTAATAAATAAAACCGACCGAGTGTGCATTTTAAAAACAATTTATATTTTAAAAACAATTTATATTTTAAAAACAATTATGTCATCTTTTCGATAAATAACTCAATCGAAAAAGGAAAGACACATGTCAAAGACGAAGCGCTTGAAATCGTCGCGTAAACAAAGTTCGGGGCGCGCCGACGGCCTCGTCGTCGACTCCAACGCGGGTCGGCGCGGCGAAAACCGCCGTCGACACACGGGACAGCTCGCCAATTTTGAGTAGCATTTGCAACATACGGCGTGGCCGCAGCCGGGCGCGACGGTGCGCAGCGCGGAGACAATTTCGAAACAAATGTAACATTCCATCGCGACCTTTAATGTGCACGCGCACCATTTTTGCCCTTTTTAATAGCGTCGTTATCGCCGCGCGTTATCAATAATTAAATTGAAATTGATTGTACTCGGAGTTGGCAAACACGAACGCGTCGTCGGCGCGCATGATGTAGTCCGATTTGAGATTGTGCACGGTGAGCGACAGGTACGAGAGTGCCAAACGAATCTTGTCGTAATACAAAATGTGGCGGTCGCCCGACGGGTTGGTGGCGTCGTTGATGGTCAGCTGACGGTAAGTGTCGTCTTTGAGCACGACGATGGGAAAGTTTACCACCAGCTGAATCGCGTTGTTTTGCGTCGATATCACGAACGTGTTGACGTCCATTTTGATGACGCTGGTGGTGTCGGCCGCCGCCTCGCTCGCCACCAGCAGACTGAAACAGGAAACGCCCAGACCCGCGTTCACGGCGTCGGCGCTCATAATCTGCTCGAGCGTCTGAACGCCGAGGGCGGGCAGGGTGCGGATCGAAAAGTTGGACAGCGACGGCGCGTTGGTGATGTTGTGGTGTTTGGCGGTGGTGCCGTTGTACGTCTTGAGGTTCGAGGCGACACTCCACGCGGGCGCGCCCGAGTTCTGGACCGTGTCGTGCACCAGCACGACGCAGCGCGGGTTGAACGACACGGGCGTCAGCGCCTTTACGTTGTCGTACAACTGGAACATGCCGCCGGAGTGGTACAGCGTGTAACTGTAAAACTCGAGATTCAACTCTTCCAACCGCACGCGCATGCACATGGCGCCCGCGCTCTGCGTGGTCGCCGCGGCGGTGTGCGCCAGCGACGGCAGAAAACTGCTCGTGCTCGTCGTCGTCGTGGGCACGACCACCGGCTCGTTGAGATTGCTGGCCAAAATCACACCCGATTCGAAGCCGACGGTCTGCGCGCGATAATTAAACACCGCGCCGTCCGCGGGCCAAATTTTACGCGTCATCGCCCACAGAGCGGCGTGCGTGTTGTTCGTCGGGTCCGCCTCGTAGTAGGCCACGTTGGGCGCCTGGCCCACCACCGAACCGAAATAACGCGGGGTGCGTATCGTGAGAATTTTGCTAAAGTCCGCGCTCACCACTCCGTCGGCGTACGCGATAAAGTGGCCCAGCACGTTGGAAAACTGGCTGCCGTTGCGCGACAACACGGCCGGGTTGGCCGCGCCGCGCGCGCTGCCCACCAGCGAGATGCACCGGTACAGATTGTCCATGTTGACTACGTGAGATCCGAACAAAAAATTGTAATAGGAAAAAGTAAAGAAACTGTTGATGAGGTAGCCGTAGGCGCGCACGTTGACGTGGTCAAAGTACGCGTAGTCGCGGTGGATGCCGTTGCCCGAGTCGACGAGCGGAAAGGCGATCAATCCGAGAACGTATCGCACCTCGGGCTGCGCGCCGATCTCGGCCATGCTCAGACCGTGCAACAGCTGGCCGTAGCAGTAGGGCAAACACATGCGCATCGCGTTGCCGGCGGTGCGCTGCCAGCCCAACGAAAAGGTGGGCGTGGGCAGATAGGCGTCGATGATGGTTCGAGTGATGTCGGTCAGATCGTAAAAGTCGCGCAGCACGATGCATGTATTTTGCACGCATTCGGGCATGGTGATGCTGAAATGGTACCAATCCGCTTGCGCGCCCCACGGCGCTTGATTGACGGGCGCGGGAAACGGCAGATTGTAATACAGCTCGACGACGGCCGTGTACAAGTTAAACGCCAATTCGGCGTTTAAATACAGCACGTCTGCGGGCGTGCGAAAGCGCACTCCGTACCCGATAAGCGTGTGCATGCACGTGCCGAAATCGGTAGGACTGGTCCACGGCGACAGCCCGACGAACACGTTGCCGTCCTGAGAAAACTGGCGCGTGGGGTTGGCGATTTTTTCAGCCTTCTGATTAAATTTGTCCAACAGCGTGAGCGAATAGTAGCGCTCGAAGTCGTCCAGATCAAAGGTGACGAGTTCGGTCGTCGCCGTCGCCGGCTCGGCGCGCTGCGACACCGACGCGAAAGATCCCATAATAAAACCGATCACACAATTATTGCATCGTATATTTAATTACACAAAAATTCACAAACAATATGGCTTAATTTTAACCTAAATATTTTTGAACAGCACGTTCGGATCGCGCGATTGGTTGTTAAACATCACCATGGGCATCTCCTCTTGCGCTTTTTCGCCGCCGCCGTCCAGATATTGCAATTGGCTGTTCACCCGGATGACGCTGCTTTTGGTCTTGGTTTGTCGACGAGGCGCGCTCCTCAGCGCGTCGAAGCGACAACACGAAAACATGGCCGAGCACGTGCCCGGACAGCAAAACCGGTAGATGCGAAACAGCAACAGAGTCACCAAAAACAAAACGACGCACGCCACCACCGCCTCGGCCGTGGCGCACTTGATGTTTAGCCAGCCGACGAGCCAACAGAACCAACCGTCGCCCGTTTCGCCCTCCAGCTCTGCGCCGTGGAACACGCTGTTGTTGTTCATGCGCTTGCGCAAATCGATCAGGCGCTGCGTCGCGCCCTGCAAATGCTTGTGGTCCAAGTCGGCGTTGTTCTTCATCGATTCGATTTCGAGCTTGTTTAAATCGCCGAGCGCCGCGCTCAAGTTGAACGAGGTCGACAGCGGCACGGCCGAGATGGAAAATAGACTGTTTTTCAACTGGTGCAGCGCCAACTGTTTGGACTTGGTCATGAGGTTGCAGCTGCGGGTCACGTTACGGCCGCGAATGATGCCCGTGCCGGCCGCGATCCGGATCACGTTCGAGGCCGACGACGCGTCCGCGCAATCCATCGTCAATTCGGTGTCGCGTTGCAACACGTACAGCCAGTTGTTGTAGTCGGAGATGAGGTGGAATATCTCGGGGTCGAACTTGCCGACGCGCACGTCGCAGTCTCGTTGCACGTTCTCGTACGAATTTTCGTAATGCAGCAAAATCTTGATGTCGCACAGAGTCGCCTCGCTCGACACGTGCACTATTTTGGGCTTGAAACACAGCAGGTTCTTGCTCGTCATTTTGCACGCTTTGGGCGCGTCGTCTTCGAGCCGCACGTAATTGCGCTTGTTCGTCGACACGCCCAAGTACTTGCTGTCGGGCACGATCACCGCGCACTTGCCGTCCCCGCCGCACAGCGGAATCGGTATCACCTGGTACACGTCGTAATTCTGGTCGTCGATCAGCGGCACTTCCAAAATGAAAATCAACTTGCGTCTTTCCAGCTTAAAGACGTGCGTTTTCACGATCTTGTCGTTGATCAGGTCGTGCATGTTGGTTTTTTTGAGCGGCACTGGCCACGTCAGCTTGGTGGGCACGTGCACCGTCACGTTGGTCATCTCCTCGTACAGCCGCTGCGGCGTCATGATCAGCGAGTTGATGCGGTTGTCGAGCGCGTCGTCCACGGCGCGGTCGAGGTTCGTGTACAAAAGATCCAGCTGCGTGAGCTGCTCGGTGATGAGCGCCATCTTGGCGGTGGCGTAACCGCAAAGGTCGTCGCGTTGGCGTTCCAGACACTGTTTGTGCTCCTCGAACTTGGCGATGTTCACCAGTTCGTCTGTCACCTCCTTGATTTGTTCGTTGAGCGCGTTGGACGTCTTGGCCAGATCGTGCAGCTCGCGCGCGTCGTTGTCGTCCATCACGCCGAATAGAAACTTGTCCACGGTGCCCACGAAATTGAGGACGCCTCGTTTGCGGCGCGTCGCCAGTGGGTCTTTGGTGTTGAGTTCCCAACGGGAGTCGGGCGCGCCGCCGTCCGCGTTGGATTTTATTTTGTCGTCGATAGTGTTGTGCTGCTGCACCAGATAGAGAATCCGTTTCAAAATGTACGTGTTGATCTCCGACTCGATGATGGCGTTGGTGGTGCAATTGGCGTTGACGAACTTGGACGAACGCGTGTGGTTCAACAGTTGCAGCGTGTCGCGATACAGCTCGTCGAGCTCTTGAAAAATCACGCCGTGGTCCACTTCGATGATAAAGTGCCACACGTCCTCGACAAACTGCATGCGATTGATGGGCTGGTAGTAGAAACCCGAGGTGTGCGGCAGTGGAATTACCTCGATCATGTCCGTGCTCTTGAACGCGGTCGCGTGCCACGCCAACAGAACGATCAGCGCGAGCGGCGACATTTCGACGAATGCTTTCGGTTGCGAGCGCCAATCTTTTATAGCGAACCCTTGCGGACACTTTTAATATTATTCACTTATTGTTTGCCTCGAATAAAACTGCGCTCGCCGCCGATTATGTCACATTACGTGCCATGAATCTAATCGAGTCAGTCGTCATCGCCATCGTCATCGCTTCCGTGGCCGCGAGCTCGCTCGCGACCTACTCCACCGCCGAGCTGAACGCGCTCACGGACGAGGTGTGCGTGCCCGCGCGTTTCCTCGACGCCGCCTGCCACAACGCCACCCTCCTCGCGGCTTTTGAGGCGGCCCAGTTCGATTTCCGCCGGGGCGCCGACGTGAAGCGGTACGCCGCGTGGCTGCGGCTCGTCAACAATATGGAGTATCACGCCTCCGCCGGCGACAGGCCGCGCCTGATGAAAACGCTGGCGCGGCGCAGCGAGTTCGTCGCCTTGATTAATACCGGCGTCACCGCCGAAATGCAAGCCGACGCGGACGAGATGTTTCGTTGGACGATCGACACCTGGTCGCGCTACCACGACCGGCGATTCGACGCGTTCGTCGCCACGTTTGCCGCTTTCCGCAATTTTATGAACGCGTTCGTGCTGTGGTGCGATTCGGACGCGGCCTACTTTCTGCGCGCCGCGCTCCACGGTTATCGAGCGGTGCGCAAGTCTTTCGCGCTCGACGCGCAACGCGCGCTCGTCGACGAAGCGGCGGCGCAAACCGTCGCGCTCGCCTTTCGGTACCCGCTGCTGCGCCTCGACCCGGAGCTAGCGCGCCGGCTCGTGTACATTTATTACGTGATCGAGTTGAAGCCGTTGCAGCGCGCCGCGTTCGGCGGTCTCTACCGCGCCGTCGACAAAAACTCGACCATGACGCGCACGGACCGCTTTCGCGCGGGCCGCTTTACGATCGCGCTGCACCACGGCACGACCAACGACAGCCTCGTGGAGGCCATGCGCGACGAAACGCAATTCGTGTACGAAAATTTCATGCGATACTTTTCCAGCCTGCGCGTGAACGTGACCGATTATCCCGCCACCATAGACGTGTTTGTGCACGCCGACAAACCCACGTACACGCTCACGGGACCGCTGTGGGCCATACGCACGGACAACGGCGGCTTTACGCACATTAGCTCGCAAACGAACCGCATCACGTCGCACGTGTACTTCGAAAGGGACGCCGAGCTGCCGCGCAACTTTGGTCACGAACTCCATCACGCCTTTTTGTTTGCCGTGGCCGATGTGAGCGGCATGCCCGCTTGGTATGTGGAGGGCGCGGCCAACAGATACGGCAACCGGCCCTGTTACCGCTTCGATCACGACAGCCTCGAATCGTATGCGTACGTTACCGCGCGTCAAATCATCGCCGCCGACTACGCGGACGAGTATCTGTACGGCATGGGCAGCGCGCTGGTCGCGTTTTTGCACGAGCAACGCCCGCAGTCTCTCAGGCGAATGATCGAGACCAACAATTATACAATCTCGCCGGACGCGAGGTTCGAGGCCGATTTTGAGCTGTTTCGCATCAACAAAATTTACGAATGCCGGCGCGCGTACGGCGCGAACGGCGCGCGTGCCGACGACAATCGTAACGTTCAAGAAGAATATTTGCAATACGCGGACTCGCAAACCTTCGCCGAGTGTCGCAATTACATCGAATTCGACTTCCGCGACGTGGTGTTCTTGATGACGCCCACCGCTCTCATCAAAGTGAACAAGCGGCACGCGCTCGAACGGGTCAATGCGCAGCGCGAGATAGCCAAATACCATCTCGCGCCCGCGTCGCTCTCCCGGCAAGATTTCGAATGGTTCTTGGAGGGCGCGTTGACGCGCGCGCTCGAATACATGGGCGACACGCATCACCATTTAAAAGTGGACCGATCCAGCTACGATTACGAGTCGAAAGCGTCGTGTCTGCACGGCGACGAGGATAAGCCGCGCGCGGCCGTCGTCCGTTTCGCGAGCAAAACGCCGCAGTGGCAAAATTTTTACTTGTTCACCGACAAAACCGAGCGAGAAGCGCGCGACGCGCTCGCAAACTATCTCACACTGAAAGCCAAATGCAGCGTCTATTTGAACCCGCCGACGGGCTTGAGGCCCGAATTTGCGCGCGTTCTGTTCGACGACGGGCGCGCCGAGTTTACCGACGCGCAAATCGTCGAAGCGGTGGACCTGCGCCGCAACTCAATCTTGCATCTGGCCGCTTTGCACAATGCGAGATTGTTCGAAACTCTGGCCTCCCGGTCACGGAGCGCGGCGCGCTCGTTGAAAAATTTGGATAACATGACGCCGCGCGAGTTGCGCGCGTACGCCGATAATTATCGCGCTCGATTCCGAGCGGCCCCGCCGAGCCAATTTTGCTTCGCGTACATTGAAGCGCCGAGCTTGGCCACCAGCCCGGAGCCGAGCTTGGCCACCAGCCCGGAGCCGAGCTTGGCCACCAGCCCGGAGCCGAGCTTGGCCACCAGCCCGGAGCCGAGTTTGGCCACCAGCACGGAGCCGAGCTTGGCCACCAGCACGGAGCCGAGTTTGGCCACCAGCACGGAGCCGAGCTTGACCACCACGAGCTTGACCACCACGAGTTTGGCCACCAGCACGGAGCCGAGTCGTGAACCTAGTTCAACATTGAAAACCATCTCGGGCGACACGTATGCAGACGAACGGAAAAATAAAAAGCGTGTCGGTTTATGGTTTCTTTTATTAATATTATTTTTAGTTTTAATAGATATTACATTTTATTTGATGTGTTTCTGAACATAACAAATGTATAATTAATCTAAAATAAATTAAATTAAACAATGTAAATATTAAACTAAACAAATGTATAATTAATCTAAATAAATTAAACAATATAAATATTAAACTAAACAAATGTATAATTATTTAATATAAAGCGTCTATAGTCCTACAATTAATTTAATAGTGTAATTAAACAATGTATAATTTGTCTAAATAAATATGATAATAAATAAACTTTTATTCAAAATGGAACAGCAGTTCCGCATCCAACAACGACCGGCCCGTTCGACAGTCGACGGGCGCCCAACGAGTGGAGTTGACCACGCTGTTCGTTTGACGGCTGTAATTTAAATTCGGGAGCGCGCGCCGTTCGCGCTCCAACTTGAAGCTCAATTCCTTTTCGTGCGCGTTCTCGTCGTCGGTGTCGTTTTGCTTTGGGTTAAAAAACAATAAATTATAATACCATTTGGAGGGCCGAAGCAATACGGCTTCGTTGATGAATATCTTGAGGTTATTCGAGTCGGTCATGAGTTTGGCCTTTGTGCGCACGTCGAGGTGCTCTCGAGGCAAGGCGGATTTAAGCAGCGCGAGCACGAAAGGCGTCGTTTGAGATTCGTCGTCTTCGCTGGGAAAACCGTCAAACTCGAGCTTGTCGCGCGGGTCTTTGGCGTTAACCAGAATTATGTGTTTGTCGTTTTGCACGAACGCGGCTTGAATGTGGCCCGCCGAAAGCACGGGCAAAATTTCAACGCGCACCCTCGCCGCCGCGCTCCGGTCGCGCGCGACGCGATAGTGCAAACGCACGTCTCCCTGTTCCAAATTTGCGTCCGCGCGCGAACACGTCGTCTCCACGTCGTCGACGTACACGCGCAACGGCAAACGACTCGCGCACTGCGCCAGCATGGCGCCGTCAGTGCTGCCGGCGGCGGCGAAACAGATTCTTTAAATCCGCCACGAAGCTGTCGACGTGATGGTCTGCGGCGAAGGCGATTCGGTTGCCGCTCACCGCGGCGGTCCGATACTTGGCGGCGACGAGCGAGAAACAAACGGACAAGTCGGTGCGCGGGCTTGCGGTAAGGCGACACAGCGCGAGTTTGTCGCCCGAGCGCGCGGCGACGATCGATCCGAGCTCGAAACACACCACTCGTTGTCGACGCACCGCCGACAGCAAGTAGCGCTTGTAGCACTGTCGACGACACGGGCCGTGCTCGCGGCGCAGTCGGTCGATCCGGGCGTTCCTTTTCGCCAACACACGTCTCAAAAAACGGACCTTGTTCTTATATTGTAGGTTGCACCGTTCCGCCAATTTGGCGTTTGAGCGTCTTAAAGAGGCGAGAGCGTGCGCTATTTTCTTCAGATCGCGCACCGAAACCACGCGCCAGTCGACGCCCGGCGGCGTCGCCGCGCCCGTAGCCGACGAACAAATTTCACTTTGTTGAAGCAGGCTCCGCGCTAGCATTTTGTTCTTCCAAGTCGACATGTCGAGCGCGCTCGGTTTTGACAGTTTTACTGAACGCGATCGCGATCTATGCTCTCCACCCCTTAGGGGGTGGGAGAAACGGTTTCAGGGCTGAGCCCTCTGACCGTGGTATCTTACGCCGGAACTAAAAAGAACCGGGTCCTTGGGTGTTACTTTGCAGTATGCAGTAAGGGGGACGGTGAACGGTCTTCACACCGCAGGGGCGGACTGAACGAGCAGGGTGAGACCCCCGGTGACCCCGGGGGAGGCCCCGCTCCGAACGACCAGCGACCCTGGGGTGGCTAACACAGCGAACACCGTCCCTTGGTGAACAGATGGTTTTGTTGGAAGAAAAACGCCGGTGGCGCCGCCCCGCGGACACCGGCAACAACTGCATACTTATATAAGTATACAGGAGTGTTCGGTTTAAGCGGGGGCGGATGCGTCCCGACGGGTGGATTTCTGGCCTCTTGGTGCCTCGGTAGGTTCCTCTGGGGTAGGCGGGTTCGCTTGGGCCAGCACGTCGGCAAGGCCTACTGTGACGATGAACGTCAACTCGTCATAGGGTCTGCCGGCGGCCAGCGCTGATAGTAGTTCCTGTAGCAATCTAACGATTGAGATTAGCATTTGGTGGGTCCCCAAGGGGACCATTTGGGCGGCTGCTGTGGCTGGGCGACGCTTGGAGGCGTCGCGAAGTACGGACGATGTTGTAGTAGCGGACGCAGGTGGCGCCACGGCGGCGGCAGTGCGCGTCGTGACGCATGTTATGGGCGTCGCGACGTCTGTTATGGGCGTCGCGACGGCAGCTGATTTTTTCTTAGGCTTCTTTTTGGTTTTTGTTTTTTGCGGTTGGGATGCTGGGTTCGCCGGTGCCATCAGGTTAGACGCCTGCGGCTCGGCGGAGACGGTTGGTTGCTCGACGGGCGGCACGCCCGTCTGTCGGCCTGATAGGGGACGGGAGCGGGCTAGGGGGCCCGCACGCCGATTCCGGGCCTCACGTTGAATAACGGGGCAACCGGAATAGTTGGCCGGGTGGGGCCCTCCGCAGTTGCAGCACGTAGCCGGCGCCTCACGGGGGCGGCTACAGTGCATGGCGGCGTGTTCACCTCCGCATCGCACACAGGCGAGCGGTCGGTGACAGTGATGGCTGCTGTGACGAAATTGTTGGCAGCGATGACATTGCGCGGGGCGGCGCTTGCCGCGCCACGCCTCAATGATGACGCCGGTGATGCCAAGCAATTCCGTCACTTGGTATAGGTCTTCTATATTAGTGGTGCGTTGGAAAACTCCATGGTGGATGCACCCGGGATAACTTCCCTTGGTGCATATGGGCCGAATATAATCGGCTGTGAAGCCGAGGGCAGCAAATTCAGCGGCCATGAGGTCCGGCGGGGTGTCGTACGGCATCCCCCGGATGGCAACTTTTACGTCGGTTTGGTCGGGCGGCGAATACGAATACCAGGAGACCTTGTCAGTGGCCTCCAGGTTCGTGAGGTACCGGCGTACGATCTGGTACTCGTCCTCTTCTGTCGGAGAGAAGCGAATGCCCTTCCCGAATGGGCGAACATTCGCAAGTCTTCCCAGCTGCTTCTTTATCTCCCCTAGGTGGTGATGCCAATTGGGTAGGCTCTCAACCACCAAGGGGGGATATTTGGGCTTCGGCTGTAAATATAAAGGCTGTGTGATGGGCTGCGGGCTGCTTGTGGGCGCATTCGCTGCGGGTTCGCTAGCGACGCTCGCGAACGATCGCGGCGGGCTCAGGGGTGGCGGGGGCGACATCGCTGGCGGTGACAGGTCGTCAGGAGGCGCCGATGTTGAGGCGGCGGGCGGGGAGGCCACTGCGAGTACGGAAGCGCACTGCGGGCTCACCCTGCGTGAATGTGAAGGAGGCGGAGCAGGCCCAGCGGTGCGTGAGCGCATCGCCGGGTCATCGGTGATGATGGGGTTGCACTGGCGATTGACACCCAACTGAGAGTCGGGCGGATTGCATGGAGACCTTCTTTTCTTGAAGATTCTAGTCTTCATAATCTCCCTTTCGGGAGAGGAGTCTTCAGGGGAGGCGTCAGATGTCGCGGTAGAAACGTCGCTGCGCACATGACGCGACGGCGCTTGGGGTGGCGGCTGCGGTTTCTTGATTGCTGCGAAGGTAGACGCGAAGTACCCGGGAATGCGATGAATGGTCATCGAACATGTCGACGACGTTCGCACCCGCGGGCGGTGGCGGCGCCCTTCAGCAGCAGGCTGCGGTGGTGAGAAGGCTGATGATGCGGGGGGCGACAGGGTAAGGTTACCCGTGCTCGCGCCCGCTGAAGGCGGCAACTCGCGCGGTGCGCGCGTTGGCAGACTCTGTGGCTGCGATGATGAGGGCTGCGGCGGCAACGACGAACGAGGGGGCACCTGGTGGCGCACCCCCGTGGTGCTCGATGATGGTCCGGAAGCTGGTTGCTCCTTGACGCGGCGACTACCCCGGGTGGGATAGCCCCGCCTAGGACGCATGACGAAACGCTATTGGGTCAGTACCCGTGCGACACAAGAGGTAGCTGGCTGCGCGTCGGCAACCGCCTCGACGCCTATGCTGACGCCGAGACGCCAACACAAGCACCGAAGAAGCGGCAGACGGCAGGCCGAGAGGTCCGAACACTGAATTTACAACTTAAAGAGGTAAATTGGTACTGAGGCAATCCACTGAACGCGAAATGGCCCGCGAGCGTTTATAAACCGACGACCGCGCGCAGTCGGCGCTTCGGCCGTCCAAAAATGGCTCGTAACACCCCCGCACAAGGTTCAATCGCAAACGAGGCAACAAATTGCGTCAGCGGAAATAAAATTGCGGTTTATTAAAATTTATTTATTGTTGCGCAATCACCAAACGAACATTCGAATCAGAGATTGCAAATGACTCATAAGAGACACGCTTACCAGGGGCAGCAACAAATCGGACATGCAATACTCGGCGTAGTCCACGTTGGCCGCTTTAGTTTTGAAGGCGGCGCCGTCTCGGCGAAGCGCGTGTTCCGTGTACCAAACCGCCTTGTGCGTCGGGCTAGCGCACTGGTGTCGCAACAAGCGGCGCAGGCGCTCCAGGTTCGTTCGATACGCACGGTCGGCGGTCACCTTTTCGACCGCGCGCGCCAGGTCGATCGCCCGGAGCCGCGTCGCGTCCAAGGCGACGCCGATGCCCAGCTCGACGTACCGGTGCGCGTTGAAGGCCTGATCGCCCATAAACGGTACGCCCACGAGCGGAATAAGATTTTCGACCGCCTCGTCCGTCGACTGCACGCCCGCTTGCGTCACAAAGGCCTTGACGTTTTTGTGCTGCAGCACCTCGAACTGGGCGAACCATTTTTGGACGAGCACGTTGTCGGGAATCGTCAAACCGTCCACGCGACCGTCGTGTTTCCACAGCACGTCGTAGGGCATCATCTTAAACGCGTCGAGCAACGCGGCCGACAGGTCCGCGTCCATGTCTTCGGTGTCGATGCCCGACCCGAAACTGACGTACACGACGCCGCGTCGCGACTCGTTTAAGAATCGGGCCACGGCCGCCGATAAGGGTTCCGCGCGGCGATCGTGCAAATGCAGGCCGCCCAAGTACTGCACGCTCGGCGGCACCGGGCGATTGTTGTCGAAAACGGAGTGCACGTTTACAAACAACAAACGAACACGCGAGCGCAACTCGCGCAGCCCCGGCGCGCTCGAACCAAAGCGCCGCGTCAACAAAGCGTCCTGGCGATCCGCCAGCAGGCTGAACTCGCGCTGCAGTCGAAATTCGGTGTACAGCTCGCGCACGCCGTCCCACACGCCCAACGGACCGAAATTGAAGCGCCACAGGTTGGGATAGTAGCGAGGGTGGCGGCTCGTCGCGCCCATCGTTTCAAAGTTCTCGGCGGTCGCGTGGCCCGAGCTGATCTGCACGACAGGCACGTCTCCGAACAAATGAGACGCAATCAGCGCGTAGTCCACGAACGCCTCGACCACCAGCAGGTCGTAAGCTCCGCGATAACTCTTCAAGTGGCGTTGGAAGGGTGTTGAATGAATTTGCTCGTCGACCATGCGCACCAGCGCTTCGTAATTGTCCGCGGTGACCGTGTCCGTGTCCGCGACTATGCCCCTCTTGCGATGCGCCGTCGAGCTCTTCCGCAACAGCAGCAAACCCCCTCCGTCCAAGTCTATCGTTGTCAAATTGCCGGCGCCGCGGGCGAAATCGACGCGCGTCAGCGGCCTGATCACCGTGACGGTGTGACCCCGCTCCGCCAGCAGTTCCGCGTACGTCCTGAACACCAATTGATGGCTGTACGAAGGGGTGGGAAAATAGGCCAGAATATTGGCGGCGCGCGCCGCCGACCAACAGCACAAACAAAAAACGATCAAATAATTAGTCATGGTGTCGCTTCGGTGAGTCGAATTGTTTGCGAGTGAAGGTTAAACGCGCGGCCCATATTTATATAGGCGATGCGCCGACCCGTTTTGTGCGGACGCGCTCCGAAGCGTGATCTCATCGGGTTTGAACCCGATCGACCCCGGCCGACGCGTAAAATCCTACGCGTCCGCCTAGCTCAATTTAGGCGTGATCTCATCGGGCTTGGCGTGATCTCATCGGGCTTGAACCCGAAGCATGATTTCATCGTTAAGAGTGATCTCATCGGGCGTTAACTCGATCGCCGACGCGTAAGATTTTACGCGTTCGCCGAGCTCAGGATGCGTCGGCGGTGCGAACTCGTTGACGAATTGGCGCAACGCTAAAGCGCCTCGCCAGCGGTCAACGGACGAGAGGTTTCGGTCACGTTGTAATTGAACTCTTGAATGGTTATGTTTTCTAAGGGAGCCTGTTGGCGTTTGTCGTCGCGGCGTTTCTTTTTGTTGCAACACATGCTTAACTTGTAAAGTTTGGTTTTTAACGAGTACAACATGATGAGAATGAGAAGGATCAGTATTAATTTCGTGTAACTGAAATCGCTGATTTCGCTGTTTTGTATCTTTTGCAGTTCGACCATGATCAAGGCGAACAGCGCGTCTATGTCGCGCGGAGCTTCCGCGTCGGCCGAGAGGCTCCGGTGAAGCGTCGGCGTCGTGTCATTCTTTTCGTCGGCGGCGCTGGCGATAACGATCGCCGATAACGCCGGTACAAAAAAGCGAATCATTATATTTTTTGTCTTATGCTGTTAGGTGGTTCGTGTTGAAACATGCTAAAATTTAACAAAAGCACCAAGTACACGGCCGAGCAAACGGATTTAATGTGGCGCTCGATCGCTTTTCGCGAGCACCGCCATTTCGCCTTTTTCGACGGCGCGCGTCGTTGGGAACACCCGCAACGAACCTTCGCCACGTCCGCAGAACTTTACGATTATTTGTGCGCCAACTCGATAAGCGACGTGCACGTCAAGCCTCTGCCCGACAACGGCGGGCGCGAGTGGGTCGTCGACGTGGACTTCGAGGCCGACACCGAACAGGAACTGCTCGACTTAAAAATTCAGGTCGCTTGCCTCACGTTCGCCGCCTTTTTCGGCAACAACGTGGCGCGCATCCTCCACTCGGGCAACAGAGGCGTGCACGTGTGGCTAAAACTAAACGAGTTTCGCCCGTCGGCCGACAAGAGTTTGCGCGAAAGGCATTATAAGGCTTTCGTCAAACCGACCACCGTCGACCCCGTCCAAATCGTTCCCGGCAGTTTTATCGGCTGTCTGCGCGCCGCGCTGCGCTCGCCCGAGATAAGCGCCGCCATCGCGAGACACTTTGCCGCGCCGATAGACGAAGCGCGATTGTTACTCGAATTGTGGCCTCCGGTGGACAAACACGTTTTTTGCAATCGAACTCAAATCCGCGCACCATTCAGTTACAATTATAAAGGCAAGAAACATCAACGCCAGCTATGGCCCGAGCAATACTAGCCCGTTTTTGGAACTTTATTAAAACCCAATGGATAGACGGGGAGGAATACGAAGAAGAAGAAGAAGAAAACGAGGAGAAGGAGGACGAACAGCAAAACGCCATTCTAGCTCACATGCGGACGACCAACGCTTCGATCCGCGAAATTCAACAAAAACTGCAAGTTCTCGAAAAAATTGGCGAGATTTTAAAGTGCGCGGGCGCGCGCGTCGACGATTCGTCCCCTTTGAACAAAGTCCTCGGCGTATTGAATCGCGCCGGCGACGACTTGTCGTTTTTGGACGAAGCGGACGTCGATTTTGACACGCCTCCGGTCGCAGCGACGGTCAAGCTGCCCAAGGACTCGACTAAACACCCGTGGTTGGCGGTGTTCGCCAAGGAGGTGTGCCGCGAGGAGGCCGGCGCCGCCACGCAAATAGCCTTCGCCACGAGCCGCGCCGCCGCCTCGGCGCGCAAACGCAAGTACTGCGACATGAATTTGATATATCAAGGCGTACATCCCAACCCGCAGTTGGCAGTCTGCTGCATAACCGAAGAGTGGCAGGAGCGCGGTCTCTCGTTTAGCAAGCGCGCGCGCCAACCCGTTTACGTTGTCGATTCGAACATTCAAAACGTCAAAACTTCAATTTATGAAAATATTTAACATGTCGAGCGAATTGCGCGTCGTGTGCGGCGTGTGTTATGTTAACTCGACCGGCGAGCGCGCTCGCGCCTACATCGTAGCGGAGGAGAAACGCGCTCGCGAGCCCGCCGTCGTTCCGCGATGTGTTTATTGCGGGGTCTGCGTGCGCCCGCCGACTCGCCGCGTCAAGCCCAAGTGTTGTAGACGATTAAACTTTGATTAATTTATTTTTAATTGTAGTTGTGGTTTTTTATTATTGTTAAACTAGTAAATAAAAAATAACTTTGCATCGAATCGCGTTTATTTCATTATTCATTCATAAGCATATTAAAAAATTACTTTGCATCGTGTTTATTTCATAATTTATATTTACATTTTGTTTCGCACAACTGCGCACTAAAAGTCCGCATCCAAAGTAAAGGTGTCGTCCTTGGCAAACATCACGCCAAATTTTTGATATTCGCCCACCTTTTTCTCAAAAAAATTAGTTTTTCCCTCCAAGGAAATGAGCGTCATAAAATCCAAGGGGTTGGCTGTGTTGTAGTGCTTGGTGCCGATCAGGTCGACGAGCAGCCTGTCGGCCACGAACTCGATGTATTGCGACATGGTTTCGCAATTAAGTCCCAGCAGACGCACCGGCAGCGCTTCGGTGAGAAAGCGTTGCTCGATGGCGACCGCGTCGGTGACGATTTCCCTAACGCGCGCCGCGCTCGGCCGTTGCACCAAATGCTTGAACATCAAGCAAGCAAAGTCGCAATGCAAGCCCTCGTCCCTGGAAATGAGTTCGTTGCTGAAAGTCAAGCCGGGCATGAGGCCGCGTTTTTTGAGCCAAAATATGGCGGCGAAACTGCCCGAAAAGAAGACGCCCTCGACGGCCGCGAAAGCCACCAGGCGCTCGCCGAACGTGGCTTCTTTGCTGGCGATCCAGCGCAGCGCCCATTCGGCCTTTTCTTTGACGCACGGCATCGTTTCGATGGCGTTCAACAAACGGAGTTTCTCTTCCGAGGAACGCACGTAGGTGTCGATGAGGGTCGAATACATTTCCGAGTGTACGTTCTCCATGGCGATTTGAAAGCCGTAAAAGCACCGCGCCTCGACCACCTGCACTTCTTGAGCGAAACGCTCGACCAGATTTTCGTTGACGATGCCGTCGCTGGCGGCGAAAAAGGCCAGCACGTGCTTGATGAAATGGCGCTCGTTGTCGTTCAAGCGCTCCCAGTCGCGCGTGTCCTTGGACAGGTCCACCTCCTCGACGGTCCAAAACGACGCCTCGGCTTTTTTGTACATACTCCACATGTCCGAATATTGTATGGGAAAAATCACAAACCGGCGGGGGTTTTCGCGCAACAGCGGCTCCGCTTGGGGGTCGAACGGCTTCTCGCCGTCGGCGGGCGCTAACGTTGGCAATTCCATTTGTGCTTTTCGATGTGAAGCTCTGCGAACTATGACGACGACGCGCGCCGGCGCTGCAATTTATAGGCGGGGCCCGCTTTCGTGTAACTTGCGGCCGCGAGCGGGCTAGGCCCGACCTGTCTATAAATCTTGTAAGAGACTCTGCTCCTCGTGTCCATGTAAAATCGATGAGTCGGTTCGTTGTGGCCGGTGGTCGAAATGGGAAAGGTGCCGGGCAAGGTGAACGTGTATGCGTTGTCTGTGTTCTGAACGAACGCGGTGCCGGGACACAGCGGTTTGCTGGCGTCGAACTCGTCGATCGGCGTGTCCAGACTGATGCAATCGACGCGAAACTCGTGCGACAGCGTGTCCGCGTTAAAGGCGTCCACAATGCCCACGCACACGGAGGTGCGGTCGTTGGGGTCCATGTGCGTGACGCGCGTCACGCTAAAGTCGCCGCACTCGCACTCGCCCGTTTCAAAGTTGGGCCGCACGTCCGGGTGCGCGTAGTTCACCTTGGTGCACACGTTGGGCAGACACTCGATCGGGTTGAGCGGGTTCACGAACATGCGGTTGTAGTGGTCGTCGAGCGCGTCGCAGCGCATCTCGAACCGCCGCGTGCCGTCCACCAGCAGCTCGTCCCAGTGCGAGCGAAACGTGTTCCGAGACACGTCCACGGGCGCGCCGAGCAGCCGGTCGAACAGCACGTTGCGCTCGATCTGGCCGGGCGCGATGCGGGCCGCGTGCTGCCGGCCCGCCACCTGGCTCATGTTTTGCGAACCAGCAAAGTAACGCGGATCCTCGGCGATGCACGTCCACTGGTTGAGACTCTGCAACACCACGCTGGTTTCGCGGTTGCAATTCCGGGGCACGCTGCTCGTCGTGCAATAGCCGCCTTGTTCGAGCAACTGGTCGCCCACCACGAACTTGTCGCCGGTGCTCACGTAAAAATATTGGGCGGTCGGGTTGTCGCACAAGTGCGCGCAATCGAACGTCGGTGTGTCGAACGCGCTCACAAACACGGGCATCGACATGCATTTGAGCTCGCCCTCGTTCAGGGTGCCCAGATTCGTGTTGAAGTTGACGCGCGGCAACCGCTCCATGGGCACGTACCGTCGCCGGCGGAGCGCGTCCGCGATCAGGTCCACGCGCTCGTCGACCGCCATGTTGTACGCGGCCTGCGCGTCTCGGATTCGCGCGTGGGCGCCGTGCAGCGGTTTAAAAATTATATATAAAAATATCACGCTCAAAACGACGAGCAGTAGATACATCGTGATCGTCGCCGCGCTTAGTAGTATTCGCAAAATCATGCTCGAGGCGGTGTTGGGCGTCAATTTAATGTGCGTCGGCGCGGCGTTCGTGGGCCTGGGCGTTGCGGGCGCGCGTTCCTCGGCGGCGGCGCTGCTCGTCGACTTCGAGGACGGCACCGACGTGTTCGACATGAGCGCCGACGTGGCCGTGTACGGCGCGCTCTTGACGGCGGCCGGCGCGCTCGCCCTGCTGTCGCTGGCGCCGCGGTGCCGGCGTGCGAGCGCCTGTCTGGCGATGGGCACGCTCTTTCTCTCCGTCTCCATGACCATGGCGTGGCTGTTCGGACTGACGTGGCTCGTGCGCTACGGCCACGTGCCCGCGCTGGACGCGCGACTGCGCACCTACGACACGGACCGCCTGTGCTGGGATGGTCTGGTGTTCGCGCCGCCCGTGGCCGTCAACATGAAAAATTGCTTCGCGCGCGACGGCCGAGTCGTGTGCGCGCTGTGTCGCAGCGAGTATTACGCGGGCGAGGCGACCGCCATGCGCGCGTACCGGCCGGTCGTGGCCCTCGCCGCGATCCTCGTTTTTTTTGCGCAAACCGCGCTGCTGCTGATTTTATTTTTGGCCGAGACCAAACGATGGTTTCTGAAAGATTTGCGGCGGACGCGCGCCGGCTACGACGACGAATCGGACGCGACGACCGTCTATCAGACCATACCGTTGCCGCCTCCGCCGCCGCCGTCTCCCGCAAAAACGACCTCGGCGCCCGACTACGAGTACTACGCGACGCCGCGCAACAGCGGGAGCGCCCGGCCCGTCGTGCTCGAGGACACGCCGCTGCATCAAATCGTAATATAAAACTGCGCGCGGCACAAATTCAAACAGTCGTCTTTGTCACTATGTCGACGTTTAACAAATTTATAAATTTTGTACATTTGCAAGGAATATACGGCATGTCCAAATGGTACGAGCGTCATCAATGGCACGAACACAACCCGAACCATGTAAAAAGCTTTTTCGAGTTCAAACTAGAGCCGATAATTTGCCAAGGACAAGATTTTACAATGACCGACAAGAGTTATAAATCGCACATTAAAGGAATAATAAAGGCCATGAACGTTAACAAAAAATACTGCAATCCCTACGTCAAAACTTGCTTAGCGGCAATAAAATTCATCATGGAAGACAACCCTCACGTCGATTGGAAAAAAGTGAAAAAATTTTTTTGTGAAAACTATACGAATTTAGAAGCGATGCATTCGTTGTTTGAAGTGTGCCAAATTGACATTTGCAAATATGAAATGGAAACAATACTAGACGCTCTGCGTGTTGAATATGATCAATGGCAAATTAAATTGCGATCTTGAAACAAAAAATTGATAATTTTAAATATGTATAATAAATGTGTATAATTTTAATATGTATAATAAAGGTCTATAATGTTAAACAATAAAATACATATATGAATTTAAATTTTTATTTGTAATACTATTATTACAATTGGTCTGTTTAATACAATAAATTATTGATTTTAAATTTGTTACACTAATTTTAAACCCCCGTCGAACCGAATCCTTGGTCGTTTCGCTCGGTCGCGTCCAAAAAACTCAAATCTATCGATTTGAGCCGGCACTGTAGGTTCAGATAGGGCTGGACGACCATTTGAGCTATCCTGTCGCCGCGTCTAATTTTGTAGTTGGACGCGCCAAAGTTGCGCAGCAGCACTCGGACGATTCCGCGGTAATCGTTGTCGATCACGCCCGCGAACGCTTCCACGCCGTGCTTGAACGCCAGCCCCGATCTGGAGGAGATGCGGCCGTACGTGCCGGGCGGCAGGCAGATTATCAAGTCGGTGCTGACGCTGACGCGGCCGCCCGGCGGAATCACGGCCTCCTCGGCGCTTTTCAGGTCCAGGCCGGCCGCGCCGGCCGACGCGTGCGCCAAATCGCCCGCGCGCTCGCTAGTTTTGACGTATCTCAATTCGGAGGACATTTTGTACATAAAATCGTAATCGCGACTCTTTATATACGTTTAAAGCGACTTAAAATCTTATCGCTCGAGCGCGCCGTCCGAAACGCGAAGTGCAACTGCGACGCGAGGCTCGGCGCTCTCAGTTCGTTTCGCCCTTTCGTCGAGTCGTCACGCGTCGAAAATGTCTCAAGTTAAAATCGGGCAGTTCAAATTCGGCCAGGACACGTTCACGCTTAGATACGTGCTCGGAGATGAGCAACCGGTCAAGTTTGTTGCCAAGGACGTCGCCAGCAGTTTAAAATATGGAAATTGTAATGACGCTGTAAGCAAACACGTGGATAAAAAATACAAATATACGTACAGCGAGCATGGCTCGCAAATCGCGAGCCTTGCTTCAAACGCCCTGGCCAAGCAGGGCGACCCGCTGTATCTACACCCGCACACAGTATTAGTCACCAAAGAAGGCGTCATCCAACTGATCATGAAAAGCAAGCTGCCCTACGCGGTGGAGCTGCAGGCTTGGCTACTAGAAGAAGTCATTCCGCAAGTGCTGTGCACGGGCAAGTACGCGCCGGCCGTCAAGATAAACACGAACACCGTTGAAACTCTGTCAACGGCGCTGGTGCAGGCGAACGCGAACCTAGTCGAGTTCACCAGGGGGTTGATCGCGGCAAACCAACAAATTAACGTATTGGCCGATCGCAATAATGTGCTAACGCAGGCGCTGATAGCTTCCAACGAGCGCACCGCGCAGCTGGCGGACAGGATGGCCGACATCGCGCAAGACGTGATCACTAAGCCTTCAAACCCGCGACTGCGTCACTTGTTGGCCGTGTGCGAGATCGGCCAGAACGAGTACGCCTTTTTGCGACCGCAGAAACGCAACCTCAAGCGCAGCCTCGACAGGCTGTCGGTGGATAATCGCGAGATCGTGTACAAGTCCGAGTACGTGCCCAACGCGATGAACGTGCTCAACAAAGTCAAGGAGAGCCTGCCCAAAGACAAGTTCAAGGCCCGTCACAACAAGATTACATTGCTCGAGGACTTGACCAAGGAGGATCTCGTCGACGCCATCGACCGCTCAATGACACAGCGCCAGGTGGCAATCATAGCCAAGAACGCTAACGTTAAAAATAAAATTGATTATATGAACTTGTAGTGTAATTATAATAAAACAAATTTTATTTTAATAATAATTTTTTATTTTATCTAATGTGTACAAGGAAAATGTAAAGTCCATAACGCGCTGGACTCTGTTGAAATGTTCCACGCACGCGCGGGCGAAAGCAACGCGATGCGCGCTGTCTGTTTTATCATCACTATTTTGCCAATAGTATTCGACTTCATCGTCCTTATTGTCGTCCGCGTCAATGTATACGTAGTGCAGTCCGTATTTGTCGTGGATCTCTTTGTCCGTCACGTCTAATACGTACTGTTCTTCATGTCCGCGCATTGTTGAATCGATGTCGAGGTCAATGCATTCGACAAACACTTTGGTCTTGGTGTATAAACCGCGCGGCAATGTCCATTCGTTGGCGATGTCGAACAGCACCGGGCGGCGGGCGGACGAGCGGCCGGTGGCTTGCACCAGATTGACGTAGTCGCGCACCGGCAGCCGGGCGGCCACCGCGTCGTACATCTCCTGCGGCATGGTGTTGAAATAATGGGGCGCGGCCCGTGGTTTTTTACTCGGCGCCGACAAACGGCGGCCGTCTTCACCACGGAACGAACGCTTGATTGCGAGCATGTCGTGTTGAAAATGATGCCTGTCCGTAAACACGTTAGATTTATATAGCAAAGTTTCAATAGCAACTTTTAAGTAAAAACAAGCTATTGTCGATCAACAAATCGAATCGATTGGACGTCGAATGGAAAATTTAAAAAGTGCCCTGTTAAATGGATTTTGTCCGGCCTCGCCGCGCCCCGTCGACCACGCCGACCACGCCGAGTGTCGCCGCTTGCACTCGACGTTCTTCCGAGTCGTATGGAAATACTTTAAACCGCGCACCGTCGCGTTCGACTCGCGCGTGTTGGTGTCGACGCGCGGCGTGTGGCTCATCACCGAATGGAAAAAGAGAAACCATTTCGTTCTGGTCACGCGAAACTCCATGTTGGGCGCGTTGCTGTTCGACGAGACTCGTTTCGTTTACGAGTTGGCGGACCGGGGGCCGTATCCTTGGAGCGGTTATCTGAACGACGAGATTTGCGATCCTTGCTTTGTCAACGTGAATTTTTATTTTCTAATTAGACACAGCAAACGCGGCGCCGACGCCCGCCACCAATCGTTGGAGAATCAGTTGAACGAGCATCGTTGGCGGCTAAACTTTGATAAGTGCGTCTGCTTGCCGGCGCACCATCTGCGGTGTCGGTACAACTTTAGGCACTACGACACGTTCACGCCCTTCGTCGGCGGCGACTGCGATTGTAGCGAATGCTCCCCGCGCTCGCTGTTCGACCTGTGCGCTTGCGTCGTGGCCAAGAACGACTTTGCGTTTTCGGCGATCAAGCAGGCGTTGCCGCAGAGGCTGTTCAACATCGTCGTCTATTATAGGACCATTCATTATTTGAAAATGGCCAAGAAGAGGAACTTGGCCGATCGCTTGTGCGACGAAATAAACGACTAATAGATTGTAATATTATGGTATTAGTTGTTATTTTATTATAATAAAATAAATACTTTTGATTAAAAGTTTATTTTTTGTTACATATGTTTTTTTGGGATTTGTTGGCAATCATCGCCGCCACCTGACGCTGAGTCAGCGACGAATTTATCGCCTCGACGAGATCCTCCTTGGTCAGGTTTTCGAGCAGGGTGATTTTGTTGTGCCGCGCCTTAAACTTGTCTTTGGGCAGGTTTTCTTTGACTTTATTGAGCACGTTCATTGAGTTGGGCACGTACTCGGACTTGAACACGATCTCGCGACTGTCCACCGACAGCCTGTCGAGGCTGCGCTTCAGGCTGCGCTTCTGCGGTCGCAGGAACGCGTACTGGTCGCCTCCGAGCGCGCACACGGCCAGGCTGTGGCACAAATTGGGGTTGGAGGGCTTGGTGATCACGTCCTGCGCTATGTCGGCCATTCGGTTCGCCATCTGGCCGATCGTCTGGTTGGCGTCGTGCAAATTTTTGTTGGCCAAAAGCAATCCCGCGTTGGCTTCGACGAGCGCGCCGGCAAAAAGTATGATCTTGCCGTTGGCCTCAATCAGCGACGTCGCCAGTTGCTTGTTCTCTTCTGTTTTTGCGACGATTTCATTTCTCAAAATCGACTCTTCCGCAATCGCCGGCCGGTACTTGCCCGTGCACAGCACCTGCGGAATGACTTCTTCGAGCAGCCAGGCTTGAAGCTCTACGGCATAAGGCAGCTTGCTCTTCATTATCAGTTGAATCACGCCCTCCTTGGTGATGAGCACTGTATTTGCTTGCAAATACAGCGGGTCGCCCCTTTTCACGACGCTGTTAGAGGCAGGGAGAGTGAATTGCTCTCCCTGTTCATACGTTGTTTTGTATTTAGCGTCCACGTGTTTGCGTACAGATTCTGTAGTGTTTTCATAACTCAAACTAACAGCGACGTCCTTGGCCACAAACTTGACTTGCCGGTCCCGCTCGAGCACGTATCTAAGCGTAAACTCGTCTTCGCCGAATTTAAATTGCCCGATTTTTACTTGGGACGCCATATTTATTTTAATATAAATTTAACAAACGACCGACTCGGCGGAGGCGCGACGCGGAATGAAGGGCGGCGACGGGCGGTCATCGACACCCTCGCCGGCTCACGCGTCGGCCGAGTTGGCATGATGTCATCGGGCTTGAACCCGATCGACCCCGGCCGACGCGTAGGATCTTACGCGTCCGCCGAGCTCGAGTTTGGAAATGATCTCATCGGCTTGAACTCGATTAACCCTAGCCGACGCGTAAGATCCTACGCGTCCGCCGAGCTCGAGTTTAGGCGTGATGTCATCGGGCTTGAACTCGATCGACCCTAGCCGGCGCGTAAAATCCTACGCGTCCGCCGAGCTCGAGTTTAGGCGTGATGTCGTGTAGTTGCAGACAAATTAAAAAATCTAAATGTTTAATGTTATTTATTAATAAATGATTAGGTGCGCAACAATTGTTTTATTCGGGTCTCGAACTGTCGCGCGTCCTCCTCCGATTCGAAGCTGATGGCGCGCTTGGTCTTCTTGGCGGGCAGCCGGTGCGTGGCGTTGTTCCAGTCCACGGTGGGGTTGGGCCGCGTGGCCTCCGCCACGACGCTGGCCGCGTCGATGTTGCGCTTGTGCTTCTGACTCCGCACGTACGATTTTTGTCCGGCGATGGCCATAAATGTCGTTCCGTCGCGCGCCACGCACAGCACCGGGTGTTTGCGCTCGTCCGCCGGGTACTGCACCGCGCGCCCCGACAGATCCACCACCTTAGCGACCAGCTCGGTGACCTGCGCGTCTTTAGTTTGCAACAACTCGTCCTTTTTTTGCATCATCTCGTCTTTTCTTTGCATAGTTTCCTGAAAGCCGGTGTACATGCGGTTCAGGTCGGTCATCACGCGCGTCACCTGCAAATCTTTGGCCTCGATCTGCTTGTCCTTCATAGCGACGATGCGTTCGATGAACTCTTGCTTTTTCACAAGCTCCTCGGTTTTTTGCGCCACCACGGCTTGCAACGCGTTGGTGTGGTCGGTAAACGTCGCTATCAGCTTGGTCACCAACTGCTTGTTTTCTTCCTCCCGTTGTTTGATGGCGGGATCGTACTTGCCCGTGCACAACACCCGCGGGATCACCTCCTCGAGCAGCCATTCTTGCAATTCCACCGCGTAAGGGAGCTTGCTCTTCATTATCAGTTGAATCACGCCCGATTTGGTAATGAGCACTGTATGCGGCTGCAAATACAGCGGATCGCCTTTTTTTACAATCAATTTCACATTTAAGGTCGGGTCTGCGATTTGGCGACCCAACTCTGCATATGTTAATTTGTATTTAATATCCACGTGTTTGCTGACGGCATCGGCCGGCCGTTCATAACGCAAACTAACAGCAACATCCTTGGCCACAAACTTGACTTGCTGGTCCTTTTCCAGAACGTACCGCAGCGTGAACGTGTCCTCGCCGAATTTAAATTCTCCAATTTTAACGCGAGCCATTTTTAATACACGTGGTAACAGGGCAAAATCGCAGCGCAAACTAAATTAATGACGATACCGTTCAATTTGAGCCGGCCGACGCGTAAACCTCCGCCGGAGGGCATGATCTCATCGGGCTTGAACCCGATTGACTTCGGCCGACGCGTAAGATCCTACGCGTCCGCCGAGCTCGAGTTTAGGCATGATGTCATCGGACTTGAACCCGATCGACCCCGGCCGACGCGTAAGATCCTACGCGTCCGCCGAGCTCGAGTTTAGGCATGATGTCATCGGCTTGAACTCGATTAACCCTAGCCGACGCGTAAAATCCTACGCGTCCGCCGAGCTCAGTTTAGGCATGATGTCATCGGGACCGTCGTCTGGCAAAGTCGATCGGCTCGCGCGCGTCACTTTTCTTTGGGCGGTCGCGATATTTAGACGCGTTTGTTGAATTAAAAATTAAATAAAACTCAAAATGGCACTCACCAAAGTCGAGTTCGTCAACGGTCCGCTCGAGGTGTTCACCGTGCAAGATGAACATCAAGAAAAATGGATGGTCGCGAATCCGTTCGCTGAAGCTTTGGGTTATAAAAATTGTGCTAACGTTATATCTAAATTCGTTTCTGCGGAAAATCAAAAAATTTATGAAGAAATAAAGTCTCCTCGATTTGAGGAGACCGATGACTCATCACTGTTGCCTCGCAACGTTCAAGCCAAAACCAAGTTTATCAACCGAGCGGGCGTGTTCGAGCTGATCAGCGCCAGCGAAATGCCGGCGGCCAAGCGGTTCAAGACCTGGAACACGAACGACCTTCTGCCCACGCTTTGCGCCGAGGGCGAGTACAGCATGAGCAGAGACGCGCCGTCGGACATAGCGGCCGAGAACACGCAAATTTTTAACAAATTTCAATTTGCAAACTTAGATTTGGAAATAGTTAAAATTAAAGATCGCACCGGCCAATTGTGGATGTTGGCCAACCCTTTTGCTAGAATATTGAAGTATAGCAACGCGCCAAAAGCTATTGCCACCTACGTAAGCGAAAACAATCAATTATGTTTAGAGAAAATACAGTCTGCCCAAGTTGGGCAGACCGATGATTCATTGTTGTACATACAACCAAAATCTAAATTTATCAATCGCGCTGGTTTGTTTGAGCTTATTCAGGCCTCCAAAATGCCTAGAGCTCAAGAATTTAAACAATGGATCGGCTCTAATTTATTGCCTAAGTTGTGCCAAGAGGGCGAGTACAGCATGAGCAAGGACGCGCCGTCGGACATAGTCCAGGGCATGAACGCTGTGCACGCCGCCACGAACGAGGGCCGGGAAGCGCCGTGGATGAAAGATTTAACGTATATGAAAACGACTATAGTTGAAAAAGACCGCAAAATAAACGAACTGACGACGGCATTGACTAATTCAAACGAAAAATTAGTGTTCTTTGCCACAGCTTTAGTAGACTCTAACAACGGTTTAATGAAGGCCAACGAAACTATTGGTCGAATGGCCGACCGCATAATAGATCTCGCCCAGGACGTGGTCACCAAGCCCTCGAACCCCAACCTGTGCCACAGCCTGGCCGTGTGCTCGCTAGGCGGGGACCAGTACGCGTTCCTGCGTCCGCAGAAGCGCAATATGAAGCGCAGCCTCGACAGACTGTCGGTAGATAATCGCGAGATCGTGTTCAAGTCCGAGTACGTGCCCAACGCGATGAACGTGCTCAACAAAGTCAAAGAAAATTTGCCCAAAGACAAGTTCAAGGCGCGGCACAACAAGATCACCCTGCTCGAGGACCTGACCAAGGAGGATCTCGTCGACGCCATCGACCGTTCGCTGACTCAACGTCAGGTCGCCATCATAGCCAAGAACGCCTTCTCCAACAGTAAAGTCGATTATATGTAATTAGTGGTAAAATAAAAACAATATTAATTTATACATGTGTATTTATTTTCATTACTCACCGCCACGCTAATAAGTCGTTATCTGCATCGCGATGTGGTGGCTGTTGGCGCTGATCACGCTGCTCCTCGTGGCGATTCTCGCCGCCGTCGGCGCCTACGCGTCGCTGCTGGTGCGGCACGACGAGCCCGTCGCGCACCCGCCGCTGACGCGCTTCGACAACTCGACGGTGCCGCTCATCGAGCCGCCCGCCGAGATCGTGATCGAGGGCAACGCGCACGAGTGCCACGCGACGCCGACGCCGTGCAGGTCGCACGCCGATTGCGACCTGTGCCGCGAGGGCCTCGCCAACTGCCAATACTTTGCCGAGCGCGCCGTGATCAAGCTGCAGAACGGCGACGAGCACGTCGTCGAGCCGGGCTCCTCCTATTGCCTGGCGCTAAACCGCGAGCGCGCCCGCTCGTGCAACCCCAGCACGGGCGTGTGGCTGCTGGCCGAGACGGGCGCGGGCTTCTCCTTGCTGTGCAGCTGTCTGACGCCCGGGCTGGTCACGCAGCTCAACATGTACGGGGACTGCGACGTGGCGGTGGGCTGCCAGCCGAACGGCCGCATCGCCGACCTCAACGAGCGCCCGCTGCGCTGCGCGTGCGACGCGGGCTTCGCGTCCGCGTTCGACGACGCGACGCAAACTCCGTACTGCCGCCCGCTGCGCGTGCGCGACGTGATCTACGACACGGACTTCTTCCACAGGGCGCCGTGCCGCGACGGCTTCGTGCGGGTCGACCACCCGGCGCTCGACCAGACCTACCGCCAAGAGTTTCGGCTGAACGACATCTGCGTGGTGGACCCGTGCTCGATCGATCCCCTGACCGGGTTCAGGATTCACGGGCGTTTGCGGCACGTGCGCCACCAGAACAACGACTACAACTTTTGCGAGTGCGATCTCACGCAAAACGTTTTCGGGGTGTACAGCGAGACGGGCAACGGTATGGTGGGCGAGTCCGTCGTCGCGGCGGGCAACTTTTCGCGGCAGGTCACGAACGCGTGCATCCAACCCTTCAGCCACGGCTTGTTTAGGCTGCACCAGCTCCGCTACAAACGCTTCTGGGCGCGCGAGGAAAGCGCCTTCTCCGACGACGACGTCGTGGCCGCCGCCACGCCGGAGCAATTGATGGGCCGCTATAAAACGATCGCCTATCCGTTTATATTGGCGTCGGGGGCGCCGGACCAACAGCTGACCTCTTTCGTCATCGTCAAGTTTTCCGTGTCGTATGCACCCCCGTTCGCCGAGGGCAACGGCTGCGACCGGCTGTATCGCGCCATCGAGCGAAACGCCAGCGGCGATCACTGTTTCACTCCGGGGACGGGCCGATGCGTGCTGATCAATCCCAACTATTGTATAAGACGCCACACGAACGCTCAAGTGTGGCTCGCGGAAGCGGCCCACGTTTGCATCTTTAGCAGACAAGGCGATCATATAAGGGCTTGGCGCAGCGCCACCGATTATAATATTTGGGAGGCGCCGGCCGCCTTCTATACTAACGTAACCGACTTGTTGCCGACGGTACAATCACGACCTTTATACGCAATCGCGGCGCTCCACTATATGCCTACTGACGTCGACTTCACCGAATGGATTGTTGCACTGCAACCCCTTTTGCTTATTCTCGACACTTATCCTCGGTACAAGATCGACTAATGGAAAACGTCCGAGAGGCCGTGCGCTTGGCGCGCACGTTCGAGCGCATCGGTTGGTACGGCAAGAGTCTCGACAGTTGGCTGCTGGCCGTGCATTTTTTGCAACAAACGAACGACGGCGACGCCTCGTCGATTGCGATGTGCGAGCGCAACGCGGCTCGGATGCGCGCCGAACTGACTCGGCGCGACAGGCTGCACAAAGTGGTTTCAATAAAGTGAACGAAACGCTAAATGATTCTTTTAAATTTATTACAATAAATCTTTAACAAATATATGCATAATAAATATATATTACTATTATAACAAATTTTATATTGCTTTTCATTAACAACCTTTTAAATGTACAAACTGATGTTACACCGGTCGAACGGCTTGTGGCGCCGCGCCAGCAGCGCGGGACGGCGCGCGGGCTCGTCGTATTTTCGCACCGTCGCGTTGACGCTCGGTCGTCGTTGCAGCAGTTCAAAATCGATTTGCTGGTCGATGTTCTTGTAGTAGTAGCCGCTCATGTTGTCGTCGTTGCCCTGCAAATGGACCACCGTTTCCTCCGTGGCCGCGTCGCCAAACAGCGTCACGTTGGCGTTTCTCGTCGGCCTCGGCGGTGTCGTCCGCGCCGGTTTTCTAATTCGAGTTTTGCAAACTTTTCTCGGTTTAAACGCCAAGGCGGCCTGCAGTCTTTTGGAGTTGAGCGTCGCGCAATCGTCCCTGCTCGAGTTCCATTCGCGGTACACGACGGACGTGGGGTTGCCGTGGTCGGCGAGCGGTTCGTCGGCGGGCGCGACAACGCGTCGGCTCTTGCCGTTCGCGCCCAGCGCCAAATAAATGCGGCTGCGGTCGTGCATTCTGTACAAATACGAATAGTGGTTTTCGCTCAATTCCTCCACGAACGCACACTCCTTGTTCGGCGTCTCCGCCGCCGTGTACAGAAAACCGCAATCGTCCAAGCACGCGAACGCGCAAGTGGCGGCCGATCGAATCAGCACCTCTCGCGGGTTGACGGCCCATCGGCGCCAAACGGTGCCGTCGGCGCGCTCGTCCGTCGACCCACCGACGGTGCCGTTCGAGAAACAGGTCAGCAGTTGGCGGTTGATGCCGATCTGCACGAGCCGGCCGGTGCTCGCCGTCAGGGGAAAAGCGCGCGCGCCGAGCGCCAACACGACTAGGAAAACCAACATGATCTGTGCGTGTCGCGGCCGCGGCCCGACTCTTATACAACGGCGGGCGGGTCGTACGCGCGCAGCAATCGCGCGTAAGCGCACTCGGGCGCGTGCACCACCCGCAGCGTAACCGCGCACACGCGCTCCGGCTTGCAACAAAACGTTTCCAGCGCGCCGAGCGCGTTGCAGAACACGCCCTGGCGCGCCAGCTCGACGGGCGCCGCCGCTTTCAACAACGAGCGCAAGCGCTGCGCGTGGTCCGAAAACTTTTTGCTTGCCAGCTCGTGCGCGCCGCCCGCGCCGCACCGGTGCTCCAGCGTCAGTCGCGCGAGGGGCGCGCTCGTTTCGAATTTTCCATTGCACGACACGCACACCAAATGGCCGTAGTCGTAATAGAGCCCGCTGGCGGCGAGCGCGCGCATTTGCTCGGGCGTGCGCGAAAAAGCGGGGTCGCCTAGCGCGCCTGTCGTCAGCGAGGCGAGCCGGTGCGTGTAAAAGCCCATGCGTTTGCGGTTCAAATTCCTGGCCACGTACATTGTCAGCAGCCGCTCTTCGGAAGCGTTTTCTCTGCGGCAAAAGTCCTCGTCGCGCCGCACCGCCACGCTCACGTGCGAGCCCTTAAACTTGACCAGGTACACGCACATCGGCGCTTCGAGCACGTACATCTGCCGTTGCATTTGGCGGTAATGCGGGTCCGTTTTCTCGACGGCGAACAGGGGCGGTCCGCGCACGTTCACCGACAAAGCGGTGTGCTTGACTCGGTAACGGGCGCGGCGCGCGCCGAGCCCGCTGCGCATCTGCTCGACGGTGGTGTCCCGGTAAGAAAAAGGACATTTTATTTCGACCGGCACGAACCCGCCGGTGGACATGACAAAATACGCGTCCGGCGACGCCGAGTTTAGGCCGCGCCGCGAAAAAAACAAGCCGCAGTCGAGCACGGCGGTCGTCGCGCGAGCCGGACTCAGCGTCAGCTCGACCAGGTCGCGCAGCTCGCTCACGACGGTTTCGTCCAGCTTGAGTTGCTCCTCTTGTCGGAGACCAAAGGTCATGGCGGCGTTTTGTCGCGGCGCGTGCTGGTCGGGCGAGGAACCCGACGCCGTGCGCCGGTCCAGCCGCAGCGCGTTCCACAGCGCGTTTTTGGATTGGCCGCGAGTCTGGCGCTCGACGTGCAAAATCTCCTCGCGGCTCAGTCCCTCCGTCGAGCGCACTCGCGACACGTACGCGTTGTAAGTGTACTTTTGCAATATTTCGCGTTTTTCCGGCGTCCAGCCGCTTTCGACGTCCATGTCGTTCGGGCGAAAGCAATAAAATTACGGTTAAGATTTGTCAATTAATTTTTGAGTCGTCCATTTCGCTTGGGGGGGGCGCCGCGATAACAAATTGAAAAACAACGCGAACGCCTTACTATAGGGACTGTTTTCGGTTTCGCAGTCGTAATAAACACCCTTCAAAAAGTCAATCTCGCGACCCACGATGTTGCGCAGCGGGTCCGCAAATCTGTTGTTCTTCGCCAACCAAAAGATCGCCGGCAGGGCGTCGCGTCCGTGTTGGTACAGCATGCCTTTGACGTCTTTTATGGAATAAAAAAGCTCGGGCGGCGGCGGCGGCGAGGCAATTCGTTTCGCCCGTTGCGAGCACTTGGAAATTAAAGCGTTCGCCCGAAGCGCGATCGCCTCGCAACGCTCGGGCCCGTCCAGGTCGCACACGACGCGACGCATGCAATTAAACAGCAACGATTCGAGTTTATCGTAGGCCACGAACTCGAGACTCTTCACTCTAACGTCGACGCCGAACAGCCGCTTTTGCGTAGTCCGACAAAACAAGCCGGCGCGCAGGTCGTTGATTACCACCGTCATAAAACACAACTCCCAATAGTAAGCGGGTTTCGAGTCGGCGCGACCGTCCAAGCGACGTATCGCGTTTCCTTCGCGCGCCGTCATGCGCACGTTTAACCCGAACCTCAGCAGATAGCGATCTTTTTCTACGCGAAAACACGCGCGCGTGAGCGGCGCGCGCTCGTCGAGTTCAAAAACCATGTCGTCGGGTCGAAACGCGACCGCGCCGGCTTGCAAATGCAAAACGTTGCGGCCGTCGGCCGCGTCGCGCATTATTTGCGCGATCGCGGGCCCCGCGAGAATTTCGTTTGCGGCGCGCGCACTCCGTCGCACCAGTCGCTCTAGGCGTCGGCGCGTGGGCTCGCCGCACGCGTCCGGGTCGGCAAAGTCGTTCTCGTCCAGGCTCTCCGCCGTTATTTCGTCGACGGTGACGCGCGTCGCGCCGTGGGCCGCTTCGGCGGCCCGTCCGGTCACCAGCCAGCGCGACGACGCGCTCTTCAAGCATTCCCTGCGAAAATAGCCGGGCAGCGCCTCGAACACGTGCGAGCGCAAACGGTCGTTGATGGTTTTTTTTAAAAATAAATGATTTAAATTAAGCTGAATGTTTTTGTACATGATGAAAGTGCGTTCGGCTCAGCGCGAACGACCGCAAAGGAGCAACGGCGGCGTGCGACAAAGGTTGATAAATATCGTCGGCCGCGGCGGCGATCGGGCCTTCTACAACTTGTGCGGCAACATCTTGCGCCACTTGTTGCCCAAGCTCGGCTCCTTGGACGTGATCAAGTCCACCGTAGACGCAATCGTCGAGACGGAACAGTGTTTTTTCAACAGGAGCTATTTGCTAAAGTACAGCGTGGCCTATTTGGCGGCGCACAGCGACGGCACCAACCTGCAGTGCACCCTCAATCTGCAGCTGTTGAGTTATTTGTTGGCGCGTTACGATCGCTACCTTAATTAAGTATTCAGACCCTCGAGAACAACCACCGCCGCACTGCGACTATGGAGTTCGCTTTGTCGATAGAGCCCACCAGAGTGCCGCAGTGGCTCGCGCCGGACACCAACCAGCTAGGTCTGCACCACGGCCGGGTGCATTTGAATTACATTTGCGACGCGTCCTCGGGCGTGCGAATTCGCATGCGCAACGCCGCCCGCGTTCCCCGATTGACGCTGCGCTTTCTCAACGCCGACAGCAGAGAAGAGCACACCGTCGTAGTGGACGCGTCCAACGATGACACCTTCTGGTCGCACGACCGGGTCGCCGTGCCGTTCGTGGACCGGCCGCTCGGCGACGAGCCCGCCGACGTCGACGTCACAATAACGAACCCGGCGTACGCGCTGCCCTTGTACAAGCACGGCGGAAACGTCGCGCCCGCCGACTTTAAGCGGTCGTGGCGCGACAGCGTGTCGCCGTACGCGCTCGTGGACATCGGCAACACGGCCTTTCTGGTGCCGCCGACGGACAAGGAACTGGTGACGGCCGACGCGTTCGACTTGATCCGTTTGCGCGATCACTACGAGTCAATATACAGGCACTACGAGAACGCGATACTGGTGTCCGACTCGCCGACGGCGGCGCACGCCGACAGGGTGTACGCCAGACAATTTTTTTGCAAGGCGGACGCGAGCAGCGTGGCCGGGATCGCGTTCTACGGTCAACACTGGCTCGGCGCCTCGACAAACACTCTGCTGCGATACCTAAACGTGGACGCGGACCCGTGGTTGATTTTGCACGAAATCGGCCACGGCCACGAGTTTGCGTTTGTCGGCACGGCGCCGCCGCTGAGCGAAGTGTGGACCAACATACTGCCCAATCTGTTTCAGTTCGACACGATGACCTCCGCGGAGCGCGAGACCGCCGCGTGGATATACGATTACGGCCGCCGAGAGGCCGTCGAGCGCGGTCTGGGCGCGCTCATCGACCAGCGCGTCGATTACGACAAGTTTTCGTTCAGAGAGCGGCTGTTCGCGTACGCGCCGCTCACGCAAACGAGCGCCGGCAGGCGCGCCTTTCAGCGCATGCACCTCCAGCTGCGGCGTTTCAACATGCGCGACGACGCGCCCACCGAGTACTTAATCGCCGACTGGTGGTCGAACGCGGCCGAAATGGACTGCTTGCCCCTCTTCATGCTCATGCAACAAAAGGTCGTTTCCTGTTGTCGGTACGGCAAGGAGGTGCGCCCCGTGTACACGTTCGAGCGCGCGCTGAGCGCGTTCAAGCGCATCCCTTATCCGGCGTGCCGGCTGTTGAGCGATTTCGACACGCGAAGCAACAACTACGGCATGCCCGGCCTGGAGACGACGTTCGCGCCCGTCTACCCGGCGCAGAGCGACGCCTCGGTCGCCGAGCTGACGATCGTCATGCACATCGACGAGCCGGCCCAAATCGCCGGCGAGTCGGTGGAGTTGTTCGACGGCTCGCGCTTGGTGTGCGCGGCGGCCGTGGACGGGACTCGCGCGCGGTTCGGTTCGCGCGTGCCCGTCGGCGTGTACGGCCTGCACGTGCCGCGCGGTCGCGACCGGCGCTACGACATCACCATACCCGAGAACCGCTTCAACGACAAGGGCAACGGATGCACTAATCTGTACGCGATAGTGACCAACGCCACCGCGCGCGTGGACGTGCTGTACGAGCCGAAGCGCGCGCCGTCGGTCATCGCGCGGCCCGCCGGCTACCTCCTGGGCTACAGCGACAGGTTGGCGGCGGGCTTCGTCGTCGACGTGGCCAAGCGCCGTGTGGAGCTGACCGTGTACAGACCGCAACCCCATTGGTTCTTCGTGCAATACTTCACCATCGCCGTGCACAGAAACGGCGCGCTGGTGGGCGAGTTGGTGGCGCTCGGCAACCACGGCGACGCGGACTACCACCAGAGCGTCGAGTACCAGCCGAACGACGTCATGACGCTCGCGCTGTTAGACAACGCGACGCGCGACCGTTTGATCTTCATGGGCGTCGCCTTGCAGCAGTTGCAAACGCAATACCTGCTCGCGGCGAACGGCGTGCAGGATTTGAGCGATCGGCCCGAGCTGGCGAGCGCGGAGCGGCAGATTCGCACCAAACTGTCCGAGGTCGTCGGCTTCTTGGACTCGGAGCCTTCGCTGTTGCGCATCGAAAACTGGCTCAAAGACGACATTCTGTTGATGATAAAGGCGCTGCCCGACAGCCAAGCGCTAATGCGCACCCACTGCCGCTACTTACCGAAGCACTTTAAATGCGTCGAGTCCGCGCCTTACGCGCCGTGGTGGAGCGTATTGAGCCTGGTCGCCGTCGGAATGGTGTGCTTGCTGCTGCTGTTTTTCGTGATCGCGACGATCGCGCGGCGAGCAAAACGCGACGACGCGCGTCCGCCGAGCTCGATCAAAGCATGATTTCATCGGGCTTGAACCCGATCGACCCCGGCCGGCACGTAAAATCCTACGCGTCCGCCATCGAAGCGTGATCTCATCGGGCTTGGCGTGATCTCATCGGGCTTGAACCCGATCGACCCCGGCCGACGCGTAAAATCCTACGCGTCCGCCTAGCTCAATTTAGGCGTGATCTCATCGGGCTTGAACGCGATATCGAAGCATGATTTCATCGGGCTCGACCGCGATATCGAAGCATGATTTCATCGGGCTCGACCTCCATCGACCCCGACCGACGCGTAAAATCCTACGCGTCCGCCGAGCTCAAACTCGGGCGTGATGTCATCGGTACAAGCATGATCTCACGATCGGCCGCGGCCGGCGCTTAGTTTTCTTCGGGCGGTCGCAAAGTCTGAACGTCGAATAAATTAACAATAATAAATTAAATAAATTAAACTCAAAATGGCACTCACCGAGGTCGAGTTCGCGCAGGACATGAACGCCGTGCACGTAGCCACGAACGACGTTGCGAATAAACAGTCTCAAGTTAAAATGGGTGAGTTTAGATTTGGCGAAGACGTGTTTAGGCTTAGATACGTGCTAAACGATCCGGTCAAGTTTGTTGCTAAGGACGTTGCAAGCAGTTTAAAATATGTAAATTGTAAACAAGCCGTAATAGTTAACGTCGACGGCAAGTACAAAAGCACGTTCGAGCATGAGTCTACGCCATATACCCTTGCTTCAGACGGCGCGGCCAGGCAGGGCGACCCGCTTTATCTACACCCGCACACAGTGCTCATCACCAAGGAGGGTGTTATTCAGCTAATCATGAAGAGCAAGCTACCTTATGCCGTGGAACTTCAAGCCTGGCTGCTCGAGGAGGTTATTCCGCAGGTGCTGTGCACGGGAAAATATCAAACTGCAGTTGCGGTGAACGCAAGCCTCGTTCAAAGTCAATCAAAGGACGAAATTCAAATTGCAACTTTGAAAGTGCTAAACCAAATGTCGGTCTCGTTACAATTGCGAAACGATCAAATAAAAATTAAAGACGAACAAATAATCAATTTAATAGCCGAAAATAAACGCTTGACGGGCGCCATTATCAATCTTTCAAACCGCATGGCGGACATCGCCCAGGACGTGGTGGCCAAGCCCGGCGACCCTCAGCTTTTGCACTCGCTGGCCGTGTGCGCGCTCGGCGGAGACCAGTACGCGTTCCTGCGCCCGCAGAAGCGCAACTTGAAACGAAGCCTCGACAGACTGTCCGTGGACAATCGCGAGATCGTGTTCAAAAGCGAATACGTGCCCAACGCCATGAACGTCCTCAACAAAGTCAAGGAAAGCCTGCCCAAAGACAAATACAAGGCGAGGCACAACAAGATCACGCTGCTCGAGGACCTGACCAAGGAGGATTTGGTAAAGGCGATCAATTCGTCGATGACGCAGCGCCAGGTCGCCATCCTTGCCAAGAACTTTGCAAAAAATTGAATTAATTATTAATAAACGTTTGTAACCATTATGAAATTGTTATTTTAAACCTTCGACGGCTCGCGAGCGGGCTTGACCTCCATCGACCCTAGCCGACGCGTAAAATCTTACGCGTCCGCCGAGCTCGAGCATGATGTCATCGGTACAAGCATGATCTCATCGGGCTTGAACTCAATTGACCTCGGCCGACGCGTAGGATTTTACGCGTCTGCCGAGCTCGAGCTCGAGCATGATGTCATCGGTACAAGCATGATTTCATCGACTTGAACTCGATTGACCCTAGCCGGCGCGTAAAATCTTACGCGTCCGCCGAGCTCGAGTTTAGGTATGATGTCATCGGAAGTTAGGCATGATATCATCGGAAGTTAGGCATGATATCATCGGACGATCGACCCCGGCCGGCGCGTAAAATCCTACGCGTCCGCCGAGCTCGAGTTTAGGGTCATTGAAATTAAATTATAGTTTTCTTCGGGCAATCGCAAAGTCCGGACGTCAAAAATTGAATCATGTCGCAACCGTTCTCTTTGCAAGAACAAACCGCTTGGGTTATTAAAAAAAATCGAAACATTGATCGCTCAAAATTACCGAAATTGTTACAAATTTTAATAAAAAATTTAGATTTAAAAAATTGGTTCGTTTCTTTTAATTTAGATACGATCAAATTGCGACTGGTGTTGGTTCGATACATGCTCGTGCTCGACGCGTTAAAAACGAAGCGACCGTTGTCGGAGGTGTTTCGCGACGGCGGCGATTTGCGTCAAATTGCGAGCGTGGTGATGGCCACCGTGAATTTTGTCAACGATCGTTTCTACCCGTTGTTGATGCATTTGAACGAGCCGAGAGTTTTAATAACAGAAGACGACAACCCCTGCGGTGCTATAGCGTTTTTAAAAAACGATCACATACTGATACATCGTTTGACCGTTGTGAAAAAATTGTTAATGAACGCTTGCGACGAGCACGACGAGTTTGCGCAGTGTTTAACATTGCTAATGATGGTCGAACGCGCGTACATGGATTCGTTAAATAAAAGAGTGATATCACCGGACTTGAACTCGATGACCGACGCGTAAAAGCGTCCGCCGAACTCGAAAATTAGGCTATTAAATAAAACCAGTAGATCAAGTATTTTATTTATTTTAAATAATGTGTTATATTTTAATAGTCTTCATTCAGGTCGCTCAAATTACAACAGTCGTTGATGTTGAATTGGTCTGAAGCGTCGACTAGAGTTTGGCGCGCGCCGGACGCGCGCTGGTAGGCTTGATACAGACTCAGATAATCGCACAAAGGCAGGTAATTTACGACTTTGTTGAACATTTCATTAGGCAGCATGTCGAAGTAATTTTTTTGCCGATAGACCGACGGCGCTTTGCGCAACGCCTTGGGCGGCGGCTCCGAAGATGCGCGGCTCGACGAAGACGCGCGGCGCCTTGAACGCTCGTGACGTTGCATGTCTGCGGACGAATGGCAATTTGAAGCCGAAGGCGATAAATTATATAATCTCGAGATAATGATAAAAATAGATTATATAAACTCGAGATAAATGATTAACTTTATTGTTTGCCATGTCGTACAAGTACTATTTCGAAGACTCACTGCCCGAAAATGACAAAAGGTTTATTTTTAAAGGGGTGGGAGACGTCGAGCGTCCGCGCCAAAAGCTCAATTTGAGGATCGCCGTTTACGACGCAAAGAATCGGCCACTCGACAATGCGCGCGCGTTGACGGCCGAGTTAGCAAAGTTGAAAATCCACATAGTGTGCGTACAGAATGCGCACAAAGACGACAGTATTAAATTGGCGGAATTCAGAAAAGTCAAATACGGTCGCATTTGGTTTTCCAAATGTAAAAAAATCAAATTGGGACACACGACGGTGCTGCTGGTCAACGCGGAGAAGAACCACGACGAATCGGTAAAGCGCTATTCACGACAAAAATGGCGTTGGCTAAACGAACGCTTGATCGTGCACCACTACGATTGTTTTCCGAATAAAGCGCGGACGATCGTGGTCGGCACGTGCCCGTCGCTGGGCAAGGACGCACGATTGGCGCACGGAGGTTGCGAAAATTCCATGTATACTGACAAGCTGACGCTGTTTTGCATGCACCACAAACTCAAGATGGTCAACACCTTTGCCAAAAATTTGCAAACGTCAAACGATCACGAAGTTTTTATGACCAAGCACATCGACGCGGTCGAGTTGCGGTACGTGAGCGTTTGCAACCTAAAGCTGTTAATGATGGACGCGTGCATGGAAGTCGACCGATTCGATTTTGACTACATTCCCAGACAACCGCCCGGCGTGTGCATATTCGATTTCGGCGTGTGCATATTCAATTTCGACGCATATTTAAAAATGCGCAGAAGTCATTACAAGAAAACGCTCACGAAATTGGACTTGTCCAAAGTGATGTCGCGGCAACGCTTATTTGTGAAGTCAGCAATGTTAAAATACGTAAAACATCTAAATCAAATAGGCATAAACGAAACGCACGAACTGCAAGATTTCATCAGCGACCTACAGCCTTATTATTATTGAACAACTATTGTAATTATTAATAAACGTTTTGTAATCATTATGTTTTTGTTCGGAATAATTTAAGCATGATGTCATAGCCTAAGCCGGCACATCGACCCTAGCCGACGCGTAACGCGTCCGCTGAGCTCGAGTTTAGGCATGATGTCATGCATGATGTCATAGCCTAGCCGGCACGTAAAATCCTAAAACATGATCTCATCGGGCTTGAACTCGATCGACCCTAGCCGGCACGTAAAATCCTACGCGTCCGCCGAGCTCGAATTTAGGCATGATGTCATCGAATTTAGCATGATCTCATCGAACTTGAACCCGATCGACCCCGGCCGACGCGTAAAATCCTACGCGTCCGCCGAGCTCGAGTTTAGGCATGATGTCATCGAATTTAGCATGATCTGCCGACGCGTAGGATTTTACGCGTCCGCCGCGAAAGTATGATGTCGCGACCGATCTCCAATAAGTATTTTATTCTTTTCGTAAAGATTTTGGAAAAATCAAATACACCGTAAA